CTTTTGAACACATTGCCAAAAGATTTTCGTATGTCATTGTAACGGTTCTTGTCTGCTGCCACGCTGACGGCAACCATCTGATAAGCTCTTTCCAATATGCCTTATCCTTTGTTTCAAGATACTTTACACGCATACTCTCCAAAAATTCTATATGCTTGTCTATTACATCACCAAGTTTTGTGCCGTCATAATCAAGTTCCGCATTATAATCGTCAATTTCAAAGCACTCGGCGGTAATAGGTGTTGACGCAAGTTTGTGCATTGTCGATGTACTGTTCGCGGTTGTACCGACCTTGTACGTATCAAATTCTTTCCACCAATAAAGCGGAGCAGTAATATCAACCGACACAAAAATCTGACGCATAAATTTTCTGTGTTCACTGCCCGATTTTATAAGTCTTTGCGCAAGATTCAAATCGTTTTCGCCGATTATAACTTTACCGTTTTCTTCAACCGTATCATTCTTTCTCCACGATTCAAGTGGATTTCTTAAACCTCTAAAACTGTTTTCGAAGTTCATTACTGATGTATTTTCAAATTTCATTTTATGTATTCTCCTTATTTATATATCTTTAAAAATGCTATTTATAATAGCCAAAATACCTATTATCCAAATTGGACTAAGTACCCATAACCATGACCACTGTATTAACCCAAGTATTTTCAAAATAATAAAAATTATTGCCACTACATCTAAAATTCCCATTTTCCGCCTCCATCTTTCTACTTGTTCTCTTCTTCATTCGTATTTTCTGGTTCTTCTAATTGCATCACTTCTGTTTCTAATTTCAATAACCACTCATTAATTGTTTTTCTTAGAATCTTGTATATATTTTGATTACATAAGCTACCATAATGTTCTACATTAAAATCTTTTGCAATTTGCTTTATATTATCTGACAAACCACGTCCTATCTTTGTACCTGGATATTCTGTTGAGATACTTATTGTTTGATTGGGGAAACCTACCCCCTCTAAAGACTGCGTAATTATTCCATTCAAGCCTATTTCCACTGAATATTTCATATAATACATTCTCCTTTTTTTGAAACGGAAGTTTCGTTATTTAATCTTTAATTTTCACATTAAACTTTTCAGCAATAATCTTCTCTAATTTGGACACAATTAAATCAGGGATTCTAATCATTTGTCCAAAACCATCTAACGGAATTCCTTTTAGCTCTGCCTTACTATTATTTATAACATCTTGTAATATTTGTGCATATTTTAATTTTTCTATTTCTTCATTATAATTGTCAGGAAGTATTTTGTTTATTTGAAATTTAAAGCAAGAGTCTCCCCATCTATGAAAAACACATACAAATTCCTCACTTTTGTAACCAGCATCTTCTTTGGTCAGATGCTCAAATGTACAATTAGGAAGTGCACGTTCATTAATTTCGCCTTCTATAATCACTCTCTCAAGAGGTGTATAAGTTTTATCATCACTGTAACTATATTCTTTAATGTTACAATTAATATGACGAAAACAATATTCTTCAGCTTTCTTCTTCTCTTTGAATACGGCGTTTATTTCATTCACTCTATGGCTCGGATGAAGCCCCATAACCACATAAACTGTTTCCATAATTAAACATTCTCCTTTTCTTCGTTATAATATTTCTACCACAATTCCAAAGATATTGTTTTTATTAATTGTTCCATTCACATGTCCATGATTGTTAGATATTTGATAACTAACACCATTTTTGATAGCAGAAATTTTATGTAAATAATAATTTCCCTTGACCTTGCATAGCACAATATCGTTTTTCTTTAGTAGTGTATCTTTAGTCACTGGTTTACAAATTACAGGCTGACCGGATTTAAGAATAGGTGTCATAGATTGTCCATATCCAACAATTTTACAAATTTCACCGTTCTTTAAGTGCTCTGCCGTAATTGCATTTTCTTTTCCCTCAAAATCGTAATTCATTATTTGTTGAATTCCTCCTCTTTTATCGCTTTGAAACCGAACTTTCATTTTAGCATCCTAATATTCTTTCTTTTGCCACTTCAAAATAATTATCATCTAATTCAATACCAATAAACTTTCTATTTAGGTTTTTACATGCAATACCAGTAGTCCCCGAACCCATACAAGAATCAAGTATTATGTCGCCTTCGTTACTGTATGTTTTTACTAACCATTCTAATAATTCTACACTTTTCTGGGTTGGGTGGCACGTGATACTTGGATGTGGCTTAGCAAATTCTAAAACAGATGTCGGAAATTTCAAATCTCCTTCTGTTTCGACACATTTAAAATTGCCATAATTATTATTTTTCAATTGAGAATCGTTCGTTTTCCCAACGACCTTACCCTTTTTATGACAAGGACTTCCTTTTACTTTTTGAGGATTATATGTAGGTAATTTTTTATAAAACACCATTATATCTTCATGTTCTCTTAATGGCATCCTATTTGCATTTAAAAATCCCGTAGGTAACACTTTCTTCCAAATAAGATTATATCTATGCATCTTTTCATTAGACAGCATACATTTTGCTGTGAATTTATCTTGTCCAAATAAAATAATAGCTGTATTGTCTTTTGAAATTCGCTTATATTGTTGCCATAACGGCTCGAAAGGAATTATAGTATCCCATTTATTCTTGGCAGTAACGCCATATGGTAAATCTGTTATAATACAATCAACTGATTTATCAGGAATATTTTTCATTAATTCAAGACAATCGCCATGCCATAATTCATATTTTTCTGTTTCAAACATAATGCGTTATTATTCCTCCTCGTTTATTACATCTTTTTCATTTGTTTTACAACCAACTGATACTACAGATTTTAGGAACTAACGATATCATGTCGATTTTATAGCCAAGTTCTTTTAATTTTTTGTATGTTTTATCATCTAAATGGTCTTTATATTCAATAGCAAAATCCCCATCAGTAATTGCATTTGTAATCTTTTGTGAAATATCTGATAGTTGTTGACTATTGAAATTCTTAATACTTTCTTTCGTCATCTGCTTTGCTTCTTGTGCCGATGGCATAATATCTGATGATATTAAATTATCCATATTAATATTCTCCTTCTATTTTTATTTTACAAATTCATAATATCCATCTGTATGTGTTTTCAACTTCCACCCCTTACTATCGACCAATATCTGTTTATAACCATATCGCTTAATCCACTTCTTATTTATTCTTTTCTTTTTGTGTTTACGGGCTTGTTTGACTTTTATAATCTGAAAATTGTATTTATCTGGTGCGTTAGAAATATCAATTCCTATCAGTGATGTTAAACTTATTGCACCAATAGAAATATCTATCGACAAGCTACGTGCAGAAAGATCGATAAAAGAACTCAAAGCTTTCCTATCTTTATCAAATGAATAATTTCTCGATTCAACACTAAATAGATTGTCTTCCAAATTATCTATGTAACAAAGTTCTTCTCCTGTTTCTGAATTAATCAAACTAAGAATAAGATTTTCTTCTTTTATTGGCATTTATCCACCTCTTTTTATCTTTCTTTGACAAGTTCTCGTTTGAAGCAATCATCTAATCCCACATCAGTTAAAATTTCTTCTTTATCATCAAAGTTATGTACTTTATGATTAGGATATTTATAGCAAGCAAGTTGATAAGCAAGAGCATCAATTACTTCAAGTAGGTGATCTGTGTCAGTGGGTTCGCTCAAATCTACAACTTCAACCTTTGCCCCTTTGGTATCTATGCTGAAATTATTCACATAAAAAGTCTCACAATTTTTTATTTTATCAAAATTTTCATCTATCTCTTCATATGTCTCTTGACTATTTATTTGACTTATGACCAATTTTCTTGCATATAAATTAGAAAAGGCTGCTCCTTCTAACTTTTCAGATATCAATATAGGCATCGTTATATTTGATATATGATTAATACTTTTCTTCAAAGTAAAACCTCCTTTGTTAATATTCTCCTCACATTTATTCGTTTACATATTCGTTTACAAATTCATAATATCCCTTATCAAAATACATAAAATCAATAATGACATCTTGTATATTAGCTGTGTCACATTCCATATATTCTCCGTATAGATATTCCAATGTGTTGTCTTTTTGAAGTAGGTCATTATAATAATCATTCCATTCTTCATCATCACAACCATTGAAAAAATCAATGATCTCGTCCTTAATGCAATATTCATATGCATAAGCTGATAATAATTCACGTTTTGGCAAGTCGGAGTTAGCGACCAAATCACTAACCCAGCTCTCCATTTCTTTATATAATTTCTCCCTTAATTTATCCATTTCAATTCACTCTTTCCTTGATAACCTTTAATAATTTGTAATTAATACTTCGCAATCTTTACTTCTGTCAATCTTATGATAGTTACAATTACTGTAATCGCCATTCAAATAATGTACATTATATTTATCTTTCCATTCATCTAAATACGGGTTATCATATTTAAGATTATTGCTGAGAGCAAATTTCCCGTTTTTATCAACACTATCTAACATATCCAATAAATCTTTTTCATCTTGTTCTGACCAAGCTCCATTTTCATTATAAGTTGCTGTTGAATTATAATATGGAGGATCAGCGTATATAAAATTATCTACTTTAAAATTGCAATCTCTAAAATCTTTATTCAAAAATAATATCTCTTTCTTTCCCATTTCTTCAACAAATACTTTAAGCTTTTTCTGTAAAGAAATATTATAATCACGCTTTCCATATGGCATATTAAATTCGCCCTTTAAATTAAAACGTATTTGATTGCTAAATGAACATGTTATAAGTGTATAAAATTTAATCCAATCAGGATTGGCATTATAAGCCTTTCGCAGTTCAAAATATTTAGGTTTATTATATTCGCCCAGTCCCTTACTCGATTCACATCCATACATTGCATATCCATTGATATCTGATCGACTAAGTTCAAAATCCGTTATAGTTTTTATTATTTGACTATGAATATATTCTGAGTCATGAGCATAAAAATGTTTAAGTAGATCAACTACTTGTGTACAAGTGTCGTTATAAATAATACGATTGGCATTTACATTTATTCCGACATTAAATCCACCACCAAATAAATCAACAAATGTATCAATCTTATCTGGAAATAGCGGAATAATCTGTGAAAGTAATCTATACTTGCCACCTACATAATTAAGCGGACTTTTTATGTATGTATTTTTCAAATTCATTCACCTTAATTAGTACCTGCGCAGGTTTACTCACTGTGAACATTCTTATCCTTTCTTAATGAAATATTGTTTTGTAGCTACAATAATATATTCTCTATTTGTTTTCCGGAAAGTTTGAGCAGAATTGCTCTGTTGAATTAAAATCAAGTTAATGAATTTCTAACCTTGAAAAACATATTTCGTTAGTCGTTTTTAGCTTTTGTATTTTCAAACTTCTCAATAACTCTATTTGCTTTACATGTTTCAGGATATTCGTTTAAGTAACATGCATCGCAACTTGCTGGAGTGTCTCTTATACAATCACACAATGTCTCAATTACATCAATTCCTGCATATCTTCATCTGAAATCTCTTTGTAGTCTACTTCATGTCCAAGATATCTTAGTAGTTCTACCCATTCTTCTTTAGAAATTTGATGATTGCATGTTTTAAAATCTCCGCATTGAAGAATTGACCAATCATCAGACTCATTTGTTATAAATTTTATTTTGTTATCTTCCATAATGTTATTCTCCTTTATTTTATCTAAGTTCAATTTCAGCATCTATTTACATTAAAATCTTATCTACAACACCATATTCTATTGCCTTAGAAGAATGGATATAGAAATCTTTCTTTGTCTCACGAACATTCCTAATAACATCTTCAGGAATTTTTGTTCTTTTTATTACGTATTCTTCGTTTTGCTTATTAATGTTGTCCATTTCGACCCTGTTTTCAACAAAGTCTTGGTGTTTCCCGTCTCTCCAATAAGACATCTGATGATACATAAACACTGAATGTTCAAGACAAAATCTTTTATGTCCTGCTAAGAAAATGTTAAATGCTGCACTTTGCGCATATCCAAGACAATATGTATAAATTGGAGTTTTGCTTGCAAGAATTATATCAATTAATCCCCACATATCATCTATTGAACCTCCATAAGAATTAATATATAATTTGATTGGCTCACGGTTATAGCATAATATTTTTTTATCTTGCTCTCCATCTTCTCTAATTAAGTATAAAATATCCCACATAAGTTTACCGGCGGATTCATTATCTATATTATCCGCCAAAAAAATGTTCTTTTATTAATATCAATGTATATATTATCTCTTGTTGAACCCATATATTCCTCCTCTTGAAACTCACAATTCATCGTGTTTCTATCACACGTTTACATTACTCACTTAACACAAGCCAAGTTTATAATCGTTGGGTGTAAACCTGCACCCTTTATTCCATTGATAAAAATCTTTGGAAATACCTTCTTCATAATTTGATATGCCCCATTTACATCTGCATTTATTTTCTTTCCACAATTCGCAATAAATAATCCTCTATATACTCTACGTTCTTTTCTATAATTCTCTTTTATGGGATCTTCATTGTCTAAAAACGATGTCCCAGAAGTATATGATTCTTCATTCTCTATAAACTTAATTCCATTATTCGCACACTTATATGAAAGCATTTTTATAAACAGTTCATAAGGAATATATGTGAAATTTTGCAGACCCTGTTTCTTTTGTTTCCATTTATTGTTATACCCTACAACTAAAGTGTCAATTCCATATAGAACACACCAATCAACTACATATTTGCTAATACAATGCATCTGATATTTAATCATTTCGTACCGTTTATTAGTAAATTTTTGTAATTTCTTTGACCATTCCTTATCATTTACCTTCTTCAATTCTGATTGAATATTTGCCTTTTGTTTATTATAAAACTGATTAATTGACTTAATAATTCCACCTTTAACAGCTATCGGATTTTCACCAATGTTGTTTACCATAGTTATAAAATTATTAACTCCCATGTCAATAGCAGCTATCCTATCAGAATTTTTTGAAATATCAGGTGTTTCAATTTCGTATACAATTTCCATTATATATTCCCTACATCTTGGAATAAATCGACATTGTAGTATTCTATCTTTCGCATTAGTTCTAAATAAGTTATTAAATTTTTTGAATGGTTTCCATGCAAAATATACATAACCATTCTTTAATTTTACTTTATTACTATCTAAAGAAAGAACAAATCTTCCACCTTTTGCTTTATATTTAGGAATTTTAGGTCTTCCTAAATATTTATTTGGATATCTTGCCCAATCTTTAATAGCAACAAAAAATGATTTCCACATTTTATCAAGAATTCTCAATGTTCCTTGACCTACATTACTTCCAATATTCTTATATGGATTGGATTCTTTTACTAACCGAAATAATTCATTATAATGAATCCATTTTCCATTGTTTATAAATTCTTGACGTATTATATAATTTGCATAATTATATAGATTCTTAGATTTAAAACAATATTCATCTATGAATTTATAAAAATCTGACCCATACTTAATATTGTGTTGTTCTGTTCTTTTTATTTATTATGCCATATCCTTTCTTTTTCATTTTTTATGGTTTGCCACTTAACCAAAATAAACATAATCGCAACTATCCGGTTCAATTAAATGCAAATCAATAATCATTTCTCCGTTAATATCTTCTCCATCAACTTCGATATTTTTGATTGTAATAGTGTTCTCTGTTATTTCGGTTATTTCACCTATGTAGTGATCATGATAATTTGATTTTTCATCATATAACATAAATGCAATATCCTGACCGACAGAGAATTTCAGACCATTATCTGTCGTTAAAGTCTTTGTTGTTTTAATGCTATATTTCATATATTTGCATTTTCTCCTCTCTAAACAATAGTTTCATTTGCAATCTTATTCGTCATCTTGCTCCATTGGATAAATATTGCCGTCATCCGTAACATAATACATTTTAAAGTAAACACCACAATCTTTATCAACAGAGGCAAGAATTATCTTTACCGGTTTTTCACCCTCAAAGTCATCAGAAACTTTAACACCCACTTGATTAAGGTTTAAAGTTGTAACCGATACATTATTCGGATTTTCACATGCCACTGGCAGAACAACTTTGTTTTTATTTTTCTTCATATTTAATATTCTCCTAACACTAACTCAATATTATTGATAAAATTTTCATTGCCAGTTTCTTTCGTCCAACAAACATTTGTACCTCGATATTTCACTTTTCCGTCAGACGGAAGAATACCTATATTAATAAGAAGCCTTTTGATTATTTTTGCTTGGTCATCAATGTTTTTGATACAACCTTGTCCATGAATATATGAATTTTTAGGAAGAGAAATGTAAATAGTATTTTCGCCTACATTCACTCTCTCAACACATATTCCATGTTTCAAAAATGTTCCTAATAATGCTCTAAATGTTATTTCATATGGGTTCATAACTTCACCTACTTTTCACTTACAAGTTTGATTTTGTAACCGAGTTTTTCTTCTATTTCAGATAAAGTCATATTCTTTCTTTTGTCACCTACAATCTCAAAATCAATTTTCCCATCTTTAGATACTAAATCTCCAAAACCCAAGTTCATTGTCTCAATATAATATTGTTCCGTTATATATGAAGGATTATTTCGACTCTCCAATGTAAATGACAGTCTATTGATGTCTACTGGGAGTTCCAATGTAGTCGTACCTTTGACAAAAGAAGTATCTGTTTCTCCTAAAAATTCTACCTCTAAATAATACATACCGTTTTTGTTTATTATTTTCAAGTTGCCGATATCTGTAATTGTTGTAGGTTCTTTTATTTTATCTCTAATTTCGTATCCCATTGCTACCTCCGTCATGTTTTACTCATTTTCACCCACTATATATTGTGTTTATGTTTAAAATATCATCTATATATAGTATAAAAATTCCTTTGAAATCTCAGATTCAACCGTTAGTCATTTCTTCGACTTTTAATATCTTGTTGCCAATCCATAAACTCATCTTTTGACATTCTTATCATTTGAAATATTATGATAACGCCCGATATGTTTAAAATAGGAACAAACATGAGTAGGATAAGAGAAATAGATGATCGAATATGCCTAAGAGAATATCGAATATTTTTTTTGCCTTTAATATCTTCCACATACCCATTTTGTTTCAGCACGTCTTTCGAAAACATCATAACTCCAAAAAATGTAATTATACACAATATTGAAAATGCAAAATGCAACTTTAATAACCACATATACTTATTCTCCTTATAAAAATTCTTCTATACTTTTATTCACTGCTTCTCTGGCGGCTTTTGTTCTAGATAATTTTTCAGACAATTTATCGGCTGCAATCTTGATGATTTCATCTTTGTTCTCGGCTAGAAAATTTTGAATATTATCATCAACCATTTCTTTTAACTTCTGAGTATAATCACAATTTGTAATACTTTTCTTACCAACAAGTGCCTTCATGCAATCGCCTTTTATCTTATTGGTCACTTGCTTTTCTACGCCATTTTCAATGTTTCTTTTTATTTTGTCATCATCTATACTGATTGCAAATTGAACAATATGTTCCATATAATCACCCTTTCTACCAGTCATAATGTAATTTTCTATTGACCTATTTCAAATTTCTTCATTCCAAGTCCTCCATATTATAATTTTTTCTTATGTATTCACATAAATCTTCCATTGTTCTTTTAATATACCAATCATTCTTAAATAACTTATTAACTCGACAAGTACAAGAATATTTTGATCCATATTTTTTGAAGAATTTTAGATTAATACTAATACTCAACAACGGCACTTTAGTGAATCCATCCGTTAGCCACTTCTTAAACCACTCCATGATTACCACCTATATTTTTGTCAAAAGAGTTCTAAGTGGTTCTCTTGTTATATTCTCTTTCGCCCACGAGATATAACTTGGGTCAGTGTGAACAACATCTGTCAATTTTTCACCGTTATGTTTGCCAAAGGTCAATATATATGTATCAATATCAGGCAATTCTTCTTTTGGAATATCTACTCCACCCAAAGTAGAAATAACCTCATCAGAATAGCTCATATCAAGATTCGACCTACTTGCTAAATAATCACACATATGTACAAAAAATTGCTCATCATTTTCTGGTTTTGGTAAAACAGTTTTACTTCTTTTGGTAGAAGTCCATTCACCACTATGGCTTTCACATAATCTTGCGATATAGACTTTCGTTTTAGCATCTATATCGTGCTCAACATTTGTATTCCTCACCCATTCGCCGGCAAGTAGTGGATGTTCATGGACTGTATATCGAGAGCCGTTCAATCCGCACTTGATTGCATCATGAAAAATTGGAGTGCAACGTAAGCAGTCTCTTTGTCTTTCATTTGTTTTTTCTTTTACATACTCCAACCCAAGTATATAATTCATAACTTCTGCAAACATAAGAATATGAAAAATCTGTCCATGAGGTTGACACTGTGTTTTATTGTGATACTTAAATGATGTACTACTTGGAATTGTAAAGATATAATCTGGGATTTCCTTAATCATATCTGTACAGTAGCTTTTTATTTCCTCTGTTTCAAATTTATTTAATAGATTTTCAAAAACTTTTATCTTGTCCATAATTCCTCCGTTATTTTAATATCTTTGAGTCCAAGCAATTTTTACATAGTTCGTATATCACTCTGCCCATATATTCTCTCTTTATAAAATAAATGTGCATATTATTACGATTCTGCCATGTTAATAATGTTCTGAAAAACGATGTCGGATTCAACTTTGATTTATAGTTCTCTGTAAAAATATCCTCTATGTTATCATTCTCTATAAGAAGATAATTTTTCTCTATATTAATCATTCGATTAAACTCTTTAAAAATTCTATCGTCATCTTTAGACGCATTAGCAATATTTCCAGCTAGTTCACTTACTGAATTTTTACGTTCAATGCAAACCTCATCACTAAAATAAGTGTCGATTGAGAAGCCCAATTCAGGGCAACTCTCAATCATAAGACCATAATCGCCAGTTTTTAATGCTCTTGATTTCCATTTGATGTTATTTTTATCAAACCAATCAGTGACCGTTTTATTATTTTGTTCTCTGGTATCGACTAAAATAACCATGTGCGATAATAATTCCTTATACTTCTTGTCTGTATAATATTTTTTCATGTACATCTCCTAATAAATTTGATACTCAGAAATCCACCATTCTTGCTCATCAGTTTTTTGCCATTCGCCATTAATCTTTTTCATCTTTGCTTTTTTATACTGATTTGTAACTTTTACAATATCGCCACGTTTGATAGGATTCTGCTTAAATATTTTCTTACTGATTTTTACGGGGATAGTGTTACCATTTGCTAATGCATATAGCTTTAATCTCGGCGAATAATCGACATTCAAATCTAAAACTACGCAATAACCAGCCAATTTTTTATCAACAATGTCTACATATCCAAGATTTTCAATTTGGTAAGCAATCTTTGTTCGTATATCAGTTTTCTCTTTTGGAATATTTTGTAGTAATTTATTCAACAACTTTATGCTATCCAACTCCATAAAAGTTAGTGGTGTCTCCTTGCCTGAACATTCTTCTAATACTTCAAAATCAAGTCCGTACTCTAATGCCTTCGCCTTTCCTATCTGTTTTTTGCCGTAATACTTTGCGAATAAATAATCACAAATAAGTAGGTAGCGAATACCCCCAAACTCTTCAAAGAAATCTAGTTTAATCAGTGTTTTTAGTTTCCTACTGTCAACCTTTAGCTCAGAAATTCTTACCAATAAGTCAATGAAAGTATCAAATTTTTCGTCTTTAATTGAATATAACTTATTGGCGGTATCTTCGTTTAAATACTTTACAGATGCTATACCCTTGTAGATACCATCTTTATCACAAGAATATTTTGCAGTAGAATGTCTAAATTTAATACTATGGATTGTAATACCAAACTGCTTTGCTAATTCAGTGCCAAGTATAATATCGTCTTCATTATTTGCATTGTTAAGATATGCAGTAATAAATTCTTTTGGATAATAATATCTAAGATATGCGCACATATAACCAATCATTGAATATCCCGTAGAATGATTAAAACCAAACTGATAATTTGAGCTGTCTTCAATAATTTTTAAAAACGCCTGAGCCTCTCTTTCCGCAATAGTTCTTGGCTGAGAAGACATATTACAATATCCTTCGAGAATAGATGGTAGTGCAGCTTCCAGTCTATCTTTCTGCTTTCGACCGATAGCCCTACGTATATTATCAGCGTCGCTACCGCTCAATCCACAAATGTTTGTAAGAAATTTAATTGTGTCCTCCTGAAAAATAAGAAAGCCATGGTTGTCTTCCAACAATTTATCAATTAGCTCCGATGGGTTTTTATTTGGTTCATGTGATAACAGTCTGTCCCTGTATGATTCGCCCGAAGGTCTAATTGAAGCGTTTACAAGAGATAAATCATTTACACAATGACATTCAAACTTTTTCATAGAATCGTAAGCAAATTTGGATTCGAATTGAAATATTCCTACTGGACTGTCCGCAATATGTGCCCATACCTTTTCATCATTCCAATTCACAGCGTGAGATTTTGGATACGGAATATGTGCTAATTCACATGTATCCTTAATGATTTCAATATTTTTTAGACCAAGTAAATCATATTTTACCAAAGATACCTCATGAATTTCCTCCATATTTATACTTAAAATCCGTTTACCATCTTTAGTCCAAAACGTCCCATAATTATCAGGAAGCGTTACTGGGCTTACAATAATGCCGGCTGGGTGCATTGATTGAGAAATTGCAGTCCCTACAAGTCCATCAAAATAATAGAATAACTTAGGATATAAATTTTCCTTCAAGTTTTTTAATAATCTTTCGTTAAAATTTAATTTATTCCTTAGTTCTTCCAAATCTTTTAAACACTTTATATTACTTTCATATCCCTCTGTAGATTCAATTTTTTTAATCTTATCTTTACAATCTGTAATTCCATCTGTAAATAACGAATATTGTGCCTTTATTTCTTTAACCTCTCCTAATGGCATATTAAAAGCTCGTCCTATCTCGTCGATAGTACCTTTATCTGAAATAGTGCCAATAGCCAATACATAAGCCGTATTATCAATGCCAAACTTCTCAATGATATGTTCATATACAAGATGTCTTTGTGATGGTGCAATATCCAAATCAATATCACCAATTTCTTTTCTATCTTCATTGGCGAATCGAGAAAATACGGTATTCCATACAACAGGGTTTACGTCAATAATGTCTGTCAGATATGCGATAGTAGATCCGCCAACAGAACCTCTACAGAAACCAATCGGAATTCCATTATCCCAACACCAACATACCAATTCAGACATAAAAAGCATAAATCCAACCATACCAATTTTCTTGAATACACGAAGCTCCTCTTTTATATTCTCTTCATATCGTGGATCTGGTTGAATAATTCCTTTTTCAAGTTTCTCATGATACATTCTATAGATACGCTCTATAAAAACGTCCTCCTCATTATCATATAGAATAGGATATTTAAAAGTCGTGTCAAGTTCATAATCTGTGACTGAATCTGCCATACGATTAGTATTTTCGATAGCTTCTAAAATAACATCCATAGGCAAGGCATTTTGTTGTCTAAACATTTCAACCAATTCATCATACGATTTATATGTAAGATCAAATTCGTCTTCGTTTGAAAACTCAATATGTTTTGCTTTCTGAAGGATACTCCTACATTCAGCCTTATAACTATTAACACTATGAGTATCCGTTCCTGCTATCAAAGGCTTATTGTATTTTTTTGACATTTCATAAAGCATTTTGTTATACTGAATTTGAGCCACAGACTTAACATGTGGCTGAATTTCGTAATAATCATACGTTTGCATTAGTCTGTCATATACGGTTTTTGCGTGTTCCAATTCTAATTTTACTTGTTCTATTTGCAGATCAAACGCATTATTTGACGTTTCTACACATTGTTCTATGTATATATCATAAGAAATATTATGATTAATTGTACTGTCTTTCACCCATCGTTTTTTTGCATCTTCGGAGTCCAACTCAGTATATAGGTTGTCAGCTTCTGTTTCTTTATTTTTCAGTATTTCAGATATTCGTTCGTCAACACGTTTTTCAACAAAATTAAGATATTTATTTAACGGAGATGCAAGGCAGGCAGAAATTTTAATAACATTATCAGAAATTTTAAAAAACTCATCAAATGTAATTCTTGGTTTATAATATGTATGATCTGGTTGTGTAGACAAATCCACCAAAGTATTTATTTCCTTGACACCTTCAAAATTTTTGGCGATAAGAATCGTATGATAATTATCTCTCATTTTTGATTCAAGCGTGGCTGTTAAGTAAACTTCTACACCATGTAGATATTTTAACCCCTTGCTATTTGCATACATTTTCTTTTCAATATTGTTGTAAATATTGCCGTGCTCTGTAAAACAGATAGCCTTTTGTCCGAGCTCTACTGCTTTATCTACATATAATTTGTAATTTGTGCAACTATCTAACAATGAATCTTCTGTATGTAAATGATATACTGTATAGTTAATAATAGCACCCCCTATTCGTACGAATCGGTTTCAGGATTATAACTCCTGATATTTTCTTCATTTTTCTTACTTGTTGGTTGTGGTTTATACTCACAAGCATGATTTCTCTGTCCGCAAAGATAGTTACAGTAATAATAATCTGGGTTTGGTCGCCACTCTTTTTCATTCTCTATCAATTCAAGAGTGTCTTTCGCCCATTGAATAGCTTCTTCATATTCTTCTTGCACCCACGGTATTTCTATCCATTTTTGGTCTTTGAACATATTCCACTTCAATTTCGAAACTGAACCATATTCTTTTATTACTGGAATTGAATACAAATAAAGTTGTCGTTTGAATTCTAAGAAATGTTGCTGATCAGATTTGCTAATCTTACCACTTTTCAAAATTTTAATACTTGCAGATTTGTGGTCTATAATAATAATTTCACCAGTCTCTTTATCTTTTACAAGTAAATCTATATATCCTACAAAGTTCTTATCGTTGATTTTAAATTCTACTTTCTTCTCAACTCCAAGAATTTCATATTTTTCTAAGTCAAGGTCAATGTTGTTAAGGTAATCAACCCCTTTGTCATAATACGATTGTCTTATATTCACGAATTTGTTTGGTGGAGCATCGTGAGGAACATCACAGTCGAAATGTTCCTCATAATACTCATTCAACTCAAACAAGGAAAGTTCACCTTTTTCATATTTTTCAAGAATTTTATGAATAAGCGAGCCATATTCTCCAAAAAATCCATTTTCAGACTTATTACATTCAATATAGTGTAAATAAAATTCATAAGCACAATTATAAAATGCATTTAATCTTGAAAAACTCCATGTCATTGTGTCTAATATAAAATCTAATTCATCTTCCAATATTGTCCCTCCTATATTCAGGATAGTGTTCAGTTTCAAAGTCTGTCCTTGCTTTTATTGCTTCATCTAAACTTGCGAACAAACCAACATAATATGTTGTCCCTTTATACATAGCTCGCACTTCATATTTACGACCTCTTTTTCTAATATTCTTCGCACCATATTTGTTGATTGTTTTTACATTCCACGCATTAACGAAACTATCTACTTTTCGTAAATTTTTCTTTCTACAGTCGGAACGCACACCATCAATATGATCAACAATGATTCCGTCGTTATAAGAGCAATCCAAAACAAATCTATGCAAATAAACTTTTTGCTCATTTATAGTTGTTGAAAAATATCCATTATCATTTATGCACCATGTATATTGAGATACTTTTTCATAATCAGTATCGTCGATTAAGAACACGTTTCCATTACAATCAAACCTTCATAATAACCTTTATGTTTTATATACCTATTACCTTTTCTTTTGCCAATATTTCCGTTAGAAACCTTTTTCATATTTTCTTTAGCAATCTCTCTTTGCAGACATCCGCAAGATTGTGTTGGATTTTTGCTTGTCAGAGCATAACCGTATTTAGGGATTGCCCTACTTCCACAATCACAATCACAAAACCATATAGCTTTGTGATTCTGCAAATGTGAAAATTCTCTTACAACAAGTCTTCCTACTCGTAACCCAGAAATATCCTTAACATTCTTAGGAAGTTTCATAATAATTATTCTCCTTATTGATCTGGGAATATGTTGTCCATACTTCTATCAACGTATGGTAGTCTATCAGTATACACATTGTTATCCCACGCAAATTTAGCATCAAACTCATCGTAATCTGTATAAAATCTACGTGATGTTAAGTCATACCATAATCCCATCTGAAAATCGGCTTTGCCAAGTAATCTATCTTTAATAACTGTTAGAACTACATCATAATTGTGCCATTTAGATTTTTGATCATTTTTTTCTTTCTTAGAAACTCTTCTCAGTCCTATAGACCTCATAGCAAGATTAATAATGTTGGAAGTGCCCGATATATCATACATTTCAATATCAGAGTTTGTGTCCTGCGTCTTTCTAGGATGAGCTATCAAAACAACGGCTACATTAAATTTAGCAGCAAACTTAATCAAAGCATTTATGAGATTAGTTTGAGCCGTATTTTTATCGCTCTCAGAACAATTCAAGTCAATCATCATAAGATTGTCAAGTACGATTAGTTTGCAACCAAATTTTCGAACACACTCTTCGGCAGATTTCAAAACAGAATCTACATCATTAGGTTCATCATCTCTGTAAATAAAAAGTTTCTTATTATAATGTGCCTGCATTTTCTTTTGTATCGCTTGTGGAACTATGTAATATTTACGATTGTCACGACTTGTTCTTTCAATCATATTTCTTCTGCCGGCAATAATTGTATTAAACCAGTTAGCACTCATTCTTTCAGGCATTTCCTTGCTAAATAAAAACACCGGATTGCCGTCATCAATAGTTCTAGCGATTGTTTGATCTATAATACTCGTCTTGCCACTACCTGGTCTGCCAGATAATACAGTCAACGTTCCATAGAATATTTTCACTAACTCGTCATCTAATGGTTTAATTCCCGTCTTTACACCGTCCATCTGCGAAATATCAAGTTCCTCGATTTCAGAATAATCAACTACGCTTTTTACTGGAACATCTTTTGCCTCTGATATAAGATTCATAACAAAATCTTTACCACCAATCTGAAGGCAGTCATTTATATCTTTTAGCGGAATCTTCTTTCCGTTATCTTTCTCAAAGAATTCTGGTGCTGATATATATTTTGTTCTCCATGTGCCAAGACGATAAATACATTCTTTTCTCATTTTAATACCTGGCTCATCATTATCTGACCAAATAATGATTGAATCAAAATTATTTAGCCAATCCCAATTTTCTTCAATCCAATGAAGATTACCAGCTCCTAGTGGAACACTGACTGTATTAATATAACCCGCTTCAATAGCACTTGCACAATCAGTTTCCCCTTCTGTAATGAGTAGCGGTTTAGACGTGTTTACCCTATTCATGTTGAATAAAAGCGATGAAGTGTCAGCATCTTTCTGACACCATGTTTTAGGCTGACCAGAATGTTTTTCAACCGTTCTCGCTGGTCTATACTTAACCATAGTTAATACGTCATTTGTATCATAAAAATTAAAAACTCCATTACCGTGTATATCTTCTCGAATATCAAGATAATCAATAACATTCTTTGAAATACCACGTTTTCCCCAATAATCAATTACCTGAGATTTTTCATTGATTACTTCTTCATGTGGATATCTGTAATTGTGACGAGTTTTTACATCCTTTTCGCCAAAACTGTATTCAATATTGGCTTTCTCAAATAAGTATTTGGCGGCTTCTAAAAATGTATTTCCTTTTTCCATTAAAACATCAATAATATCTACTGTTTTATTACACCCAAAACAGTGAAATGTCTTATTTTTTTTGTTATATATAAAACTTGCAGTATCCTCATTATGATAAGGGCAACATGCTTTTAAGTTTTTATCATCAAAATTTTCTAATCCAAGTAATTCTGCCATAAAAAATGCATTATTATCGCCAAGTTTATCTTTAGCTTTCTCGATGTCAGTTTTTTCGATTAACACTTACTCACCGCCTGTTTTCTAAATTCTTTTTTCGTAAAATAATTTTCTAAGTCCATATAGAATCTGAACTGGCTTTGTTGAATAATATAACTTTGACGATTCTATATTCTTTTTAATAAACTCTATAGGTACCTTATTCTTGAACACCATTGTATTTATTGCTCTACATGCAATAGGAAATTGTGTTTTATCTTCTATACAATCCATATAAGCATCAACACAATCCTTAATTTCTTGTTTTATACCCGCGCAATCCCAATGGTAATGCTTCTTGTTTACAACCACGGATTCTGAGGCTTTCACCTTTTCTCCGTGATGTAAACAATATTTGTATGCACAGATATATTCTTTTTCTTTTTTATCTGCCATAGATACCTCTTTTTAGTTAAATGGAAGTTCCTCGTCAACGTCATCTAGGGTATCCATAAAATTTGTACCAGCCGGAACATTGAAGTCGGTAGTGTCGGTAGTGTCACTTGTCGCATTTTCATTAGCAGAAGTCTTACTCTCTGCAAACTCAACCTGTTCTACAATAACATCAGTTGTATATACCTTCTGTCCGTCCTTATTTGTATAAGAGCCAGTCTGAATGCGTCCTTCTATAACAAACTTTGTACCTTTATGAGCATACTTCGCAATAAACTCTCCAGTCTTGCCAAATGCTACACAATTGATAAAGTCGGCAGTCTGATCGCCGTCCTTCTTAAATCTACGGTCAACAGCAAGAGAAAATCTTGCCACTACCGTATCTCCGCTCTGTCTAACCTCTGGATCTCTTGTTAGTCTTCCCATTAAAATTACTTTGTTCATATATTCTCGTCCTCCTTAAATTATGCCTGTGTTGGTTGAATATCCTTAATCTTTGATAGACAATCCTTTGCTTTCTGTATATCCTTAATTGCATTTGGATTTCCACTAGGTGCGAATTCCTTTAATGTAGTCATAAGAGCTTCATTCTTTGTTCCACCAAGTTGTGTACACACTGAAATAATCTCTTTCTTAATAACAGCAATGTCTTCTACTGATTCCGTCACTGCGGTAGTTGTTGTAAATTTAGGTCTTGTCGGTTCAATATCAGAAGTATTTGCCCATTTAATAATCTTCTGACCATGTGTTTCTGTAAGAAGTGTTGCATTATCATTTTCAAAAATATGTGTATTATCTTTTTGCGGTTCTGCCATATGTGTTTTCTGATCTACTGTAAAAGTGCAAGTAAACTCATATTCGAAACCATCTCTCTGTTTTGCACCAACACCGAGTTTCTTAATACTTGTTTTACCTCTATCATCCTTCTCAATTTCGTATTGATCTTTACCTCTCATAGTGGCAATTATGTGAATCGGACTTGTTGCAAGCTTGTTGATAAACGCATCATGTCTAGGAGTAACTTTACCCCATGACTGATATGTACCTCCAGCCTTTTGTTGCAACTCAAGACATCCACCTTTACCATCCCACTCTGGCGATGTACTGTCCATAAGAAGAATGTCATATCCCTCATTTACTGCAAAATCAATTGCATCCGAAAACTGTTCAGGATTGAAAGGTTCTACAAGGTCGATAATATCATAATCAAACTCATTGGCGTAGTATCTACCTCTTGCCCCTTCTGTATTAGCCATTAAGATTCTACAAGGCTTTCCTGTAACCTTCTCAAGTTCTTCTTTCATACCCGTGGCAAGTCTTAATGCTGAATAAGTTTTACCGCCGCCGGAAGGCGCCATGAGTGCCACCTTTGTATAAATTTTTTCTCTTACTGCTTTTTGTACTTTAAATCCCATTCTAAAGTATCCTCCTTGAAATAAAAATTAACGTAATAAAATCTATATGAACGCCCAAATGGACGGAACATAGAATTAAATTTATGTGAACTATATGAACAGTGGTTTATGGACACAGATTGTCCAAGGGTATGCTAATTCCCACCCAAACAAAATGATAAAAATAACACTTGATATTTCTGCAAAAATATGTTAAAATATAAAAATACAGAGTAATGGTATATCCCATTATGAAGTATCCTTTTATATAGACAATCAACTCCTCGACCAAAATTTGTTGATTGTCTATTTTTTATTCATAACTAATACATTCGATATTTTTTAATTCGAAAAAGTCTTCATACATTTCTTCTGGCTTTCTTTCCTTAAATGAATTATTCATTACTCGTGCTGCTTCCGTCTCCACTTCGTCATTTAGTTTTGGCATTGAAAACTTTTTACCAGTTCTATTTACAATACACTTATAGTAATTTTTCATTTTAGGAGTATGTAAAATCAAATATTCATCCCAGAAATTGAAGAATCCGATATTATTAAAGAAAAACTCTTTATCTTCTTCTGTTCTTCTTAATTTATAATATGGATACATTAACCTCATCCTTTCTTGTATTTTCTTCTGCTCTTTTAATGGAATAACGATATATCCGTTTTCATCTATATATGGAGTATCATCTCGCGAAGACGAGAACAGTAACTCACGTTTTAAGCGTTCATATATTTCCTTATTCTTATTCATATATTCTCCCTTCTATCTTTAAATTACTTAATAATTCATCTCAGACCCTACATCTGCATTTTTGATTACAAATATATTACATTTTTATACTTTTTATTGCAAAATAACTGTAAATATGATACAATTTAATTAAAATAATATAACGAAAGGAGGGATTACATATATGACTTTTGTAACAGATCTAGAAACAGTATCACCATGTTATTTTTCTGAGCCATGCTACATTGATAAAGTCACACACAAACCTCAAGCTGCTGGTTCATCAAAATGTTTTAAGGGTGTTTACTGTAAACATGATGATGCTCTCTGCACGGCATCGTTTGGTTATCAAAATTGTGCAATATATCAAGATCACAATCACGAATAAGAAAGGAGCAAATTATGTTTAATCTACCTGTCGAGTGCCCTCATTGTGGCAATTCCATTACTCACAACTGGAGAAATCATATTGTTAGTTCTGATGTTATTGATGACGACAGAGGAATGGGTTCTGAAAGAGAACATACTATCGAATGTGAAGAATTCGAATGTCCTAATTGCGGTAAAACTTTTAGTGTCACTGGAAGTATTTACGAGTATCCAGAAGGTGCTCTTAACTACTATGAACTTGAGACGAATTAAAATTCTTATTATGTTTCTTCATGGAGAGGTTGTTGCCTCTCCTATTTTAATTGAAATTTAATTTTCATTAGGTTACTAATTATTCGCATACTTTTGTAAAAAACAAATACATAACATCTATGTCACATTCATTCTTTGCAATAAGCGTTGAAACCAAATTAAACCCATAATCTGAATATTGATTTAACACTTCTTCTAATTCGCCAGTACAATAATTACTAACTTTACAACAAGTATTGTATACTTTCAATCTATCACCTCTATAATCTTATCCCTACTTATAGTTTTCCAATTAGACCTTACGAACATTTTCATCATGACGCCCTATCTTATGACTCTAATATCCATCCTGTTCTAATTTCTTCTAGTGTTCTCGGTGTATAATCCATATACTTCATCATCGCACCGACGTTGTACATATGACAAGGTTTATCATATAATGCTCCCATTTCATATCTAAAATGTTGTATCATATTTTCTTCAAAACTATTATGTACGTGCCCGTAAAGATGTATCCAATCATAGTAATGATTTTTGAAACATGGCATCGGATAGTGACATAAAACAACTGAAATTTCATTGTCAATTTTTAGTTCCTTGTAATCTACAACCTCGACAAATAAGTTGTATAATTCTTTGTTTTTTAATATTCTATTGTCATGATTTCCTTGAATTAAATGTATGCGACCTTTTAACTGTTTGAAAATTTCAATAGTTTTGGTGGCATTGTGCCAACTAATATCACCCAAGACATATACATCGTCATTATCATTAACTTTATTATTCCAATTATCAATAATTGTTTTGTCATGTTCTTCTATATTGATAAATGGACGATTATCAAACTTTAAAACATTCTTATGACCCAAATGTAAATCCGAAATAAAATAATTCATACTTACTTATTCTCCTTTAACAATCCACTCTTAACTAAATGCTGACGGACAATTTCTATAATTTGTTCTTCCAAGAATTCATCAACATTATCTTGATCTCTAACATAATCCAATTCATCATTGATAAAATCTTCTATTATAGAAGTAAAGTCCATATCCTCAATTGTTTTTACAATTTTCTTATGAATAAGTTCTTTATGTTCTTTTGTAAGAAATTCTTTAATATCATTCATATCAATATATTCTCCTTCTTGATAAACTCTTTTGAACAGTTCCGTCAATTTTCTCAAATCGTCCTTGTCTAAGAGAAGGTATTTCCCAGGTGGATGTTCTTTCCTTATAGCCTGATACAAAATATCCATATACTCATCCCGAAACTTTTGTTCTCTATTAGATAACTCTTTACTCATATATTTCCTTTATCACCTCTGTATATCGCATTCATGAAAATCCATAAGTATCTTATACTTATATTCTCCGAATCTTTTTCGCCAGCGTTGTTTCGTTTTTTCACTTTCCCAACTAAACGGCAACATATGATAATTGATAAGGAAACATACGTCTAATACTTCTAAATTTTGAGGTATTCGACTCAATACAAAATACGAACCGTATGCGTGATGGTCAAAGTAATGAGCTATGCCAAGATCATCAAATGTTTGAGTTGACAATTTACCTAAGTCATGCATCATCGCACCGCCCAGCCAAGGATTTTCATAACCCTTTTCTTTCATTAATTTCTTAGTATTTAAACAATGCTTGTACAAATCCATTGTGTGATGAGGATTCTTTTGGTCGAAATCTCCCATATAAGCTATTTCATTAACCAAATTTCTCACATGATTTTTAAATTCATCATGAATAATAATCTTGCTCCACCCTTCCTCAATGAATGGAATTTCAAATCTTCTAATTTGCTTTTCCAACACTTCATCAGGAACAGGATGTGGTCTATTTTTATTATCTTGTTGACACCACTCAAATGGTTTCGGCATTATGTAACAAATCTTTTCTATGTCTAGTCCATTGACTTTATTAAGAATTGCTCGACGAGACTTCATTGTGATATTTGTTGCATCGGCTATCACATTATATTTATTCTCCAAACGCTTTCGGATTAATGTATGAAAAAGTTCAAACACTTCATCATTTTGAGACTGGTCTCCGACTTCGCCGGTTAATTGTTCTCGTATCATATCAGTTGATATAACAACTGTATCAGGATTATCATTTACAATCTGTTTGGCAATGGTAGATTTACCACTTCCGGACAAACCACACATAACATATAGTTTTGGTTTACTCATTCCTACACACCTCATTTTTTATACTGAATGTAATTAAGTTTGTCATCACCTTTTCCATAACATCTTTTGCCTCAGTATTAATCTCCAATGGATTATTCTCCATATACTCTTGTTTATATTGTTTAATCCACTCACACGTTTCTTTTGCTAAATTTTTCGAATATTCTAATTCATAATGATAATTAGATTTAATATCGAGCAACATATCCTTATTTTTAGGGATTAGAATAGTACGGTAACTTTCGCCATTACAATATCTTTCGATAAAATCTTTCAAACGTAAAATATGATGTAATTGTTTGGGGTCACAACCATATTTCTCAATCTTATCTACGATACTTGGATACGGATATGTAAGAGCTTTGTACTTTTCAAATGCCATTCCGCACATACAATTAACACTTGCGTAATTGTTGTACCTTGCAATTTTTTCGGCATTATCAAGCATAGGTGCGAATAGTTCTTCATAAATTGGATTTAAAATATAATATTGAGTAAACAAAAGTTCAACAAAGTTAATATTTTGTTTCTTAAAACACTCAAACATTTTACGAATATCTTTTACATCACATAAGCAACCATTCCCCATATCAAGTGTCGTACTTACAGGTTGACGATTAAACACAATATCGTTTAATGTAGGAAGAATTATTGCTTTTGAATCGACATCTGAACCAGAGTAATCCAACTCATAATTTTGTGAACCGTATAAAAATACACCAACAACATTGTAGCCTAACGATATAAGTTTGTCATAATGTTGTTGAATTTGATTTTGCACTTCTTGTTTAAACATCCTTCAATTCCTCCTTGAAGAGCATAGAATAATCGTCTACTCCCATTTCCTTTAATTTTTTATATCGAGGTGACTTTTTGTTGCCACTTTTTAAAACATTGATATCATGACCATAATATAATTCTCTACAATATACTTGATACTCCTTAGGAACATTTTCTGAAACATATATCATAAAATCTTTCTTATTGGTTTTGGGAGCAGTATCATAGTATTGTTTTATATTTTTTGTGGTCTCAGTAATATACTTCATAACAACGGTTGCTATCTTCTTAACATTTTCATGATAAGCCTTTGGTAATTTCGATAGCAAATCATCATAACAACTGTCAGCGATAGAAGAAATCACTAAATTAATAGACGATAACTTAGATAATACTTTATGAATATGCACATAATCATTGTATTTTAATTTAACCTTATAACCGTCAATATTGATTACAAAACCTTCCGCTTCATCAGATGACTTATCGTCTAATTCGGTCATAACATCATCCAAGGTCTTGTTGAAGATTTCTGTTGTTGGAATATTGTATAATTTTGCGAATTTGAGAATTGATTCATATGAATATTCTTCGCCGGTCAAATTACTTCTCATGCCGATAAGATATAATCCTTCTTGCTCTTTTGTGTATTTAACGACATGTGTATCTTTTAATGAAATGTACTCAAAAATAAAAGTGATATTGGGATATTCTCGTAACATTCGTTCATAACCAGGTAACTGATATATCATCTTATAACCATCTTGTAATCTCCATGAAGTATTTGGATTAATAGATTGACTGCCTGCCATTATAATTTGACCATTATACCAAGTAGCTGACTGCATAGAACCGTCCAACTTATTTGAAAATTCAACTGTTTTTGCATTGCCAATCCTACTTTGTATATTCTCCAAACTTGTTTCTTCGAGTTCGTTAATATTAAAGAATTTAGCAAATGGACACAAAACTATTTTGTCATTTACTATATCAATTACTATACTTCTACATTCACGATAAAATCCATCATATATACTCCATAATTCCTCACCGGAATTATCAACTTCTCCATTGTAGATATCGCTATATTGACCGTATCTCAAAAGAAGAAACTGTCCGTTTTGGTTTAGTTCTAATCTTGAAAGTAAGTCTGTATATTCAGGATATTGATTTATGGGGTCAATGTTATTTAAACATTCGACCCATAGTTCCAAACAGGTTTTCTTCCCGTCCATGTCATATGTAACATATCCCATTCTTTTATGAAACTCATTTTTTATTTCAATGAATTTATTCATTACTGGATTCCAACTCATTAAACAGCCTCCTCAATAATCCTCTTGGTCTTGGGTTACTCCACCAACCCGACACAAAATCATAATTATCTTTATCATGAGTATAATGACCTCTATACGTTTTTAATTCGGGAGCAAGCCTATCTATTACTTTGTTATATTCAATATGGTCAAATGGAGCTCTTATATCATAATCGTCTTTTGTACTTATATCAAAACGAATATCGTCTAAGTCGGATTCTTGAGCGTTATACTTCATATACTTGACTGCCTGATGCTCTCCCCAATTTATTAACCCATCTTCTAATTCATTTAAAGTAATAAATCGTTCAGATTCATCATATATAGAAATTTTATCGGAATGTATGGATAAAAATTCTTTCATTTCTTCAACGGAAGTATATGCGTCGTTGTGTTGATTAAACAAAGGCTTCCATCCACCACTTCTACGTCCAATACAAATTTCATAGCCAAAACAAGGTTCGTCCACAAGTCTATACTCATTAAAGAAATACTTCTCAACAAATTCCTTGTTTTGTGTATGTATGTAATATTTTGTACTCACTATATTTTCTACCCTTCTACCTATACATTCTCCGTTTCATCCGATGAAAAGTTTATTTACTTATACAAATTTAACACCTAATTTTGCACTTGCCTTTGCCACATTCCTAAAAAGTTCATCTACTACATCATATTTCATTTGACGAATTTCAGAATTAACCATGTCTTGAAGAATTTTTATAAACAATCTATTGCTTGCTAGGAATAAACCTATCTCCTCATTATATGTATCATCTTTATGGCAACAAGCCTCTGCTTTATATTTCCCACTTCGTACTTGAATCTTTTTGCCATCGGTTCTGTATTCATAAACAAATGCATAAAATCTTCCATCATTGTTGAAGTAATTCCCACCATTTTTCTTTCTCCATTCGCTCCACTTGTGAACTTCATCAAAATATTCTGCACACACATCTTCTGAGATACAGCCTTCATATTTATTTTTGTATCTAAAAGAAATTATGCCGTCTTCTGACACATCAGTCACTTCGCATATTGCACCAATATGTCTAAGTGTACCTATTCCCTTTTTCAATTTTATCTTATCGCCCTTCATCATGTCGCAACACTCTCCCTTTGAAACATTGTTTTCATCTATTTATATTCTCCGAATCAAAACCATAATCGCCAAGCTTTTTATCGACCGCTCTATCAAAATCTGTAGAAAGAAATTGAAGAAATTCTTGTTTTGCTTTCATGATATTCTCTGCTATTATCGTATATTCTTTATTAATTGTCAGCTTATATAGCCCATTCATACATATAATATCCATAACATTACTCCTTTTTAGTTGTAAGAATTGCACCATCACCATAACTCCACGACACATTGAATGAAGTCATATTATCTGTATTAATCTTTTCGCCACGATGTATAATCATTGGCATTTGACCCATATCACTCATCTTTTTTGATGGTATAAGAACAATTGAATCATATGCCTTTCCATCTTTAAAATTATTTTTGATAAGGCAATCAACTTGTTCTTCAAGCAACTTTACTCTATCTGAATCTTCAGGCTTATCAATTATAGTTTTATTAATTATTTTTAATTGATCTCTGATAACAGTCATATCCCACCGAATATCACAAATCACTTTTCTTATACAGTTAATGTTTCTAAAAAATCCCATAATCTTTATCCTCTTTATTTAATATTCTCTATTTGAACTGTTTATTGTTATTTTGTCTTTAACTCTGTTGAGATATTATTTGCTCAAACATTTCATCAACAGAATCTAACAAATCATATCTTTTGTCAAACGCAGCCGTTGAACTCTTTGCAAATTTTCGTTCTACCATGTCTATATAATAGGTCATTGTACCATCGTCACCCATATAGAACTCATTCCATTCTTCGTCCGTCATTAATCTTCGCGCATTTAATTGTTCAATGGCTAAATTATCAAAACTAACAACATTAAACTTTTCAATAATATTCGAAAGATTTTCATACAACCAGCTTTGCCTAATTTCAATATTCTCATGGTCTATATCATAAAAATCATCACCACGTCTTAAATGTTTATATCCCAAAATCAAAATCTTCAAATTATTATTCTCCAACGCCTGTATGTCTGATGGCTTTAACACACCATTGATTACATGAATGACTGCATTAGGATATTGTTTGATAAGTTTAATAAAGTTTTCTGTGGGAGTTACAAGTGAAACTCCTAAACCATATATGAGCTTTTCATTTACAAGCTTCTTTATCAAGCCTTGTTTTTTTTCGAAATGGATTTGATTTACTGTCATATTTACAATGACTTTTCTATCTTTTAACTTTTGTAAAAATGGAATTAAATCAGGATGACTTGTGGCATCTCCGCCGCCGAGTGCAACTTCTTGATATGGATGCAAGGTATCAACGAATTTTTCATTCATAATATCACCAAACTTACCGTCTGTTGTACTTCCTTCATGACAGAACGGGCAGCCCATATCACAATAATTTGTTATTTTTATATCCATATTTTCTGCAAAGGCAGCCTGAAATTCATCATCATTTGTTTCTCTTATTTTTGTTCCATCTTCAAATATAGCAGTTCTAAAATTTCCATTCGTGTCACTCCCTAAAATTTTCATTTTTACCTCCCAAATATCCTTCATACTTTTCATTCACTATAATGTTTTGACTCTTAATCAACCATCATATCCGTATTTACCGAACGCAACAACTCGGTCTCCACTTTTGGTTGTATATTTATCTACGAAAGTTTCCAGATAGTCACAACATCCCCATTCCTCATAAGTTTTTGCATCTTCATTTATAAGATCATTCTCTTTCGCATATTTTGTATAATATCTTTCTTTCGCAGTCTCTGATAATTCTGACCAATCTTTTGAATACTCATCTTTATTATCCTCATACTCTTGAGCTGCAGATTCCTTATCTTTATTTGATAGTTCACTTGCTTTTACGAAGGTTTCGCCATCCTCATCGAATAGGACTTTACCATTCTTCCATTGTTCAAATTCTTCCTCACTACACATTGTTAATGAATGAGTGCTTGATGAGTTGGTTTCAAATATATTTCTTCTAATTTGTCTTTTCATTTTCTCTACCTCTTAGTTATCTATTCTCTGTCTGTGTAAATTGAGTTACCTCTTTTAAATCAACATATCTATCAATGTAATCAAGAAGCTTATCTTTATTTTCTTCTTTTGTAAATTCCCCTACATATTCAATAGAATCTACATCTATACAATTAATCATTTCATTAATGTCCAAATCTAAAATACCAGCTATTTCTTCTATTTGTTTTGGAGATAAAAACAATCTTCCGTCTAAAATTTTTCCGATATCTTTTGTAGAATATCCGCTTTCTTCAGCCAACGATTGAATGCTCTTATTCTGTTCCATCATTTTTAGTTTAATGAAACTTCCTATTTTGTGAAAATCATTCATAATTTACTCCTAAATTCTTCCTTTGAAATGTTTCTTTCAATCAATACTCTTTACACTTTTGATAACCTATTTTCTGCCCACTCACATTGATTCTTAGAAATTTCACTGCCTATGTAACTTATACTCAACTCTTTACAAGCAACAGCCGTTGTTCCCGTTCCCATAAATGGATCATATACAATTCCATCCTTGCAACCATATATGTTTAAAAGTTGTTTACATAAATCACTTGAATAAGTTGCTTTATTGTATGGACATGAACCATCATTATTTTTGGCTTCAATGAAATTAAAAATATTACCATACGAAGCTTGTCCCGTTTTTCTATGGCTCACAATAGGCTTGTTGCAATAGAACGTATCAATTTGGTCTTTTTTACAAAACACAAATACAAATTCAGTAATTCTGGTAAGTTTATTAGGACTACAATTGTTTGGCATTGCAGAACTTTTCTTCCATGTAATTACATCAGCAATTGTGAATGGAGTTTGTGTGATAATTGTATTTATAGCTTTAAACATTCCATCTCTATTGTTATTTCCATAAGAAAGATTATATAAAACAGTTCCATGTTGATTTAAAATTCTATCAAATTCCAAAAATAATTTATGAGTAAAATTACAATATTCTTCATCAGTCATATTGTCTACATGTGTATCATATCTCAAATAAGGAAATTTACTTGAAGCATTATTTGACTTCATAAGAGTATTTGATTTACATTGCTTTTTATTCGTGTTATAAAATGGAGAGGTTAATATGTTTGCACATAATTCACTGGACATTCTCTCCATGGTTTTAAAACAATCTTCATTATATATCCGATTTAATTCCATACTGTTTTAGGAGTAAACTATAGTTTTTAGTGCGCACAAACCTCTTACTCCTTTCATATTTTATAATTTAAAATTGAATTATCGGGCGAATAGCCCAAAGACGTAGTAAATACTACACAAAATTATTCTCTATTTAAAAATCAAAATGAAAGCAAAATTTCAAGCTTAAATATATACTCTTTTGCCTTTTACTTTAATGTATCTGCCTTTTGTGGTGAAATAACAATCCTTTAGAACTGTTTGTTCTATATAACCACCACTTTTATATTTTAAATAAACAGAATCACCAAAGTCTTTAACCACCGTACCATCAGGAATATCGAACGGTGTCTCTTTTATATATTTTTCAATACATTTTGAACAATACTTCACTGTTTCCAAATCAATAATTAAAACATCTTTTTTTCCTAAAGAGTGTCCACAATTTTCACAAAATAATTCTGCTTCTCGATTCGGAAATTTTGATTGCGGACATTCTTTATATTTTCTTTTACTTTTGTCCAATTTGTTTTTCGCTCTATCACATAACAAACTCATAATAATTCCTCCTACCTATCAATCTTATGCCATCATCATTCCACAACTTTTGGGTGTTTCAATACTTTCTGAGCCATCATACTCATGAATATAAAACATTGTACCTTTTGGAATCCAAGCGATTTTTAAATTATTATAACCGCCCATCCAAACACCGTGGTATCCAATTCTTTTAAGATACATTTCCATCTTTTGAATATCAGGGTGTTCAGTTAACCAATACTCTACGATTCTTTTATCATATGCTAATTCTTTATCGCCCATAGAACTCCACCCAACTCCATAACCAGGACTGTATAATACACCCAACTCGTTATTCTCATTATAATATCGCATGACGATGCCTTTTTGTTCGTCAGACGGATTTTTATAGTCTTCATAATTGGCTAATTGTTCCGCAAGTTCTTTGCATTCATTTCCCACATATTCTGTCGTGCGGATCTCTCCTCCTAAAGAACATATATCTGATAGCATTTTTTGTTGATATATTTTATCACTTTGGTCTGGAAAAGCTTTTAATACAGAATTCCAATCTGGTTTATCTTCACAATGAGAACAGTCAAATCCAAACCACCACAAATCACTACTAATAGGATATGAAGAATTCTCTCCACCACCCGAATATGTAAGACCTCCATGACAATAAAAATGCGACATGCAATCCATATAAGCTACATTATACAAAGGATGTCCTTTCGGAACTCCCACATAACCACATCTATGTCCTCTTGCTAAAAGCAATACAACACATTTTAAACCTTTGTATTTAAACTCTTTTTCAACAACGTAACCTTTCATAAATTCCTCCTATAATTAAACCAGGTCATCTTCGTCGAAGATATTTGCATTCATATATACATTCTCCTTTTTATTTAAACTTAAATAAAACTTTAGCAAATTGAATTGGCTGTATAATTTCTGTCCCACATTGAGAACAATATAATTTTTTAGGAATATCTGTAATCACTTGATAACTTTCTTCTGTTGAATTACCACAACGTGGGCAACAAATTTTTATATATGGTTTTCCTCCAAGATTGAAACAAGTTTTTATTAATTCATATTTTTCGTCTCTATCTTTTGCATCTTTAACCATTACAATATTCTCCTTGAAATCAGGTTTTCATTCTTTTGTCTCTATAACAGTCACCGTGCCTTGAATGATCCCCAAGTTAGACGACTCTTTAAATGTATGTGTTTCTGCAACATCGTCCTTTGTCATAGGACGTGTAAGATACCACAATGAATCATCTTTCCATGTTATTTCCTCTAATTTCAGATTTGGATCTAATTCAATAGTTGTAGAACCACCCCATTTTCTTGTTGTTGCTTGACAACCTGCCAAACTCAATGTTGCCATAATTGCCAATGCTACGCAAATTTTCTTTTTCATAAGTTTATTCTCCTTTTTATTTATTTGTCCAAAATCACTTCACAAATTGTGGATTCCGGTGATTCATTTACATGTATAAATGAATTTTTATCATCTTTTAATACTCTTGGAAATATTATTGTGCCATTAATTTCTTCTCCATTCAAATCTTTAAAAGGACAATTATGTACCTCTATTCTATATGTCCCATCACTATTTTTTATAAGAATCATTTCTTCGCCATAAACATTCATAAATTATTTCCTCATATCACAATTTGCAAAACTCAAATTCTTCACCACAACTACATTGAATTGTGCCAGAAACTCCTATGCTTGTCGGAACAAAATGGTAAGTATATCTACCGCCAATAAGACCGCCTGCATGAAGTCTATCTTCTAATGTTTTAAATCCATGGACTTCAGTGTCATGCTTTTCTTGCCATTCTTTAATCGCTTTTTGCTCTCTTTCCGAAATAGGGAAGCCACGTCTCAAATCTTTTTTCATTATGTCCAACTCTTGTTGCATTTTCTTGACTTCTTCATCTTTGTTATATTCTTCTTTTAAATATTGATTTTCAGTTTCAAGTTGTTCAATTCTTAATCTATTGTTTTCGTTTATTGCCTTAATTCTGTCAAGGCATTCGTCAAATTTCCCTACCATTAACATACATTGCCCTCCTTCTATTCTCTTGAAAGTAATATTTAATCGGCATCTTCTCTCAACACTATATCTCTATATTCTTCACCGGAAATCTTGCCAAGCTTCATATCTACATAAGTAGCCAATTCATGAGTACGAATAAAATCACAATCCTGTAAACAATCTCGTATATCATCACAAGCTTTACTTGAATTATAACCTTGGCTTTCTCTTACAAGAGTATCACTCATTCTACGAGTTACATTGCGGTATTGTTCGATGATGTAAATTAGTTGTTCTTTGGACAACTTCCTTAATCGTCCTAAAATATCTTCCCACATATGATTATTCTCCCAATTCTAACAACTTATTAACCAAGTCTTGTAATCTTGAATTATTCGGATATTTCTTTGCCATATCTTCATAATACGTAACTGTTTTGTATTTATTGATTTCTTGCTCCAATTCCTTTTCAATTGTAGCTTTCTTTTCTGCCGTCTCTTTTAATCTTTTTTCTTCTATATGTCTTTTGTTATACGCATCCATATTCACAACACCAATAACTTGTCCAACTATTTCTTTATCACAATCTTCAATAGGAAAAACACGTTTAATTTCTCCAAGTACCCTTGCATTTTCATTTCCCCATCCATTCACAACAACCAACCATGAATCACATATTAGCTTTGCTTCGTCATCATACAATGCAACTGCATAATCATCGCATGCATAATCGTCAAACAAATTAACAATTGCCACTTTATTAAAATCTTTCATATTGTACCTCCATATCTTTTCCTCTTGAAATTAAGCTTTAATCTCCTATTTCAATTTTCTCTCCAACGTATTTCTGAACATATTCTTGAACATTCTCAGGATACGAATCTACGACATAATCTGTATCAATTGTTATCTTCGTAATAATATTCTCCGTCTTATCCAAAAATATATTGCCAACCGTACCACCTGGAATTCGTATGTACAAAAGTCTTTGTTTCATATCCGCTTCAGTTACCAATATATAATGTCCATATTCATATTCGTCAATCATTTTCTTATCAAAACCAGCCAAATCATCAAGTTCTTTGGTTAGCCTACAATGATATTCATGAGAAAGATATTCGTTTAATTCTAAATAACAATCATATCTATGAGTTAGTTTCATATCATTTCCGCCTCCAATTTTTCTATCGTGATTTTATATTTCTCACAATCTTCTGTTTTAATACCAAGTAATTCATCTATAGCTAATACAACTATAGATGAATATGGAGTCTTATTAGTTTCAAATAACCACGTATCACTATATTCTCCAACATATCCGATAAATTCTTTCTTTTCTCCTATGTTCATTTTAATTCTCCTTATTATATTGATCCCATGCATCTAACACTGTAAGAAACATCTCGCCTTTTTCAGTCAACCAGCAACCTCCGATACTGCTACCATGCTCCGTAAAGCCACGGTCATCCAAAATGTATGCCATGAATTGTAATAAGCCCCACTGTATATCATCTTGATCATCTATATTCAATTCTGTCTTATATCTTTGTTGCACTTCATCATAATCACACTTGTTGTCCTTCCAATCTTTTCGAATATGAAGATATTTGCGTATAACATCTAATGTATCATTAGGGCAACCGCAACCGCACAATCTTAATACGTCATATGAATAATAGTCTATTAATGGGTCGATTAGAGATTCTTCATACCATTCTTCTCTATTACCAACTATAACCTCATTCTCCAAGGAAAGATTAGATTCTTTTTTTATAATCTTTTCTGCAATTTCACTCAATAACATATTTTGTTTTTACCCTTTCATATATTGCTTAATTTCTTCATTCGTTGCAATCTTCACTTCACTAAGCAAATATTCTCCACACCAACTTTCTTTATAGCCCGAAACCATAACCACATCTTCTTCATCCTCCTCTGTTACGCATTGATAACAAGCCACTGTACCCAATCTCTTTGTATTTCCTACTTGAACAACAACAAATGTTCCTGTATTGATTGGGAATGTTTTTGTAAAACTCATCATGATACTTCCTTTCGTGGATATTCCCCTATAGATAACAAATATAAAACATAAAAACAATCAGCCACATCGTGTATTTTTTCAATGAGGGCTCCATGAGATGAATATATCTCAAAATTATTGACATCTACAATGCGTACAATCAGGTATGAATGTGTTATGTCTTTATAATCATAAACACAGTCAATTTTTATTTCTTCCATAATAGAAATTCTCCGTTAAAAACAATAATTTAACTCTATAATTAATCAGCCAACATTAATCAACGTATCTTTTCAATCCTGTTGAAAAATACGGAATTGGCATTCTTTTAAATTGATACTTCTTTACTCTTTCATCTATTATATTTTTAATATCCGTATTATCAATTTCACCTGTTCTAATATACTTGTCCATTACAGAATACTTAAATCCTAGTGCGTCTTCATCTGTACTTCCACACAAGCCATCGGACGGAACTTTTTCAATTAATTCTTTTGGTAATCCAAGTTCAAAACCAATAGCTTTAACTTCTTCAACCGTCAAATCACTCAATGGTGAAAAATCTCCAACAGCGTCTCCCCATCTGGTTTCCCAAGATAAAAGAGTTTCTGAAAGGTTACAAGTATTTGCCACTCGTCCATTAATGGTTTGAGACACAGCATAAAGTGTAGCCATTCTAATTCTCGCCGGCAGATTCGTAGATGTTTGTTTCGACCATTGATTGTTCAACTTTGGTTTTACTTCATTTGCCAATGTGGAAATCGTATCGCCAATATTTACAATGCAATTATTGATATCTAAATGTCTAACAAGCTTATAAGAAAAATCAATGTCTGACTGCTCACCTTGTGGCATAAGAACTCCAAATACCCTATCCTTTCCAAGAGCTTCAACACATAATGCGGCTACAACAGAAGAATCTTTACCGCCCGAAATGCCTACCACTGCACAACATCCCTTACCATTCTCATTAAACCAATCCTTAATCCACTGTACAATCTCATTCTTTACTTTCTTTGCATCAAAATTATTCATGTGTAATCTCTCCCTTTTCGATTTTCTCAATTAATGTCAATAGTTCATGATATACCTGAATTAGTCCTCCTCTATCATCAATATAAACATTGGCATAAATTTTTCTTCCTGAAAATGCAACCGAAGCATCACAATTGATACCTCTATATTTAATGTGATTATCATTCAGATATTTTTCAATCATCTCATATTTATCTTCGCCGTTGCCAGTAAAGATAATTACTTCTGAATAGTTCTCCCATCTTTGCAAAAGGTGAATAACATTTTCATATGTTCTACCCTTTTTATGAAAATCATAAATCGTATCATCAAAATCTACACAAAAGATGAGCTTTCCATATTTCTTAAACTCTTCTTCTAGTCTATTATAAGAATTATTAGCTTGAAGATAAAAATCCATTTTATTTTCCTCCGTACATTCTATTTCTGATATCCATAAAGGAATCCTCTCTTATCAATTCTCCATTTTTAAATACAGTAGTAAGCAAACTGTCATCACTCATTTCAAGTAATTGGTCTTGACATTTTAATTCGCCGTCTTCATAATAGACTTTACAACAACCTTTATGAGATTTCTTTAGATGAGTTGTATCTGTCTTTGGGTCTTTGAAAATCATTAATTTCTTACCATTAATTACTCCATAAGTTGCTTTCATAGCAATTCCAAAAGTATCTCTCGTAGCAACTATCATCTTTCCATTCTCCATAATTGCCGTAAAACAAAAAGCTCCTACACCATAAGCAATATTATTGGCTGCAAATCCACGTTTCTCCAACTCTCTCCAAATTGTTTCTACATTAGAAAGGGTACAGCCATCACCGTAAATGATTCCTATATGAGGGTTTAACTCTTTATATCCTTTACTATTTATAGAGCCACCAAAGATATCCCATAGTCTTTCAACTGTTTTAACTGAAATTTCTACAATATCACCACTATCAGGACGAACCAGAAGTTTACCATTATGATTCATAATTTCTTCTTTACATTGCGGAAGAATATTATTTATCATATTCCAATAATCATATGTATCTGAGACCATACTAAATGATGTATTTGGATAAAGTTCAGTCAAAAGTCTCTTCACGAATGTAATTTCATCTCCGTCAATAGAGAAATTTGCACCCATAACAGAATGTTCTGTCGATACAGCACCTAATCCAATTCCGTTCTTTTTACAATCAGCATTATAATATTTATCTATATAGTTAATCGCCGGAATTGTTGATGTTTTATTGAACGAAAGTAGCCACGAAGCTGAACATCTTACAGCTTCATCCATACAAGACATTCCTCTCATACCAAAGTCTGCACAAGCCACGTCTCCCGACAATCCATCAGTTGTTTTATCGTACCAATAATCCGCAATCTCACGATACATATGACCGATTGTTGCATGGCAACAAGGTTTCCATAGTTCAACCTGTAGGATACATTCAATCCACTGTACAAGCCAAGCAAAATCATCATTTGTATTTGTAATCTCAATGCATGGAACTCCCATTGGTACAAGTGTTCCTTCTGACAAAGCTCTTATCTCTAGTGGTAAATATCCTAATCTATGCAATTGGACAATCTTGTCTAAATCATAATTGTCCTTACCAATCTGTATATCCATTGAATCAGTGTAAAGAGACACCATTTCATCTTCTGGCAAATCGAAGAAATTTTCTTGGAAATATCCCATTAAATATTCTTTGATAAATGCCTGTAATCCAAAGAAAACCATCTTGTTTCTGTTCTCTAACATTGATCTTCGAGGCACCCAATATGATACTAGCTTAGTTAATCCTTTGGGATACATTCGCGAGTGGCACTGTTTATAAGTGTCTGATAGTAGCAACGCCATTGTATTATTCATAATTCTTCGACCTCCATAACTGTTATTTTTTCATGATTACCCTTAAACAAACTATTTGTCGTAAACAGTCTGTTCACAGTATTATTCTCCAAAGATTTAATTAAAGTACCTTTTTCTTTGTCAAGAATTGAGTTTTCTGTATGTGTAGCATATGCGTAAATTTCTTTTACACCATTTTTCTTCAATTCTTCTGCACTATAATACAGCGAGCCACCATAAGCAATAATGTCATCAATCATTAACACGGCTTTATCAGCTAAATCAATTCCATTCGTTCTGATGTCTAATCCGAGAATTTTACCAGTTTTCCAATCTCGTTTCTTTTCTCCATAACAGTATTGAAGTTCAGGAAATAAATCAGAATATCTTTTTGCCGCCCCTGCATCTGGGAAATAAAGAACAAGATTTCTCTCTCCAATTTTTGCAATTGCCTGTTCAATATATTCCTTTGGATTTTCCTCAAAACAATTATTAAGCAATGCCGTAGAAACATCACTATGAGCATCTAAGACATAGACACCCGAAAAGTTTAACCCGTTAATAAATTCACAAAAATATCTTAGAGTAAATACTTCGTCATTATTTTTAACTCTATCCATTCGAGCATTTGGAATATATGGAAGATTCAAATAGTAATTCACATTTGTTTTAAACCTTTCAAGATGTTTCTTGATTAACATCAGATAAAACATCTCATCATTACTTTCATATATCCAATCAAGCCAAATACAGGGCGAACCGTCATAATCATATTCTCCAATACTATTCACATCAATATTTATTCTCGGTGTCCCATCAGGGAATTTATTAATTGTTACAATATCTCCATTAATTTTAATCATATTTATTCTCCAATCTTTCTGTACTCTGTATAAACTTCATTTTCGCAATAGTATAAATTGTAATCATTTTGCTCAATATACCACCAACGCTTTTGGTGTCCTTCTTTTAAATATTCTCTACAATAATCAGTTTCTTCATAGTGATTATCCATCATTTGTCTAAAACTTAATTCATCAATATTATCTGAATCATGACAATAAGTTGCAATCTTATCTATTAAATCTTTTGTAAACCGTTCTGTAACTACAAAAACAACTCTGACAATCTGCCCACTATGATTCCGTTTGATTGTTTTTAATTGCTCGAAATCATGTAAATGATATACTATTCTCTCAAAAAACAGATAAGGAACTCCATCTACATTCGGCATGCTTGTATGCAATTCAATATTAATACCCTCTGTTATTTCAAAAAATCTCTTGTACCAATCAATGTGATTTTCAAAATTCCATAATGGATCTCCTCCACCAGAGATAGAGACCCAATTACACTTATTATCTTCTATCTTTTTCTTTAACAAATTCAACCCATCAAGTGTAGTCTTAGGAATATGAAGATTATTGTTTTTTACAATACAATATGGGCATGAATAATGACACCCAAAATTGGTTATTACACTCATATACTTGTCCATATTTATTCTCCAATTACATTAATCTGACAACTCTTCATAACTTCCATCGCAGCCTTATGTTTTTTTGGTGTAACTCCGGCACAACAAGAAGCATCTACTGTTATTTCAGTGTCAGGGAAAGCACTTCTCAACATTAGCGCATTTGATATCACACATATGTCCGAACATAATCCTACTATCTCTATTGAACCTTTGACTCCCTTGTCCAATATTTTTGCTATCTTGTCTACAAGTTTCATTGAACCAAATATTTCTTTTTCTATAAAAGCATAATTTTTAGATTTTAATGCATTTCTTATAAATGAATTTATCAACCAACCCTCGGTATTTGCAATACAATGCTCTACCGGTAAATGTCTTCCTTCCAAAGTTTCAAGATAATCATCTGAGTGCGTATCTAATGTCAGAAATATTACTCCATCAAATTTTTTAATTTTTTCACAAACAGGCTCAACAATATTTCGTGCTTCCTCTGTACCAAGTGATCCATCTATAAAGTCATTTTGCATATCTACTACAACTAATATCTTTTCCATATTATATATCCTTTCTTTTATACTACATATTGTATTTGATTGTTTATCTAACCACTATATATTGGTTATCTTTTGCATTGAAACTGCCGTTTCAATTAGTTCTGTATATATTGAAAAATTGTTGGCTTATCACAGTATTCATCTATAACTTGCATAACTGCCTGTCTTGTCCAATTATTCTCACAACACTTGGCAAACCATTGCTCCAGCTTTTCAATATCATCACTCCCACCATAATCTCTCAAATCTCCGAATACCGAAACTGTAGTAGATGCCATCTCATTTTTAATAGGATTATGCCAAATGCTCATTTGAAGACTGCCTTCGCTACCCATTGGAAGAAACTCTTGTTGAACCCATTCGTCAGAATCGTCATAATCAAAATCTGCCATCTCTCCCCAATCAACCGTTCTTCCAAACTGTTCGATAATCTCATTGTCAGAAATCTCACCTATACTGTCTATTCTAAATATTGCCGCCACATGTGTCCATCTGCTCATATATTTATTCTCCTTTTTCATATCCATTTCTAATAATGTGTAGTTCTCTCATCAAATTAGAAGTTGAGTACAAAGCTGATTCATCACTTAATTCTTTTAAATTCTGCAATGTATCTTTCAAATTTTTATCAATTTCTTTTGTATTATCAGAACATGAATAATCTCGCTCCCTCATTTCTGCTGATGCTGTCACTTTCCAAAATAATGAACAAGCCACTTTCTTGACACTATAATTTACAGGACATTTATCGTAAACTTGAATGTCGGCAACCGATATTGCTTGTGTGCCATACTTTGTTCTACACAAAATAATATCGCCAGGTTCAATCAGCGTAATAAATTTATCCCAATTGTATTTTCTATCATGCGGAATTCTCCAAACATACACTTTATTACTACCATTGACGTGTTTGCCATAGATATAAGTCGTTGGATAATCTCTATAAGTAGATTTTACCTTGACTTCAACTTCCTCTATATTATTCTCCTTATAAACGAGATACATAATATATCCATCAATCAAAATATTATTTGAAGAAAGTACAATATCTCGGTCGGCTTTTTCAAATACATCAAAATAATCTCTACATTTCTGTAGTTTTCTTTCAGATACATGAGTTCTTGCAAACGCATCCGAAATCTTTATATCCGACAATTTCATAGTTTTTGTTATCATAACAATATTCTCCTTTGTGTTTAATTTTCGGCAATCGAAAGGTTAAGTTTTAGATTTAATTTTTCACATATATCACAAATTTGAGAAAGAGAAAAATCATAATCACCACTTTCATAATTGGATAGCATTGAAGGACTTACTTCCAAATAACTTGCCATATCTTTTGAGGTCAAGCTATGTTTTAACCGATATTCCAATAATGTTGTCGAAAGTGTATATTGAATATCGTAATAGTATGATTTTGATGCACTCATATCAGCACATAATTTGTTGAGATACTCGCCAGCATTGACCAATTCTATATCATCGCTCATTTATACTACCTTATTCCCCTTACATCACAACACCAATGTTATTAATTTGTCTATTCTCACTTGTACTCTTTTGAATTTCTCCATTGATTTTACAATAGAAACTTCCACCGCCATCAACTTTAATAACATCTGAAAATCCACAGTCTTTAATTTTGTCGTAAACCTCTCCACTTGTGATACAATTCGAGGTCTTCGTTTCAATGTAAAAATAATAAATATAATTGTCTTTGATACCCAAAAATCCGTGAACAGTTGGTCTAACTATCGAATTATCCCAACCTTCGTCCAAATATTCTGTCGTTACTCTCAATCCATCAATTATAATCGGAGCACCCGAAACGGCATATTTAACATCTTCATCATATAAACTGTTGTACTTATCAATAAAAACTGTATTGTCATTACAAATAATCAATGTAGACACGTCTTTTGTTTTAAACTGAGCAGACGCATTTTGACTTGCATAGAAATAAACCTTATTATCCTTGACTTTTCGTTCCTTCAAATATTTCAAACATGGCGATGAAAGTGTGTTTTCATCTGTGTCGGCTACAAGGTTTGCCACTGGCAAAGTAAAGAAAATTCCATCCTCTTTGAAGTTTGCAAAATAACCAAGATTAAAATATGTATCTTCGTCCAAGTTGCTCTTTGATTTATCAACCAATTTAATTTGGAATCTATTTGATGGTATTCTCAACATACAAATACCATTATGCGAAACTATCTTTGTTTCATTTTTATTCAATAGTTTAGAATATCGGTTAATAATCACATTCAAATCGTCCAAGTGAACGAGTTTCTTCCTATTAAATATGTCATTCCAATATTCAATTTCGTCGTCAGGAATAACACCATCGTTCTTCAATACCTTTGTTTGCTTTTCCAATGTAATTGGATAAACTACTTTACCATCTGGGTCAAACACTTTATATCCCTGTTGCACCCTTTCTTCTGTGCATTCTTGAATAGCTTTTTGCTTGTCCGTATATGCACAAATTTGTGAACTATCCCACTTACCATTGTTCCAATTTTTACGCACTCTATAATATCCCATTTGTTCACTCTCCTTATTCTTCATCAAGACGTTGTTGGTATTCAGTAAAATACCATTCTAATTCGTCTCTAAAATTTTTAACCGCCTTTGACACTTTATCTTTCGTTGTAAAGTAAATAATATTTGGTTCTCTTCTTCGAGAGCATCTTCCTATTTCAAATAGACTGGAACGATAGTTATATGCAATAAAATATTTAATAATCCCCTCATTTTTCCAATCAGATATAGAAATAGGCTCGTCGTTTTGTGCCTGCCATTGTCTTAGTTGACGGAGTAATCTGTCTGCTCTTGCATTGTTCTCAGCAATGGTTTTATCGCTGTAATAATTGCCTACATCATAACGATTTTGGTCAAATAGGACGGTATTCTCATCTTCTATTACTAAATCTATAGTATTGACAAAATAATGCTTCTTATTGTTACATTCTTCTCTTCCCTCATACCCAGTTCTAGGTTTATCCTCAAGCAATCCCAACTTTTTTAACTGCTCAACCAGTCCCAACTCTTTCAGCTGTCCTTCCGATATTTCAGCTTGAACGGTTTTACCATTTGCATTAATCGTTACTTTCATATTAACTATCCTCCTTATTTGTTGACCTATTCTGCAATAACTGTTTCTATCTCTATATCATCTTTGTCATTACTTTTTCTTAATAGGGACGTGTTATATTCTTTGACTGCTTCAATGTAGCGAGCCAGCATTGCTTTTGCTTCTTCTGCATTAATGCACTCACGAGGTACAATACTGTCATCATATTCTTTCGCACGACCTCTTATGTTTATAAAAGCTGGTGTTAGTTCTGGGCTACTTATACTCGTAACCTTAATCCCATTAGACGCGCAAAATTTAAAATCCCCTCGTTTAATCTCGTTTCCCTGCTCCAACACTTTCATTAACAATACATTTTCGATTCTCCAAAATTTAATTTTTAACATTTTATTCTTCCTCCGCAAACTCGTCTAAATATATCTCAAACTCGTCCTCTGTTTCATCTACGAACGCATATACCGCTCTGTCCTTACCTCTTTGAGAACCACTAACAAAAATACTCTCATAACTACCTGCTTGCTTTGTGAATGTATCTTCGTCAATTTCTTCTACTTTAAAAAATCTCATTTCATTTCCTCCATTATTTCATCTACACATTTTGCACAATAACAGCCTTCAAGACCTTCTATTTTGTATAGAAAACTCATCCACATTCGATTTCATATGCCTTTATCAACACATCTTTTGCAAGAACCTTGACCTTCGCCCTCGCAACATGTAGCTTTTACTTTTTTTAAATCATTCATTTATTTTTTCCTTTCAATCTTTTTACAATCTCTGAACACTTGTTAATATAAGATCTTGTTACTCGACCACCGTTTATTTTCTTTTTATCTTTTTCGTTAATAGATACTTCAAAAACATTAGATTTGCTTATTTCTTTCATCATTAATATTCTCCTTTTTTATTTTTCATTTTTAACGCTTCTTTAAATTCTTGTTCGGTCATCTTATCGCTGTTTCCGATGTACCTTGTATATCCCTTATTAATACTTTCTCCCATTGTTTTGAAAGCATTTGACAAACCTCTAAAACTTTCAGCACATACTTCTGCACTTTGACCAAAATCGTCTATCTCCGTTGAAACAGATTTTTCGTTGCCATTGCAATAATGTAAAATCAACGCAAACATTCCTGCCCCACCGGCGAAACCAATTATCATAGCCAATAGTAACATTAATACTTCTTTCATAGTTATATTCTCCTTATTTCTTTTTTGTTTTCTTCTTTAGCTTGACTTTAAGTCGCTCCATCAACTTGTATTCTTCGCTATCCCACAATCCATGGGCTAACAAACTGTCTTGTTTATTACACACTAGTTCTAATAGTTTTTGATACTCTTTTTGTTTCATGCTTTTTCTCCTTTCTGTACTTTCCGTTACAATAATCTTTTAACACTTCATATGATATACGTCTATATTGATACGGAGTATTCTTAATTGCTTTAATCTCATTTGGAAAATTTTTATCTTTAAATTTACTTATATCATCTTTAAACAACTCAAGAATTTGTCTATTCTTTTTATAAATATCTCTCTTTACATCTAATTTCTGTTCATAGTATTCGAGTCGTTGTGCCGCAATTGCACTTAATTTTGTTTTATCATTCTTTTTAAAATGACGTGTATCACAAATTCTCAAATCCATTTCTTTTTCGAGATATCTCATATTCTCATATTGTTTATCTATTTCACTTATGATTTTGCTTGCCAATTGTAAGATACTTGCCATATCAACATCTAATATATCTACTTCTAACTTGTTATAATATGTATATGGATTTCTCTTATCTGGTAAATGAGGTGCTTTTAACAATCCGTCTATATCCATAGACTTAATGTTATTTATATCACTTGGTTCTTCTTCACCACAATCCTCTGGCTTCTCAATTGGTACATATCCATCCGTCAATTCAACTACACGACTTCGTTTTGAACTTCCTTTCAAGAAATTTTGTACTCTTTTGGTCTTTAAGAAACCCAATGCAGCTGGGAAGGTCTCAAACGAGTTGGCTAAAGTCGGATTACCCGACCATGCCAATCGCCCATTTGGATTGGTTCTAACGTATTGTTCTCCATTAGTGATTACATATATCATTGAGCATCGCCACCAATCTTTATAATGTAATGATACAAAACAGTTATATCATCTTTGTAACAATTATTCTCGTGCATATGTCCACAATACCATGCTCCATAGTGAATATTCTCTTGGATTTCTTGAAGATAATTCGTTAATCTATCCGATTTCAATTTATCAAAGAAACCTCTACTCATATTCATTACATCTAAAGTCTTTGTTGGTGGGCAATGTGTTATAATATAATCCACTTTGTTATCATATTTAGTCAAATTCTCAATACCTTCGTCCATTTCCTTTTGCGATGGTAATTCTTCTTGCCACCATGATATATGGTTTACACGAAACATTTTACAATAGTCGTATTGCCATTCCGCAATTCTTGGATCATCAGTTTCTAAAATCCCGTCACTAATATCATGAGATTGTGCTCCACCAAATGTAAAGAATGTTTTACCGTTAATAGTAAATACTTGTCCTCTCATCAAATGAATTATATGTGGGCGAATTTTATGTACCTTTCCGCCAATCCATTCTTCAACCGACAATTTCTTTAGTCGGTCAAAATTACTATGATTGCCGTCTACAAATAATGTAGTCCATGGTTGACTTTCAAGCCAATCAAGGTTATTCCTTTCAATATCAGTGTCGTGCCAATAACCAAAGTCACCACACACAATGACATAATCACTTCGATTTAAACTTTGTCCTATCGGAAAACATTCAGGTTTAAACCGATTTTTCCAATCTCCATGTGTGTCTCCTGTTATAAATATCATTTGTATCACTCTCCTTTACGCCACATTCTTTTCTTGATTAAGCATATACTCAATGAAAAGTTTCTTCATATTATTATAGTTCTCTGTTTTATTGTTCGAAATTAATACACTTTCGTCTATCGTTTTTAACCATTTTTCTAACGCCATATCATAATCTTTTTCACAAGAATAATCTATCAGCTTAACTAATTCGTCGTGTGCTTTTTGTGCCAGTTCGGAATTACTTGGCAACACGTCCTCAATCATTGTTTCGTAAAATTCTATATCTTCTTGCTCAATTCCTTCTAATATATTATTCTCTATTTTCTGTACACTGTTTTGAGTATTGTCGCAAACATCATTTTCAACATTTTCTTCATTTGACAATGCATCATTATCTTCAATACCCAAAAATTCTTTCATTAAATATAGAATATGGTCTACTTTGTTTTTCACAACCTTCTTATCTTTAGTGCTTTTGTTTTCATCGAGTTCTTCCCAAGTAACGCCATTCACTTCTTTGTTTCTCATGCTCTCAAAAGCATTTAAAAATTCTCCAAAATTCTTATCATCTAAGCCAAGCTTATCAAATTTATCAAATGCCATTATCCATACCACTGTATCTTTTAATGTGAATAAATCTGCTACTTTTCTATTTTCAAGTTTATCTGAATATGGAGCAATCCTGTTAAAATACTGTTCAATTTGTTGATATTCTTCCATTGTAGAATTGAAGTTCAAATAATCACATATTTTCTTAGGAGCTTTTTTCCAATTATCAAAATGATACACACCCATAACACATTCTGAAATAACTCTTTCCCATATTCCGTCATTCTTTTGTTTTTCTGTTAAAATTGTACCGTCTTTCAAAAATTCATTGGTATTTTTTATTTTTCTTATTTCTTTTGCAAAATTTCCTACATACGTAAGGGCTTTCTGTGAAGCATTCATTGCAATGTGATTATTATAAATGTTAACAAGTGTGGGTAAATCTCCTTGTTCACAATTTTGATAAATTGTTACCGCTAACTGACCTTTGTTCAACTGTCGTTTTAATTCCGTTGGAAGGTCTTCATATGTTTTACCTCTCAAATCATATTCGACTGTTTCCCATATAATATCACCATATTGATTTTTTATCACTTTACCTTCTTCATTGAGTTTCTTCCTATTATATCTGACTATAGGCTCACGAATTTCATTAGTAACTTTATATTCACCATATCTAAATCTTCTCAAGGCTTCTGTTCTGTGACCACCATCTACAATATATGTAGACTTTATACCGGATTCAGACTTTGTTTCAGCAAGAATTAAATTTGGAATAAAAACTATCCCACTGACAGCCGACCATATTAGTCCGTTTAAAGCCTCTTTTGTCCAAGACCAACCACGTTGTACTGTTGGTTCAGGCTGTATTATTTGTGTATGTACATCGTCCATATATTGTTCTACCGACCATCTTTCAATTCTATATCCATCCATGTTATTTTACCTCCTAATAAGCATTCGTATTTTTCTTTTATTTTTTTCATCTTTAATAGCCATAATGCTATCTTTGTATAAAAAATCATCAATATTTAACATAGCAATAATTTCTTCTTTTTTATATCCATCTGCCAAATGGATAAGAATTTTTCTTTGAACTTTTGATAACCCATTTAGATATTCCTCCATTTGTGGAGAAAATTCTTCATCATCATTATTATTCTCTACACATGCTATCTTTTCTGCTAAGTCAATTCCGTCTTCCGTTTTCACATCTAATGACACATTAGGAATTGAAATAGTTTGCCCTCGTTCATTCTTCTTCAAATTACCACGTTCATCAGTTTCAAGATTACACCTTTTCCAACGATGCCTATCTCGCAACCAATCCTGAAACGAACGTTTGATATTGCCAATAAGAAATGTCTTGAATGAACAATTGCGTTCTTGATTAAAATTTTCAACACTTTCTAATACAACATTCATCGCATCGGAATATAAATCATCATATTCTGACAACGGAACATTCATTAATCGAATAATCGGATCGCAAATTTCTCTCAATTGTTTCATTTTATTACCACAATATTGACTTATTAAACCTTCTTTTTCTTTATCGTTCACTCTATACACTCCTTACCTCAATTTCTATGATTATTCTCCACTAATAATCTTGCAATTTACATGCCAACGCTATGCCAATGCCGACACCTGTTATAGCCAAGCCAATTAGATACATACATTTCACATCCTTCCCTTTATCATATACATAGCAAAACTACTTTTTTGTCTTTCCGCTCGGAAAAGTATAAACCGTATAGGTGAATGCTTCATATCAGCACTCAATATAATATTCTCTACGAAAAATATTTTTTATTAATATACTTTCGTAGTTTCCAAACCCATTCATCCACATAAATCTGAATTTCAGGATTGAAAACGTTGAACAAATTGCCTTGTTTAATAGCTCCTATTATATTATTCTCCGTTTTCTCTAACATGAAAATATAATTCGGATTGATTTTGATGATGTACTTTGAACCATTACACAAACAAACATTTTTGAATGTTTTAATATCTCCCTTTCGTCTTATCTTAAATCCGGCTGGTTTTTGAATTATTGAAATCATAACTTCACCTACTTTCTCCTCATTTTCACCCACTATATATTGTATTCGCATTTAAAATACTAACTATATATAGTGTAAAAATTCCTTTGAAATCATAGTTTCATCGCTCCCTTTCTTGTTACAATTTCTTTTCTTTTATTACATTTTCTTTACAAAATTTACGTCAATATGATTGACATTCCCCTTATAATGTGCTATAATAAACACATAAAAAGCAAGGATATTTCTTTTATCCATTATGAAATAAACGTGTTGGGGAACACATTTCAAAAGGGTAAATTAATTTAATATGGGGATATTAGATTAATTAGAAATATTCTGTTTTGAAAAATCAACAAAACCATATTATCACGCTTTAACGTGAATGTCAACTTATTTTCACGTTTTTAGCGTGATATTGTGGTATTCTACAAAAAACGGAGGTGTAATTTATGCAAAATCCACAAATGATTGCAAGTAGAATAAAGCAACTTGCAAAGGACAATAACATTTCTATCGGTAGATTATGCAAAGAATGTGGTTTGGGTGTCAATTACATCAATCAAATGTCCAACAAGACATCCGTTTCTCGTGAAAAAATAGAAATCATCGCAAACTATTTTAGCGTTTCCGTTGAATATTTGCTTGGCGAGCCACAAAATAATAATCAAATGATTGAACTCCCTATCTTAGGTGAAGTTTCGGCAGGCTATGGTAAATATGCCGACAATGAAATAATTGGCACACAATACGTCCCACTTAATTGGTTAAGTGGCAATGAACCACACGTATTACTTCGTGTCAAGGGAGACAGTATGATCCCCAAGTTTGAAGAAGGAGACCTTGCACTTGTCCGCTATCAACAATCCGTTGACAGTGGTAGTTATGCCGTTGCTTTAATTGATGATGACAACGGTGTCATCAAACGAGTAATGTACGGTGCGAATTGGATTGAACTGCAAAGTTTAAATCCAATGTATTCCCCAAGACGTTTTGAGGGTAAGGATGTTACTCGTGTTCGTATCTTTGGGTTAGTGAGAAAAATCATCAAAGATACTGATGTATAATAACATTCTATATTGGAACATTATAATCAGTTTATGTATTCTTTTCAGAACATATATTACTATTTTAAATTAGGTTTGTCAACATTTTAGAACGTTTTGTAACGATATTGTAATATTTAAGGTGGTGTTTTTTATTGCTAACCGAAGAAAAATATAAAAATTTCCTTGCTTCTGAATTATTTTTGGCGCGAAAAAAATCAAAGTTGACACAAGATAATGTTGCTGATATTCTTGTAGATAAATATAAAATACGTGCAAATAGAACAACCATTGCAAAATATGAGAATGGATTACAAACACCTCCCTTATATACTCTACAATGTTTGTCCAACATCTATAATTGTGAAATTATTAATTTTTTTCATAATATTAATAACGATAAAAATTACCTTGCGTATGGTGGAGAACATATCTCCGCAAAAAAAGAAAATTTGTTAAAGCAAATCGCTGAAAAAAATATTCCTGATGCAATATTAGATTTAATTCAAAATGCGATTGAACAATATAACTAAAGCAACCTCAATCGGTTGCTTTTTTATTTGCAATCATTTGTGGTTGCTCTTTTACTACCAAACTCAACACTATTATTGCCATAGAATACATCTACGTTTTTTGGACACAATAAGATATAATCTTATTAGTAAAGGAATAGATCTCTATGGATGAATTTATAGTCAACCAGCACATTATGGAGATTTGCAAGCAACGAAATCTGTCTATATATAGGCTTGCAAAAATGTCTGATATGCCTTATTCGTCACTCAATAATATGATTAAACATAGACACGTCCCGACAATATATAATTTAATGAAAATCTGTAACGGTCTAAATATTTCACTTTCTCAATTTTTTGCTGGAATTGAAGACAATGTGGATAATAATGTCTTGCCCTCTGAGCAACAAGACGTTCTATCATTATGGAATCTTTTAGACTCAAAATCAAAAGAATTTGCATTAATTTATATGAAAGGGTTGGCTCATTTGCCAATGACAGGTGTCGAAGATGAGAAGTTTTAAACAATTATTCGAAATTGCACAAATTTACACAAAACAATTTACAAGTTTCCCTTGTAATCCATTTTTACTATGCACTCAATTACAAATATCTTTTAAAGTGAGATCTCAAGCAGTAGAAGATTTTGCCGGTACAAATCCGTTAATCTCCTCTCCTGCTATTCTTTACAAGGAATCAGGTAAAGTGCCTTCATATATAATTTACTTTGATGAAACGTCTATGTATTGGCGTTTCTACATATTCCACGAGATTGCTCATTATGTGTTGGGACATACTTCCGATTCTCTACAAGAAGAACAAGAGGCAAATTTAATGGCTTGTCTTTTAATCGCACCAAAAAACAAGTTACCTACATATTTAAAAAATGCTAAAGATTTATCCTTATTTGCAGAAATCCCAATAGCTTACGCAGAAGAATATTGGAATTATTTACATAACAAATTAATTAAACCAAAAATGATTTTTAATATAATGATTTCTGTCTGTATTCTTACGGTGATACTTGACATAGTATCATTCGCATTAATATTATCAAATTGAAATTACACAAAAAAAATAAAGGCGACAGTCAATTCGCTGTCGTCTCTATTTTTTTACTCCGATTATTTTCTTTTTCTTAAAACAAATCCGAATGGCTACCTGTCCTGGTTAAATATAAAATTGGTTCGTCCTCTGTATATCTATATATAAGCAACCAATCAGGTTGAATATGGCATTCTCTATAACCATTCCAATTGCCAGATAAACTATGATCTTTATACTTTTCTTCTAATGGCATACCATTAGATAATTTTTTTATTACCTTTTTTATTATCTCAGTATCCCAACCTCGACTTTTACATAGTTTTAAGTCTTTTGTAAATCTAGTAGAAGGTTGTACTTTATATTTCATCCCAGCAAATCCTCCATCATCAAATCCACATCATCATATGTTTTTCTTGCTTCGGGATGTTCTATTAAATACTCAGTTTCCATCATTGCTTTTAATGTTTCAAAATTCGGTGTTTCTTGTCTTGTAGGTCTAAATGGCAGCGCCTGCTCTCTAACGGCTTGTTTAGCTACCACTATGAAAAATGTATTTACATCCATTCCCAAATCATTCATAAGATTTTGTAGCTCTGTTTTTGTTGTTTCGTCCATACGAATTGTAACATCTGTGTTTGCCATTACAATCAACTCCTTTCGTTATGTTAATTATATTGCAAAATAATCTTATTGTCAATATGCCTTGAAACTAACATTTCTTTGTTTTTAAGTTGTTTTTCAATAAATCACGCTTCAATTTATCTACATAATTCATTCGTTCATTTTCGGCAATAGAATCTTTTTTTATGCCATTTTCAGTATATATAAATTGTATAGGCAACCTCATTATATCACTCCTTAATTTATTTCAATGACTTCCCAAGTCCATATATATTCTTTGTCATCCACTGACAAATAAGCTACACCATCATCTCCACATGTAAAATCAATCTTTGCATTCCAATCATCATCTGAATTATGGCTTTTTTGTTTATATAAATTTTGTGAATCTTCTTTTACAAATATGTACGCATCTTTTTTATTATCGAATGTTTTATATCTTTCAATTTTCTCCTCATGTACTGCATAGCAGATTACTACATATTTCTCCATATTCTCCATATAAATATCACTCCTAATTTATTGTGTTATTTTTTAATTTTTCATCATACCACCTGCCCGATATTACATGTGTCAATTCTACCTGCAATACAAACATAGCTCGTAAGGCGAATTCCGCTTCATATTTTTCTTCAATTCTCCCAAGTTCAGTATCTCTTTCAAAATTTCCTGATTTCTCTGCTTTAAGAATTTGTGAATATAACTTTATCAATTCATCATTAGTTTTGCCTTCAAATTTATTTGTCCAACTTATTTTATATCCTCCAATTTTTTAATTAAATGTAAATTCAATTTTATCATTAATGAAGTCTGCTACATTATTAACTCTAAAGTCCTCTACCGCAAAACATCCTTGACCATTTCCACATCTATATCCAACTACTGGTTCTTCCCAACCTGTGACCTCAATCCAATATGATGTACCGTCATTATCTATTGCCGGCATACCAAAACAAAGTGTTCCATTCGGATTGGGACATCTTGGAGCTTCGGTGTAAGGTGTTTTTGATATGATTTCTTTTATAAGAGCCTTTCCGCTTTCGGTAAACTCTCTTTCATATTTTTGCACCTCTATTGATAGAGGTGCATTTCTGTATTCTTTCATTTTAATCGCCTCTTAATCTTTCCTTTATTTTACCATATTGATGTTGAATAGTCAACGACTAAATATATCGTCAAGTAACGAAACAGCTTTTTTCTTTGTTTGTCCATCATTTACAATATATCTTTGTGTAGTTTCAATATTTTTATGACCGACCGCTTGAGATACAAAGTTTATATCCTTTGTTTCATCATATAAAATTGTACAAAACGCAGACCTTAATTTATGAGGACTTATTTCCGTTCCGATTCCTGCCTTTGAATATTTTTTTACCAAGTCCGAAACAGCTCTTGGAGATATTCTACTTCTTTGAACAGAAATAAATAATGCATCAGAACGCATATCTTCTAATAATAATTCTCTGTCTTGTATCCATTCTATTAATGCTTCCTTTAGTCGATTATTAATAATGTATTCTTGTGTTTTATGCCTTTTCTGAACCTCCCACGACTAAAGTCGTAGGGTTCTCGGTCAATAACTCCAACGAGTTAAGTATCACCGAGCTATCCCCGTAGTTCCTACGGTTCTTATATACATTATTTAAAATTTAATTATTTACCAATCTTAATCCTTCATTCAAAATATTAATAGCTGCATTTACATCTCTATCTAATTCTGAATTACAGGCAGGACAAGACCAAATTCTAACATCTTCTGATTTCTTACTATCTCTATGCCCACAACAATGACAAATCTGACTTGATGGAAAATATCTGTCTATTACCGATACTGTTTTTCCATACCATTCACATTTATATGTAAGCATTCGTCTAAATTCTGACCAAGAAACATCGCCAACACGTTTATTCCTTGTATTGCTATCAGTTTCTCTCATAGATTTAACATCTAAATCTTCGATACTAATAACATCAAAATTTTTCACAATGTTTGTTGTTAACTTATGTAAGAAATCATTTCGTTGATTAGAAATATGCTTTTGTAATTTTGCAACTTTCACTCTTGCTTTATTCCAACGATTACTACCAATTGTTTTTCTTGATAATTCTCGTTGCAATTTAGCAAGTTTCTTTTCTGATTTTTCATAAAATCGAGGATTGTCAATTTTATTTCCATCAGATAATATTGCAAAATCTACTAAACCTAAATCTATACCAATATTCTGACTTGTCTTTTCGTATTGTACAAATTCAACATCTGTACAACATAACGAACAGTAATATTGTCCATTTGATTCTTGTGATATTGTGGCATTTAAAATTCTTCCTTGCGGAATTTGTTTATCTCTTACTTTTACTAATCCAAGTTTAGGAAGTTTAATATGCTTATTTTCAAAACAAATATTATTATTTGTACAACTTGTCCTATAAGATTTATGTCTATCTTTCTTTGATTTGAATTTAGGATAGCCAGAATGTTCTTTAAAGAACTTCTGATATGCCATGTCTAAATCTTTTAACGATTTTTGTAAAGAATCTTTATCTGGCTCTTTTAGCCAACTCAATTCTTTCTTTAATTGGGTTAAATCTTTAGAACACATGTTGTATGTAAAAGTCATTTTATCTTGCTCATACGTTTTTATCCTTTTATCAAGATAATAGTTATACACAAATCTTGTACAACCAAAAGTTTTTTGAATTAACTCTTGTTGTTTCTTATTAGGATAAATTCTATACTTATAAGCTTTTTCAGCCATAATATCACTTCCTTTCACTTAATTATTCTCCGTTTAAAAAGTGAAAGGTTATTAAGTTTTAAATAATATATAAGAACCGTAAGATTCTTTAATCGTTTTAGAGGTTGTCGTTCACATAGAGTCGCTAATTCTATGTATCCTTATCTGCCTTATGGTTTAGCAGTAGGTATCTTATAGTTTCCTATAAGCACAGACCATATCTTATCCCTCGTCATTACACGTTAGGGTCTACCCACTTCGGGACGCTTGTCCCTACTTCCCTCAAGAGGAATGGTCGTTGAACTTTACCTTTCGGTCTTAGCTGCTGATTATCCATTATTTTAGTGTTTAGGATTTAACCTTGCACCATCTATTCAATTTTTTCTACTTTCGTCACATTCACGCTTATATCTTTGAAGATATTACGTTGTAGTTTGAATAGCTTTAGGAATTTCCAGCAATTCAAGTAGTATTGGATGCCATAAGCACCACTACACGCAAGTTTCCCTACGTGCTGACTATTTCGTAAATGTTCACTTACTCATGACTAAAGTCACGAGTGTGCGTTCACGATTTAATCAATGATTTTGAATGTATTATTTTCAAAGTCTATCTCATTCAAATTAATTTCCGTTAATGCTGTTTCACGCATTCCTGTATATATAAAGAGCAGCAGAATTGCTTTGTCTCTTGAACGCCAAGGTCTTTGAGTCTCAATAGCTCTATGCGAACCAACACCTCTATCCACCGCACTTATAATATTCTCCATATCATTTGCAGTCAGTCTTATTCTTTTTACATTGTCCGAGTTTCGGACAGGTTTTATTTCATCCATAGGATTATCTTTAATAATTTTTTTCTTTTTCAAATAAAAAAGAAAGTTGTTCAATGCGGCATAAACAACTTTTCTATATGAAAAACTCGTACTTTGAACTTGTCCTTCTTTATTAGTTTTTTGTTCTTTTGTCTTTAAATATCGTGTTACAACAGTCTCATCAATATCATTTATGGATATATTTAATTCTTCTATAAATTCAATAAATCCCTTTATTATCATAATATACATATAACATGACTTTGGTTCAGTAGATGTTGAGATGTTATAATAAAAGTCTGCTACAATTTGTGGCAGACTTTTAAGTGTTCGCTTGATTTTCTGTTCAGTTTTTATTTGATTTTCTAATCTTCCTGTCATTAATGTTCACTCCTTCTTTTGTTATATAGGCATTGACACTAGACAATGACTTACAGTTGTGTCATAATGTCCCCACCAAACCTGAGGTTCAGAAAACTCCATATATTTTTTTGTAAGTTTTCCATCTGGAGTATATTTATAAAACTGTCTTAACTTATCAGTTGGAACATTTACCGAAGGTACTCCCGTATAGTTATGAAAAATCCTATCATATTTGTTAGGCATAGCCTCACCTATAGCATATTTCTTCCATTTTCCTTCTTCGTCTTTTACACCTTTATATTCACTAAAAGCTTTATCTATTTTTAATTTCATATCATATAAATATTCTGCCCCCTTAGGTGATAAACAACCTCTATCCTCTTTACGTATATTAAGGTAATCTTCCATCTCGTAATCATGAGCATCTCTACCATACTCTCTTTCTTCTTTAATAAACGCTTGCCGTTTCACATATATCGCCATTGCTTTCTTTTTCAATTCAGTAGGCATATCGTCAATCCATTCTTGAGCAAATGCCTTGCCCCATTCACGTTTTCTCGCCGCAATCAAACATTCATCATCAAATTCCTTTTGTCTTTCAGCCTTTTCTTCATCAGTCAGCTTATCATAGAACTCCCAATGTTTGCGATTGCTTTCATGTAATTTTTCCATATACTGATCGTGTAAGCTTTGTGAAATTCCGCTGTTACCACCAGTTCTTTCTTTGTGTTTAGAATATGATATAATACCGGCTACTCCAAAAATAAATATTGTAAGAAGTGTACCACCAACTGGTGTACACAATGCACAAAGTGGTATCCAACAAATTAAACCTACAATTATTATTGTTCTTATTTCTCCTGCATCTCCATTAATTTTCATTTTATTTTCCTCACTTTCTACTTTTCCTTTAATTCTTAGCCTTCCAAAAATATTAAACTATCTTCGTATTCATCAAGTTGTTCTTCAGCTGCTACAACACTTCTGCTCTTAAACCCAAGTTCTAAAAGTTCTTCGGGTTCAAATCCGACATAGAGCAAATGCTTTGCAACAACCAACGGTTTCCCTCCATACCTCATATTTGCGACTAATTTTTTCAATAATTCTATTGCTCGTTCGTGTGATATATTTTCCATTTCTAATCTTCCTTTCTATATTTACCCTTCATTTAATATATATCACCATTTGCTATTTTTAAACAAATTTCTGTGATTTTTTTTTATTATACATAATTCTACACCCTTTTATATCCCATATAAAGGACTTGAAACCTTGCTGTGAACCACCACGAAGCTAAAGACTTCGTGGCTTCTTGCTTCTACGTCCTCGTAACCTACTAACTCCACAAGCGTAAATTCCGATAGTTCCTACCGTACTATATATTTTACTAAGCTGTTTTCTCTAACAATCTTAATCCTTCATTAAGAATATTCTTAGCAGCATTGATGTCCCTATCGTGATGAACGCCACACTTAGGACATGTCCATTCTCTGACTGATAAGTCTTTAGTTTCTACATTGATAAAACCACAGCAACTACAAGTTTGACTACTTGGAACAAATCTCCCAATTTTAATATACTGGCGATTATTCCAATCAGCTTTATATGTTAATTGTCTTGTTAGCTCATACCAATCACAATCAGATATTACTTTTGCAAGATTATGATTCTTCATCATATTACTTACAGACAAATTCTCACTAACTATTACTTGGTTTTCGCTAATAAGTTGATGTGAAATCTTGTGTAAATTATTAATTCTGATATTATGAATCTTTTCATGTACCTGTGCTACTTTGATTCTCTGTTTGTTCCAGTTTTTACTACCTTTTTCTTTATGAGATAACTTGCGTTGTTCCTTTGCAAGTTTCTTCTCATATTTTTTAGTAGTACGAATATTGTCAAACTTTTCTCCATCAGAAGTGATAAGTAAATCTTTTATACCTAAATCAACACCAACCATACAACCAGTAGATTCTATTGGAATGTGTTCAGTCTCTACTAATATCGAAACATAATATTTACCGGATGGAACTTGTGAGATAGTTGCGGATTTGATTATTCCTGTAAACTCTCTATGAATTTTAGATTTAACCCATTTGAGCTTTGGAAGTTTAATTGTGTTCTTCTTAAAATCTACTGTTATATTGCCATTCGTAAAATTTGTTATGTATGACTTATGACTATCATGTTTACTCTTAAACTTCGGATATCCGCTATGTTCCTTGAAGAATTTTTTGTATGCTGAATCCATATTATATACAGCATTAGTTAATGCAAATTTATCTACTTCTTTCAACCATTCGTATTCTTTTTTAAGAATTTGATTTACATAGTTATTGCAAGCAAATTTATTCATAGATTCTTTTTTCGTTTCATACATTTCTTTCCTATAAGATAATGTTCGGTTATATACAAATCTACAACATCCAAGAGTCTTTTGAATTTGTTCTTCTTGTTGGTTGCTCGGATATAATCTGTATTTACAAGCTTTTAACATTTACTTAACACCTCCTTCCGTTTGTATATTCTCTGTTTTATATGATTCTTTACCGATAGGCTAAAGATCTATCGGATTGCGAGTCTCTATCACTTTCAAGACTTAATCTTATGTAAAATTTCAATCAAATTATCTACATTATATCCTCTGCTATCTAATTCATATATTAAACTGCTATCAGTTACTTTATCCATAGCCGCTGGATCACCGATAACCTCACGCAAGGCTCTTATTGCCATACTACATGCATGATATTTAGAACGTTGTTCTCTCTTAAACGCACTGCATTTTGCTCGTATTGAAGATATAACTGAAATTGCATCCCATACTTCTTCCTCGTCCCACTGTTCCATATTAATCCTCCTCAATCTTAACAATTATTTCCGTACCCTCATAATTGCCCGACAATCTTTTTACTTTCATAACATTGCCCGATTCGTAATCTTCGATAAACTCGATTAATGAATCTATCATCGTGCAAAAATCTCCAAGTATCCAATAATGAGAGGCTCCAACCCTCAGATGTTCACACAAGAATTCCTCCAAGAATTCTCTTGCTTCTCTCCTAACCTCACATTCATCACCTACTTTAAATTCTTTTGTTCCTGCATACTCCCAATCATTAATTTTCTGGCAATTAATTTCTTCTGGATTTTCTATGCGAAAATCACCATCATGGTATAAGTTATATATTATGTTTATTTTCATTTCTTAGTCCTCCTCTATTCATTATCCCAAAACACTTCTGGATATGCAAATTTATCAAAGTATTTACTCATTTGATTAATATATTCCCTTGCTTCTACATTTGTTTTGAATCCTTTAATCGTTCGTATATCTCCTTCACTATCTATCCATTCCACCCTATACATTTTGCTACCTCCTTGAAATCCGACTTTCATTATATACTCTTTATATTTATCATAACTATTAAATGATAAGCGTACATGGCACTATACTGGGGAACACCACTCTTGCTGAACAGTACAATTCATATAATTCAGCATATAATTTTACATTCTTAACTGTTGCAACAAAATCATAATCATGTATTTGTTCTAAATCAAGTTCATCAATCGTCACAAAACTCTCTGACATAATATCAACCCCCCCCTCCACTTATTGTCCTTCGATTATATTTTCTTTAATCAAACTTCATTGGTTCGCTTACCCTTACTACTTCAAAAATTCTCTTACCAGTACCTTCCCACACAAGCTCTGCATAATTTTCCACACAATAACTATTTTCTTCATCAAAATCTGAATCTTCAAATGCAAAATCATAGTAATAATCCCACATCGATTCTAAATACTTACAAGCCTGTTCTTCCGTATCAAACAAATAAACTTCATTTTCCGGTTCGCCAAATGTATAATAAACTATAACTGTATATTTTTCATATTATTTACCTCCTTAAAATGTGCTTTTCATTGTTTTTTATTCAATATTACTTTTGCCATGCTCCAATCTTCACTATTGATTAGCTTGACAACTTTTTGAATTATACATGCTAACTCTATATCATAAATTCTATAATGGAAAGCTGCACTGACTTCATTTCTATTACCATGGAAATCTATATATCTATGTGTATCTAAATTACCATAGTACATGTTCTTTGGTGTTGTAAAATGATGTTTTCTTTCAATAATCTTCTTCAACATTTCTAGTGGATTATCATAAAATCCGTTAAACTTAAAATATTTCCCTTCGTTTTCTATCAACTGATTTTTTCTTTTTTCATCCTCTTTTATCTTCCATTCATCGTTAGGATCTCTTCGATTGAATACAAAGAATTCTTTTTCATCTTTTACCATATATGTAGGGTAATAATAGCAACTTCCTGTATATGGACTATCATCATAATATCTTTCTTTTTCTATAAATTTAATCATAAAATCGTCCTCCAATTCTATTTTAAAATCCAAAAATATCACAATAATATGCGTATTTAGAACCATGAATTTTCCGTTTCCTATGCTTTTTTTTCAAAATAATACTTAACAATTTTCTTGAAATCTTTATTACTTGCATAAGCAACTTTAGGCTTACTTCCATCAGTATTAAATTCTGTTACGCTTGAAATTACATATCCTTGTACCGTTAATGTGGCAAGATATACAAATAAGTTCAATTTGTATCCAATACTGTCAAGCTGGATTTCTTTTCTTAGTTTTTGTACTTCTTCATCATAATTATCATCTACTTCAATAATGTGTGCAGAAGCATATGTATTAACTTTATATAACCCGTTATTAATTTTTCTTACCATATTATTTACCTACCTTTCTAAACTAAAAAATCTACATTTCAACCTAATCTATTATAGAAAATACCTTTCCGCTCGGTAATTTTATGTTTTGCCATGCTGTTGGCACTGATAATAGAAATTCTCCCCACGACTCAAAATCTCCATCGTTCTCATATAAGTCGTTATTACTATTATCTTCTCCAAATGTTTCTACCGAATTTGAAATCTCAAATTCTACACCATTTTCTAAAGCGGCATTTATAAAATTATCTTCCATGATTTTTACAATATCTTTTGCATCAAGTCCTGCTTTTAACAATCTGTCGATTATTTTTACCGTAATTTCTTGCATAACACTCACCTTACATTTATTTAAACAAATAGATATCCGTCTATATAACGTCTTTCCCACTTATCAATTATTTGACCGCTTAATTCAATTATTTCCTCATCTTCTATTTAAACCAATATTCATTCTCTCCTACTTCTTCAACCTCGTCTACACATACAACATCATATTCCTGTCCATCAATGACAACATATTGACGTTCAAACGTATCAACATCCGCCTCCACTGTAATAATATCAAATACTTCTCGTGTGCTTGTATTGATTTTACATTCCGCTTCTATTGCTATTCCGCCATCCCAAACAGAAACGAATGTTGCATTTATAATATTCTCACCCATATATTCTTTAGATATAATTTTCGCCTCAGTTCCTAATACGAAGTCAGAATATGTGTTTAATTTATGATGATTTGTATAAATTGTAGCTCCATCAAATTCTTCACTCATATCAGCTTGAAGTGATTGAAATACTTCTCGTGGCGTAACACCATATAGTCTACATCTTTCTGTATCAATGTCAAATTCGACAGTGACTCTAACTCTTTGATTACTCATATCTATTACCTCCTAATCAGTTACCTAAATACTTGTCAATCTTCATTGTCAGCTTATCACATAGCTTTAATATTCCGCCTGTTCCATTCTTTTTACCGTCATCAAATATTGTTTCACTTGCTTCATCTGCCAAATCTGCAAGTTGATTTAATAGCCGTATCATTTCTTTTGTCATAACAATTCACCTTTCTTTTATCTTCTAAGATCAAATCTAAAATATTTGTTATTTTCATAGCTATTACCTCCAAACTTAAATATGGCAATCAACTACTGTTACAATAGTATCTTCATCTAAATTGTCAAGAAATTCTTTAAACTCTGATTTCCAATCTTCTATATTTTTCCCATTGGAAACACAAGCCCACCAACCCATTTCACCTCTTTCGTGCCATTCTCCAATAGGAGTAACAAAGGCAAAAGGTATTATATCTTTCCAATCAATTTCGGATGCATAATCTTCATTTGTAGTTTCGCCGGACAATGTTTTAAGATAATTATTCCATCTTCCTCCGATAGTATACCAGTCCCATTTTGAATTAGGGTTATAAGTAGATAATAAATCTCCATTGAGTTTAATCATATCTTCATCAAAACACCCTTTCATGTCCTCATAACATTCGTCATCAGTCCATTCTAATTTTTTGGGGAATTTATTTTTTAAATAATTAATATGTTCTGCATTGGGGTGACTTTCCTCATACTTTTTTGGGCTTGATACATATTCTGTATAAGGTCCATTCTTGTAATCTTCTATTTCTTTTCTTATTTTTGCTATTGCTTGTTCTCGTGTATACAGTACATATGGAGCATACACAATATTTTCATCATATGGAGCAAGCAATTCCTCAACTGTTCTTCCATTTTCTTTTGTAAATACTAATGTAATAAAATGTGACATAATATTTTCCTCCTTATAATTAAACTCTCACGCCAACACATTCATAAAATATATCAGCATCAAAATATGGTAACGACTTAATAAATTCTTTATCATCATCGCTAACATCTTCATCCCACCATTTTTGCTTGTCAGCTTCAACTATTATTGTTTTGATATATCCGCCAATAGTTTCACATTCAGGGTGTTCCATAATTTCTTCCTCACTCATTTTGTTTTTGGAAATAAAATCCGAATATTCATATGATTGAGGGCAATCCAATAAAATCTCGTTAAATCTAACTATTGACTTATCATTAAAATCAAATTCTGTTTCATGATTAAACATTCTCACTTTAGGTGAATTTGTATTACAAATTCCACTGTTATAATTTCCACTGTTATAATCTCCAGAATTACAATATCCGCTATTATAATCTCCGCTGTTATAATCTCCAGAATTATAATTTCCGCTATTATAATCTCCACTATTATGATAACCGGAATTATAATCTCCACTGTTACAATTTCCGGTGTTATAATCTCCGGTGTTATAATATCCGCTGTTGCGATATCCGGAATTACAATATCCGCTGTTACAATTTCCGGTATTATAATCTCCGGTGTTATAATGTCCACTGTTACACTTTCCGGAATTTCCTTTTCCAGTATTGCACATATCCAATACTTCGCTCCACTTCAATTCTTTTAAGATAACTATCTTATTTGTGCAACACTTAGAGTTGGTATCATCAAAATCAATTTCTCCTATTGCCTCAATTTCAGCTACCTTATTGTTTGGGTCAAATGAATAATAATTAAAACAATCTACCAATTTTTCACAAAAATGAAAACCCACCTTACAACACTTTGGACTTTCTGCTATCTCATAAGTCTTTCCGATTTCATATTGATAATCTCTGCATGTCCAATCTGAATTAAATACTTTATAACCTTTCATTTTAAATTCCTCCTATAATTATTATTTATTTTCTCTTGAAATCGTTGATTCAATCCCATATGTAATTATCTTCTTTTCCATATAAAGCACCACCCGGAAGAAACATTCCAATTGCTTCTATTTCATTTCTATCTAATAATTCTCCCTTTCTACTACCCTTGAGCCATATAAATCTTCTCATAACAACTTCCTTAGGTAATAACATAAATCTTTTAGTTGTGACTTGTATTCCAATACCAAGTTTCAACATTGTGTTTGCTGCACCACCATTTATAAGATACTGTCTTAAAATCTCCGTATACTGATTTAAGTGTGTATCTGTTTGTGCAACGCCAGAAAACATCTGATCTGTTAATCTGTGATATTCAATATAATTACATTTCATTATAATCACTCCTATCCAAATCATCGTTCTTATTTTGTTATATCAACAACGTAATCGTTATAATACTTAAAACTATCGAATGTTCCACCATGTTTTTCACTATAATTAAAAACACTCATATAAATATGTCCTGCAATTGCTTCGTTATATCGCACAAGTTTATGTCCATTTTGTTGAATAAGCTCTCTTAAAAATAACACATTCTTTTCCTCCTTAATCAAATCATCGTTTCATATTCCAATTTATTTTCTGACCACAATTTTCACAATATGGCATTTGAAAATCTTCACACATTGTAGATAATGGACGCTTACAAGACGGACAACAGTAATTATTAAAGCCTTTATGCGTTCCATTTGGCAATGGATTTTTAGGTGTCTGATATTCTAATAAATCTTGTATTACTGTTAAAACCGTATGCGATATACCTAAATTGCATATTTGCGACTTTTTACTTGCTAAAATATTTTTGACTTCATCTATGGTATAATTCACAACATATACCTCCTATCTTTTTATAAATTTCTTATTTTATCCACAATAAATCTCATCAGTATCTACAAACCCATTCTCTTTTAAATATTCAATATAATCTATAATATCCGATTTTCTTTTGACCTCTATATCGTTTGAGCGTTCATACCCATAAAAAGGACTGACATATATCTTGTATGTTTTGTTGTCTAAATCGACAACAAGATTATAATGATGACCACAATCTCTACGTTTCGTCCATTTCCTATCAAGATAATATAAATGCAATTCCATTATAATCACTCCAATCTACATATACACTTTTTTCAATTCTCTATCTTCCAATCCAATAGTACCATCAAGTAATGAAACCAACGCATTATACTGTTCATTTTCTTCAGGATAATTTGCTTCTATGTAACTAAGGATATTCCAAATTAATCTTTGACTTGCACCGTCAATGTTGAAATTTTCTTGAATATACTCAAAAAATTGCTGTTTATTCATTGTGTCTGTTTCCTCTTTGTCTAAATTATTGTACAAATTTTGTAACTTTTCAGCAAATTTTTTTAATGCGTTCTCTTTATATTCTTCATTATGTACAAGGGCAACCACACCAGGCACTCCCGAAAACCCATTTCTCTTTGCCTCCAACATAAGATATGTTTCTTCTTCTACATCAAAAACCTCATAGAGCTCCAATATCTTATTAGCCAAAATTTTAGTTAATTCTTTCTTTGTCGTTGGATTATCTATTATAATTTCAGTACACCAATCCTCACGACAAGGATTATCACCGTACATATACAACTCAATCGTTTCATCTGTTGCTTCTGATATTTCAAATGAAAAATCCGTTCCGTCCGATAATTCGTCAAGATATTGTTCTAATTTGTCTGTGTTCATAATATTAATCCTCCTTTTCAATCGTTACTTTATATCCCATCTGTTTCCAAAACTTTTCCGCTGCTTGTTTACAATCGGATAAAAGATAATTATAAGCATCCCCATAATACCCCTCACTATATGATTCCACACACATTATTGAAGGATATTTTAAAGGCTCTGCAAAATCCCAACCACAATTATATGCTTCATCAACAATTTTGAAATCTTTTTTATTTGTCAACTTATACCAACGATATACATAAGCGACAGATGTATCTTCATTAATTAAAGGTATTACATCGTCTAACTCTGTTATACGCAATTTCTCCGCCTTTTCTATTTGTGTTTTTCTCTTATTCTGTACCTCGTACTCCCAACACTCTGCTTCTGTATTAAATTCTGTTCCGTCATCTGCTATATATACCGGAACTTCTTGTATTTGTGTTCTTATTTCTGTTTTCATATATAACCACTCCTTAAATCTCAAATAATTCATCGCCGGCATATTCAATCATATCTTCTAATACCATTCTGCCAAATTCTTCTGCATATTCCTTCCATATTATATCTTCTAATGCGGTCGGTTCTCTTTCTTCAATCTCATAGTCTTGTACAAATTTTTCTACAAGACGTTTCATTCTGTAGTCATAGTTTTCATCCATTGTATGTATGTGCATAATATTCTCTCCTTTTAAATTTCATGCTTTTACCACTTATCATTTTCGTCATCTATTTCAACATATTCAAAGCTACCCCAACATTGATATATAGTACCTTCTTTCCCAATTTTATCTTGTTCTTCAAGATAATTTTCGTCAAGTAAGGTGTCGGCTAATTCCTTTAACAAATCTTCATAATCCCCATCGTCATAGCATTTTGATATTTTATGCAAAATGTCACTTGCTTTATCTGTATGGTGTTCCAACCAATTCGCATAAGATGATAGGTTGTTCCACCAACCAACAAGATAATGTGTGTTATCAAACACATCGCCGTCATTATACCACTTATAAACCAATTTATTTATAGCTGTTACAATTTGTGTTGCTTTCGTTTCTCCTTCTCCCCGACAAGGCAAATATTTCTCATCTGCCCATTCAAATTTATCAAAATAACCCCAATCAACTGACATAATATTAACCGCCTTTCTCTTAATTATCTCAAAGTATAGTGTGTTGCTTTAACGCTATTTATAAGACCATAAATATCGTTCCATGTTACTTTTCGTGTTGTTTTTCTTACTTGAAAATTACACCTACACTGATTATTCGGACTCACTTGATAAAAAATACTTCCATCTGATTTATACTCCGTATATTCATCAAAATGTATATTCCTTATATCAGATACAATAACTTCTACACCTTCTATATCCAGCAGTTCTTTTATTTTTTTAATTCTTTTTTCAAGCAATTCTTTGATATTGCTGTCAAACCTATCATCAGTTATTTGTTCAAAAAATAAAGTTCTCATAATATCATCATCCTTTATATCGTCTGAAATTGTCGTTTCAATTAATACAATCTGCCGATACGTTCCAATACTCTATCTCCGTCTTTCATTGTTTCTTCATCAAGTTTTACAAATGTATCTAAGTCAATATCCTCTATCAACTCCAAATAGGCATGGAATTGAGCCATATAATAGTTTGCATTGAGTATATTTGTCTTTTCTGACATAGTGCGACCATCTGTAATCTTTTCTGCATATACTAAAGCTTCTTTCATTGCGTTCTTAGCTTTATCAATTAACTTTTCTAACATTTTAATCCTCCGTTCAATTCTTATCTTCTGTCAAATATCATCATTTTCAGCAATGTTTTAGCTTGCTCCTCTGTGTAATTGTCAACACGTCCATTAACTTCTTTTAGAGGACAAGCTCTTATACTTTTATATTCGCTTCTTAAAACTGCTTGTCTCTTCTCCTCTAACATATTGTTGTACATTGCATCTGATATACTCATAGTTATACATACTCCTTAATTTTTCCATTTCTTTAACTCAGTATAAAACAGTTCTGCACTGTCTGTAATTGTCATATACAACTCATCACACCAACAATTCAAATGATGCGGTATAATCATAATAAAATAATTATTCGCTGTAATGAACACCGCATCATTTAATGTGTTTTCTATGATTTCTACATCGTAACCTGCTTTTAAATAGTCCTTTATAAATCTATCTGCAACTTCTAAATTGATTTTAAATTTTTGATTAAGACTGTACATATTTACTCCTCCATTTCTACAATATCCTTTTCTTTTTTCTTCCACTCAATCTTTGGGCAACCGTATACTTCATGTACAAAATGAGGTAAGACTGAATATCTTTCCATAATTTGATTATGAACATATTGTTCTGTTCTATTGTCATCCCAATTATCTTCCCAGTTTGCCAAATACTCAACACCTTTATCTGTAACTTTTTTTATTTCATAATAATTAGTTCCATCATGATGTGAACACTTTAAGTAAAGCCGACCGTTTTTATCATACAGGTGAATATAATCACAATCTTTTGCCGCTTTATTGATCATCACCTCAAAATCTCCAAATATCATTCCAGCTTTATGATTACCATTCCAACGTCCGCAAGTCCCTTGCAAAATCCATGTACTTTCACCATTAAAAAATCGTTCCAAATCATCTTTTATTGCAATCCAATCGTATTCATTTTGATTGTATATTTCTTCCCATATTGCACTATCTGTTATCGTAATATCATTAGCTTTGAGTGTTTCTATTGCGCCATCCTTATAATCCTCCCATAAATTATAATTGTTATATATTGTCCTAATCACTGCTTGTTTTTTTGTTTTAACTCGCATTTCGTTTACCTCCAAATCTTCATTTCTAAAAGTCGTGTTACTTTTATTTGATAGAACACCATCATATCACATGCATTATTTGTTACGGAACTTATACCACTTACTTCATACAATTTTTCTTTATATTTTTCATTATCAATCCTCATGTCTATATCTTTAAATAATGTCGCATGTATTATTTCTTCTTCCGTATGATAAGGAAGTTTGCTGATTTCTTCGCATTTTTTATTGGATATACCTTTTAATTCCTCATACATTCTTTTATAAAATCTGTACTCGTTACGAAAATAATCAAGCAAATCATCTATTAATTTTATATTTGTAGCAACTCTATCTTCTTTTCCATTGGGAAATTTAAAGAAAGTCCATTTGCTATTAATATCTGTTATGTATTGTTTATTTTCTAATATATCAATCATTATTCAAACCTCCCATTGAAATATCTCTTTCGTCACTCTATTGTACAAACAGTTACAGTGCCGTCATAGTTGATAATTCCTCTACATATAAACTTGCCTTGTACTGTTGTTACTGTTACATTTTCGCCGTACATTCTACACAACACTCGTGCATTACGAGTATCTGTATATGCCCTGTTCCCATATCCGTAATGAACTATGTATTTTCTCATTTCCCTTACCTCCTTATTAATTACTAATCAACCCTTAATAAAATCCAAATTAATTGGTTGTGCTTTTCCAAGTTCAAATTCTTTTATTGCAAGTTGATTTTGAGGAATATGCCAACCGAGAGTATAGAATTTTTTTCTTATTTTATTTTGTTCTTCAGCTGCTTTGTAAAAATCTTTATCTGGTTCATCCCAATACCATACATAGTAAGTGTGGACTGTATGTGTATCTTCATCATACTTTCTTTTGCATCTAAGAATTCTTGCATTTTTTAATATTGTATCTTCCGGCAACTTTAAATTATCAAATTCCGTTGGAGTAACGTGATGATCTTCATTTTTCCAGTACCAAACAAACATGCCATTCTTCCCCCATTCAAACACTTCTGCTCTAAATGTTCTCAACCATGCTTGTAGTTCTTTATCCGATTTCCATACACCGTTGTTTAGCCTTCCAAAATAAATATATTCACTACCATCTTTGGGTTGTCCGTATTCATTTGCATAATAGTGGATTATCATTCTATTAAACTCTTTAGTAGTGTATAGGTTTCCAGTTATCTTGCTGATAAATTTATTTTCGCTTGAAGTATAAGACCATACATTTACATCTGCCTCAAATTCAACAGCTCCATCTGCACAAGCACCACAATTACCCCAAACACAAAATCGCTTTTTACTTTTTCCTACATACGTGAGTTTTTCTTTTGATAGATATTCCCAAGCTCCACCTGATGTACTACAACTAATTCCATTATTATTTTCATTTATTCCGACAAATGGAACATATGGGCGCTCACATATATACAATTCTCCATCTTCATATATTTCGTCAATATGAGCTTTTTCAAAATATTCTCCATATTCATTTGTGTACTGTATCATATCTCCTATTTTAGATTCTAATTTTGAACGAGAATTTTCAATCAGTTCAACATATTCATTTACCTTTTCTACATCATATTCTGTCATTTCATGACTTCTGCAAAATCTATTGTTAATTTCTTTTAATGACTCTAATGTGTACATATTCATCACAGTTCCTTTCTCTCACCACATCTTTTATGAATTGCTTGTACCGCTCCATATAACCAACCATTTAGGTAATCAATATTATAACAATATTGAGTCCAACTGCCTGATTTAAAACGTTCTTCGCTTGTGAAAACATAAAAACCGTCTCCATAGTCAGCCGAAACAATTTTTATGTATTTAAAATTTGCATTGTATGCTCTTAGATTATCTTTGATTAATTCCTTTTCTTTATTTGTCATTTAAGTTCCCTTCTTTCTTCAAACATTCTTTTATCCATTCCTGCATATTTTGCCAATCTTCAACATCTGTATATTCATATTTCAGGAAATACGAATATAGTAATTCTAAGATATTTATCTTGTGCTTATGCAAAGATATAATAATCTCATAAATTTCGCTTGGATATTCCCAACCTTTAATCAAAAAATCATATATTCGAGATTTTACATATATCTGATATGCAATCTCAAAGATATATTCTTTCGACAAGTTCGTGAGAATACGTTGCTTATATTCTTTGAACTCTGCCTTGATGATACGTAATGCTTTTTCTTTGAGCATTTCACCATCTCCCTTCTAAATATTCAAAAATGCCTATGATTTCTCTTAGGCATTCGGTCAGATACTTGTATATTCTCTTTTTCATTGCAAATTGAACTCCTTTACAAGTCTTTTAGCTACCATTGCATTTAACTTGTTGTTTATGACAATAGTTTCGCTGTTTCCGTTTCGGTATATTTGATGACTACCTCGCATATGGTGCAAGGTGTAGCCATTCGCTCGCAGTTTCCGTTGGAACTTACGAACATCTATTTGAGTTCTCATTGTATTTCACCTCCATAAAAGCTTGACATATGATAATTATTGTGCTATTATATTAATATCAATAAAAGACCATCAGAGATATTGATGGTATCTCACTCTGATGGCTTTTTGGTTAATTGCGAGGATCGGCTTCACGAGCTTCATTCTCAGTGCTATAGAGTCTTCCATCGTAATCGCCAATATATCCTTCCGGAGTTAGCATCGCAATCCACCGCCTTTCATTGATATTAAATAGTCTTGTAGTGATAGTACAAGGCTATTTTTTTATGTAAAAATATATAGCATGAACTATATACTTAAACATCTCAATGACACTTTTGGACGGATAATATCTTATCATCCGTCTTATCATCCTCCGTACCGTTATCACTGAATGTAATGCGGTACTTATCACCTATTACAAAATTGTTATTCTCATACTCCCATATTTGACCATCACGAGTCATAAGAGTATTTACACCTGTACATACCGCTTTAGTGGTATAAACAATTTTAAAGCCATTATGAGTGTAATATCCAAATGGCAAGGTTATCATTGCCTCTGCTGTTGAGCAAAATGCAATGAATAGCAATATTATAGTTAAGATAATTGATAATTTTTTCCTCATGTTCATAGTTTGTTCCTCCTAACACTTTAATATACTTTTTCTGTAATGTCTTACTTACAATACATTTATTGTTGTAATGTAAAACAAATTTTTCATTGTTTGTTCCATACAATGATACATCAATTAATCGTGCACCATTGTTAAAACAATAGGTTCTGTCTTTTTGTGAGATACATTTTAAGCCATTTGATAGATAATCTTTATAATTATCTGCATCTTTTTTATTACTAAACAAAAGTAACTTATTTTTGTCTTTTACTTCATACATAAAAACTCCTCCTACTTATATCATTGCTCGTACAAAACGTACAGCAACATCATACTTATAGTCATAATCATGACTATAGTGTCTGGGTTGAGTATGTGTAGATACATACGACTCAACCTTGTTTACTATTGTGTTATAGTCTACACAGAAATCTCTGCATAGAGTTTTCGTGTCCTTCTTCCATGTGTTCATAATATTGTCACCTCCTCATAATACCTTTTGCGGACAATAGTTACCCTCTTCACGGTCATAATGGTACAGTGTTACCACTATACCAAGTTGACGGCAAGCGTTCAGCACCGAGATTAAAGCTACTGTTAAGCCGGTGACATACAAGTCAAGCGACTTGATGTCAAGGGCTTTGAGCTTAGACTCTGCCTCGGCATAAAGTCCTTGAGTGTCAAGCGGATTGATGGTGTTCCCAAAGATTGAGCCATCTTCCGCTTGCGGTATTGAGTGCCTTCCCTCGCATAGAGCCATCGAGGCATGGTCTGACACCTCATAATATGGCTCATATGGTGACTCATCGAGCCATTGTGAGCACATATCCGTATAGAAGCAACCCATGCAGTTGCCCTGACATTCTCTACATTTATATTTTTTCATAATAAAACTCCTCCTTAGAATTATCTTCTTCTATTATATATTCTCTCTGTTTCGGCTCATGCCTCATCAGTACGTGGACTTTTACCGCGTATACAGAAAAAGGGTGTACACTTGATAGCATACACCCTTGAATGGTAAACCTATTACTTGATGAATAGGTCAATGAATGTTGACATGAACAACTTACTAAACATTGTCTTACTCATTGCTCTCGTTAGTCGGTATTCTTCACCCTTTTGTTCAGCTTTTGCGATTGTTGCTGTTGATGTACATGCTGCACCTATATTGGTACTCAACTTACGACTCCATGCTCTTACAGCTTTTGAACCACATTCTATACCTATGTTCAACAAGAACTCGTCAAACTTTTCAAGAAATGACGTTTCATTGTTCTCAATAATTTTAATCTTATACGCATCATATAAACCTTCCGGAATGAAGGCGTAGCACTTCTTTATATCTTCGTTTAGAGGCTTTACTTCTTCTTTATGTGCGTTTTCAAGTTTTTTGATTTTAGTTTCAAGGTCAATGATACTATTTTCACGTATAGCGTCATCTACACTGATACCATTATTAATATCTTGCTCACGTTGTGCAAGTATTGCGTCCCTTTTCTCAAGTAGAGCCTTACGCTCAACTTTAAACTTTGCGTCCGACTTTGCAAGTGTCACAAGAGCAGGCTGAAAAGCGTGCAAGTAGCCTCGTAGTTCATCTGTAAAGTTATTGAATGATACTTTAGTTGTTTTGTTAGTCTTTTTCATGATTTTCTCCTTCTCCTACACTGAGCAGTAGGTGCTTACTTATATTTTGATATTGTTATTGTACTACTCACTATTTATGCGGACTTGTAACCGCTCACACCTCTGATGTGCAAGTTAGTTTAATACGGTAATTTTTACAGTCGTTTAATTTTGTATTGCGTTAAAACGTACTCCCACTTTATAACGCTTTGTGCCGGATTTCGTTGCTACCGGTATCTCAAGAATTACCAAAACTTGAAATAAAGGATTTTCACCCTCACACGCTCAAAATATTAAAATATTTAAAGCGTAACTATATAACCGCCGTTACATAGTCAACGGGATTTTGAGGACTCCCGCACCCTTTATATATAAACTTGTAACAAAAGTATCGTATTATCAGACTTGCTTTTTGTGTTGTTCCGAGCGGAAAGATAAAAAAGTAGTATCTGCTTCTGTTACCTATTTAATTATCAATGAGCAGTCAAAACGGATTATACATATAATCCTCGCATAGCTACTTAACTATACTTTGAAAAAAACAAAAATTGAATAAATACAGATAACATTAAACCGATATTATCGGCGCTGACAGATTGAATTTAATATACTGTCAGTGTATCTCCTATTCTTTTTTATCCTTTTCCCTTTGACAATTATGACTATATCAGATAATAAAATTAAGTCAAATCCGCATAGGTATGCGGAAAAAGCGTATTTTATGAAGAGTTATGGAGGGGGTACAAAAAACAAGTCGGCAAGTCCCATTTTTCCTATATCTGTATATGTAGTCAACTTACACACTAACCACAAAAACACAAAACCCACCAAACCCCAAATAACACAACAAAAATTACACATCACACATCAAAAATTTAAAATCGTCCCCCTTATCGAAAAACCCAAGAAAAATCAAACAAAAAAACACCGCCACAACCTCAAAAAAATGCGATACAAAAATCCCAAATTCCCATTTCACAACCAACTCCCACACTACAAAACCCAATAAAATCCACAAAAATCACTCATCTACACTCCGATACTAAAATTACATATAAAAATGCAACAAAAAAAGACCTTCGTATTTCTACGAAAGTCTTTAATTCAATCCCATTGCAATCACAAACAAATTTCTATCAAATCATTGCTTTTTATACGTCCTTCTTGTAACAATTCCCACATCCACAATTTTCATATCTTTTGTATTATAATTTGCAATATATTCCCTATCATCTGTCCATTTCTCTATCGCATATTTGAAATTGTCTCTATAAGAATTCCTCTCAATAAGCCAATCAAGGTGATTACATATCTCCATACGGCTTAATATATGTTCATCAACAATCATTTCCAATATTCTGTGTCGTTGTATTGAAGTTAATCCTATTACTTCACTTACATTATAGCCCATTATATGTAGAACTGATTCTTTATTCAAATTACTATAAGATATCCCATTGTTATCTCTACGCCAAAACTTTTCTTCTACCACCTTGCAAATAATAACTCCTTGTCTTTTTACCATTTGATAATGGCTTTCTAAGATATAATATTTATCACATCTCTCACAATGAGCGGCAGGAATTATAACTTCATTCACTTGACCGTTTGAAGATAAAACTTTAATCCTTGCCTTTATGTCAGTTAGTTTATGTCCATCTTTTACACATAACTTACCTATACTTGTTCTTGTCAGAAAATGTTTAGGTGTTATATCATGAATTTTTGTATTTACTTTATTAAATTCTTCCCCATGATGTGCTCCCATAAAATGATACAAACTAAAACTATTATTTTCACATATTTCTTTCATTACACTTGGTTGTATAATGGTTTTACCGCACATTATACATCGTTTAAGAGGAACAGAAATATTTTCGCCATTATCATTGATTAATATTCCATCAAAATTGATAACTTTAATTTCTTGACTTACACATTGATGTTCTCCAACAAAAATTGCCGTTCCCTTTGCTATCATACTATCTATTTCAAAATGTCGTTTTTCACAAAAGAACAATGGATTTGGTCTTTGTTTTGGTTTTCTATTCTTTGGTCTATTAATTTCCGGTAATACGCATGCTCTTTTCTGAGCTTTATTCATTTTTCTTCTTTTTCTTCGTTTCTTCCCCATAATATATACACCTCCACACAAAATCATTTATTTACAATAATTGTATCAAAATTCATTTCATATGTCAATCACCTAAACAGAGAATATAAATATGTGTCCCAACCCGCCCATATATAAAACACTATATAGATAGGAAGAAACTCAGTCAAATTTGCAAAGAAAATCTGACAAAAATGAATTTTGATGTTTCTTAATCCTATATTGTGAAGAAAATATAATTTATCTTCATAATCAATTCTTTAATGCAAAACATTATACAAAATGAAAAATAACAAAAGAGAATATATAAATAGAAACCTAATCAAACAAAATTAATACGAAGGAGATTATTATGAAAACAATCAAAGAAACAAAATTAAATACTATATCATCATTGACAAATACTCACATGACAAAATTACTCCCACAAGAACTATCTATTTATTCAAAAAAAGAATATCAAAAGTGTCCTCATATTACGAAATGTTCTAAATCGTATGGTTTTGTATATTTGATGATATGTGACACTGCCCAATGTAAAATTGGAATTACACAAAATTTATATCAAAGATTGCAACAAATTAATCGACAACTAATTCCATCAAAAACAAAAATAATGTATTTATATGCTTCGCCTTTATGTATGAATACGTTAGACATCGAAAAAAATTTTAAAGAATATTTTAAAAATTATAATATAAGCGGAAATGACTCTAAGCATGAATGGTTTGATAAAGCTTATATTGATTTATATTTAGAGTATTTAAACAATTCATATTTTGATTTTAACTTTCCTTCTTCACAACAAATCGAAAAAGAAATTGAAAACATACATAAATTTGCAAATATTATTTTTTCTAACTATATGGAAAATCCTGTTCCTTCTAATAATGATTATAACCAATTATTAAAAGAATATATAAACACAACCAACAAGGCGGCTGAACAATTAAATGAAATACATGATATATTTAATTACATTTTTCCAAAGGAGTACAAAGATTCTATTGATTATATTTGCGAATACAACAAAATTAGTCGATTAGAATTATTGAAGTTAAGTTTAATTATGTATATAAATAATTTTAATAGAAAACTTAATCTTCAAACGGAGAATAATACGGTAACAAAGAATATATTTGACACTCTTGCAATGGAATTGTGCCAAAACGAAAACAAAGGAGAATGATATTATGAAAAACACAGCATTAGAAACAACAAATTTTGATTTTTATGGAGATGAACTCATTGCAGTTCAAGACAATGCAACCGGCGAAGTATATACTTCTATCAATGCAGTTCTAAAAGGTATAGGATTTAAAGATAAAGACTCAATTCGTAGAAGACGTGAGAAATGGATTGAAGATTCTGTAATCTCAAAAGGTATCACTATTTTTAATATCCCTACGAATGAAAATGAAGGGGTGATTAAAAAAGACCACTCCTTTTCAAATAACCAAGATACTTATTGCATTTCTCAACGAAAACTCCCTATTGCATTAGCAAAAATAAACATTACGCCAAAGATGAAACAAACTCAACCAGAATTAGCAACAAAATTAGAATTATATCAAGATAAATGTGCAGATGTATTAGCATCTGTATTCATAGATAAGAAGTCTACGAATGATATAAACGCTGAATTCTTAGCTGAAAGTATCTCAAATGCAATAACCGTTGCATTACAACCTATAACTGAAAGATTAGAAAAGATAGAACAAACTCAAACTAATCGTTATCTATCATCAAGAAGATATCCATCAGCATGGTATAAGAAGATTGCTCCTAAATACAAAATGCTTATGGAATACTTTGATTGCACGAGAAGTGAGTTGTATTCAAATATCTATAAAGAACTTGAAGATACATATGACGTAGATATAAATCAAATTCATGAAGATTATTGCTATGAAAATAATTTACTCAAAGATGAATGTTATCCAATGGACGCAATAGAACATCATACTCAACTAAGAGATGCACTAACATTACTTATAGATAGTAGTCTGATTAAATATGGATTACAAACAGAAGAACAAATCAAAAACTTTAAGAGAGAAACATTATTTGATAGACCTCCGATTAAACAGAGAATAACATATATAGAAGATAAGATTTAATTCAATAAGATAAGATTTAAAAAAGACTATTTCATACAAGACATAACACAACAAAAAATGTAATTCAACGAGTGAGAATTGAGCTATGCGAAATTCCACTCGTAATAGTCTGTCTTCTTAAACTGTTGTATATCTTCTTTCAGTTCAGTTGACGTACACCAGAGTAGCCTCAAAATTCGCATTTCAAAAAAATTGACGTACAACAGAGTAGCCTTTCCCGAACTCTCGTAGAGTTTATTGCCAAAATATAGAATATTAAACAAAGGAGAAAATTCATGAATACTAAATCAGAATATTTTACTCGTTTCCCCAATGATTATGTACAAGGAAATATAAAAACAAAATACGGAATAAGTCGAAAATTTTACATTACGTATATTCTCATAGACAGATATAGGTCATACGAAGATTTTAGCTGGATAACCATACGAAAAATATTAGAGTTTTATGGTTACAAGACTACAAAACGAAAACCAAAAGCTTTTCATGATATTTTGGATGTATTGGAATATATGATTAACAACAAAATGATTGAAGTAAAACAAGATTTAGATTCTATTGGATATGATACGGGAATAGAAATCAAAATCATTCCAGAAAATTTTGATGCAACTGAAAATTTTTCAAAAATCACTTCATCTCAATTGGATTTTATAATGATGGGCGAATCGAGTATTAATAAAGAGAATATATTAATGGCATTTCTTTATATTAACTCATACATATATATCCGTCCAAAGAAAAATGGTAATGAGGAAACTATGTACAATCCCGAAACTCGACCAGAAGCTTTTTGGAAAAGCATACAATCTATGGCTAAAGATTTGTCAATGTCAAAAGATACTCTTAATCAATGTCTTTCATATTTAACTTCTAAAGTTGATGATAGACAACCACTTCTCATAAAGAAAGAAGTCGGAAGTATTCAACCAGTCCCCTCCCAACCACCGCAAAATACGCCAAATATATATGTCCTTAATAAAGAGGGTTATGAGCAAGAGATTGAATGGGCAATTCATAAAATGTTGCAAATTTACAATGTTGAATCTTTCGGCGAGTTGACCGGCAATTATAAAGATTAATCAAAATTCATTTTCTCATGGAGAATAATATATTAAGAAAGGTTGTGATACATGATATAAATAAATATCATACATTAATTTCGTTCTTTTTGCAAAAATACAAGGAGAATATATAAATGTAACACATCCACTAACGTAAATAAGAAAGGAAAATTATTATGCAACAACTTAATATTAATGAACTGAAACCACATCCAAGAAACAATGAATTTTTTGATGATATGACTGGCGATGCATGGGAAGCATTTAAGGAATCAATCAAAACATCAGGAATAATTGAACCTATTGTCGTTACAAAAGATATGATTATCGTATCAGGACATCAACGAGTAAGGGCAGCAAAAGAACTTGGTTTATCTACCGTTATGGTTGATATACGTAAATATGAAAATGATGATGATGCGTTGTTGTCATTTCTTATGTCCAATATTGATAAAAGAGAACGTTATTGTTCTGAAAGTAAAAAGAAACATCTGATTGTAGAAATTGTAAGAATTAGGTCTGTCCAAGAAAAAGAAATAAAGAAATTTCGAAATAATAAAATTAAAAATTATAGACGAGAAATACAAGATTTAAAACAAGATATTGTATCCCTTCATAATGGAGAATGTGATATTTGTGAATTAGAACTTGGTGATATGTTGGAAGTGCATCATATTTTACCTTTGCAAAATGGTGGGAATAATTCTTGGACAAATATTTCTTGTTTATGCCCTAATTGTCATACCTTAATTCACAAGTATATTTCTATATTGGAAAATAGTAAGGCTAATGCAAATAAGTGTGTTGAGTTTGCAATTAATCGTTTGAATCATTCGGCATATTTGAAATTTTTCAATATGATTGAAAAATATTGTCATAAGAAACATAAGTTTGCCTGGGATAAATTAACTTGGGCTTAATAACCAACAATGGAGAAACAAATCCATTTGCGGCTTAAAATTATTAATTTTCAATTAATCCATATGGAGAATATATAAATGTATCCTCTATTCCCTATTCCAACAACCAAAGAAAGCCTCCGTAAATAAATACGGAGACTCCCTTCTTAGTGACGACACTTGTACTTAAAAGAAAAGTGAATGTCACCGTGATTATATTCGATATTGCAAGTCCCGTCTATGTTGTTTCTATGATGAAATTTGCAAATAATCAGAAACATTGTAAGTGTGCACAAGGTTAACAATGTTATATAAATATGATTGTTCGCAAATCTTAGGATTTGCAATATCAAATATAATATGTCTCGACATATCGTCATTAAGTTCCTCCTTTATCCGGCAGGAGGAATATGGCAAACAACTCAAAAAATATCTAGACAATTACAATTATATCATTTGTCTAAGTAAAAATCAAGAAAATTATGTAATTAAGAAAGGAAAATACAAATAACACATGATAACAGATAGATACATACCAGATCCTGCTGAATACGCAGGAGAAATAAAATTTACAAATTGGGGAATGAAGAACGGAGACATTCACTCTCGATCTTATATTGCTGACAACATAAGATCAGATGAAAGTTTTAATAAATATTGTGAAAGGCAAACATTTAGAGTTCGTGACAACAAAAATAAATAATTATAACATACGAAAGGTGATGGTTGGTTATAACTAAGATTCAATACACAATGATGAAACTTCCTATAAGGGAGATTATTAAACAAGAATATGATGTTAAAATTGATAAAAACGAAGCTATGTCAAATGAATATCTTATAAAACAAGGTGATTCAATAATATTTGATCAAATAAAAAGATTACGAGGATATACTTCGTCCCATATATCCGAAATGGTATTAATTGTAGCCAAAAAGAACCCTAAAACAGAAAAAGAATTAAAGAAAATTTTAGATGAAGGGTTTTATCTTAATGGAATTCACTATAATCGTTTTGGTAAATCGGCTTCTCAGGGGAAAGATGGAATCACAGCTTTTGTTTGTGATGAAATTTTTGAAGAGTTATATATGATTACTCAAATGGATATCCCCATTGACGAATGTGTCATTTCAAAGTATGAAGCTCAAAGATGTCTACCATTTAGTTCTTGTACTCTTATTGAAGGATATATGCCTAATATCGTGATAATTGGTGAATACGAAAAAACTCTTTCTAACCAGTTAATCAAATATGTTGTAGAAAAAAAGAAAGAGTTTACGGATAAAGCTACCGGCGAAATAAAATCTTATATTTCTCGTGAAATAGAAGAAGGTTATAGAGATATTAATCTATCCCCTTTTGATGGATGCGGTTGTCACGAATTAGAATTTACACAAGAGATAAGTAAACAGTTGAATTTAGATTATACTGTCATAGGAACTCAAGTGAGACTACCTTTTATAAAAGGTTATTCTGTATATGTGCCATTCCGTGAAATTTTGAAAGAATGGGGATATGAGTTTATTACTGATATTTATGGTTGCAAACATAATATTGAGGATATAGATTGTATTTGGAATATTTCTATGTTCAAAGGTCACAAAATTTTTAAATCTAAATATGGTAATAATGCATGGGAGAAATATATGCAAACAATAGCCAAATACCATTTTAAACTTGGGATAAGTAAATATAGTCATCATGTTAAACATTTAAATAAATATACTAGAATGAATTTTCAATATCTTCAGTGTTTAGATTTGTGGAATCCTAAATATATTGAGGCTTATGAAAACAAAAATAAAAAAGAATATGATATTTTAGATGACGATAATAAAGGCAAAATTATTGAGATGGCTCAATACACTACATCTTTATTTGAGAAGATTATAAAAGGTGATAAATTTTATACATATAAATTTATGGGTGTAAACGATACTGAAAATTATGAACCCGACAGCAAGTATCTTGAGGCTGCGTTAATTAATGATGTTATGTTAAAAGATCCAGCTATCAAACAGTTCATTTACAGAAAATTAAAGAAAGCCATTGATGAGGCAAAGGTTGGGAAAATATATTGTTCAGGATTTTATCATACTGGTATCGGAGATATGATTGGATATTTACAATATGCAGTAGGATTAACTCCAGTTGGTTGTTTAAACGAAAGAGAATTTTATAGTGCTAATTTTGAACAAGGTGATTGCGTGTCATTTCGTTCTCCATTGGTAGATCCTTCTGAAGTTAATAAGATAAAAATTGTTCGTAATGATATTGTCAATAAATGGTTTAGACATTTTCAAGATCAAGATGTTGTAATGTTTAATATGTATGATATTTCAGCACCTCAACAAGGCGGAGCTGACTTTGACGGAGATATTTTCTTACTATGTAATGACCCTATTATCATAAATTCTAAAATTGACAAGTTAATTATTTTAGATATTGAAGATAAAATCACGGCAAAATCAAAGCCATATACAAAAGAGAATCTTATTGAATATGAGGTAATGACACGTGATAATCGTATAGGTGAAATTACAAATGTTGTTACCGGAATTGAGAATAAATACACCACGAACGATGAAGTTAAGCAATTATACTCAGATTATTGTTCTTTGTTGCGAATTTTCCAAGGCAAAGAAATTGATTTCCTAAAAACTGGTTTTCGTTGGCATATGAATAAAGGTCTTCGTAAATATTTAAAACAACTTCCCTATTTTCTATTATATAATTATCCAAAAAAATTAAAAACATACTTTTCTATAGTCGAAAAGAATAAAAATAAATCACCTGATGATAAACTCCCTTTAAACGCATATCATTCCCCTTCCCCTATGAATGAATTATGTGATTACATATGTAGTTGGGAAAAACATAATATTCTATGGGATAATTGTTTGTCAGACTTAGTTGATACTCGATGCTTAATTGTTAATAATGATATTGATTTATCTGATAAAAAAGTAATAAAGATATGCCGTAAATACATTAATGAATATGCCGAGACAATGCGTAGACATATGAATTTGAAAAATGAAGATTTCGATTTGAATTCAGTTATTGATAGTTTTAAAGACAGTTTATCAAAAGAACTTGGTATTGATGAAGAGACAATTGCAAATTATGTTATAAAAACTTCATACAATTCTTTTTCAATCAGTAAATCATTTGCGTGGTCTGCTTACGGAGAATATATTATTGAAAATTTGAAAAATAATACTAATCCAAAGAAAAATATCTCTATCCGTGAAGTTCCATATTATACGGACGGTGCATATGAATACCTTGGTAAGTATTATGAATTTGAGGTAGGTGATTCATATTTACAGTTGTGACGATATTTATCTTTATGAAATAATTGAAGATTATAAGAGTGCCAATTTCTCTAAAAAAGATGAGATTTTCACAAATTTTTGTGATTCAATATGGCATTCAGAGAATAAAAGACGTACATACAAGAAACATATTACATTTTCTGTTGCTCCGAATATATTAAATACAGAGATAGGACAAGTATTTGATATATGGTCATCTGTTGAATATCGTTATTATAAAGTTATGACAAAAGATGGAGACTGGCAATCTATCATACGTCAAAAAATTAATAACCTATATACTCGATATTTTGATAAAAATGTTATTTTGTCTGAACAATATATGAATTTGCTTAAAACCCCTAAAAAATTGTATTATGATTATTTACATGGAGTGGATATGGATTCTTCAGAATTAACAGCAATCATTGATAACGCAATGGATAATGCTAATAATTTAAAGATTAAATTACAAAAAGAAAAAATGTCTTTAAGTTGGGTTAAATATAAAAAAATAATTGAAGAATTTTTAAGAAAAGCTTTTGATAATTGCAAGTTAATTGAAGATTTTGAGGATAAAACAAAATTAAATAACATATATGATTTTATGACAGAAGACCACTTCTATGTAGGTTACATTAATAAAACCTTAGAAGGAGAGTTAATGAAATATCAAAAAAGATATTATGGATTACCTCAAAATTCAAGAAAAGGTTATATTCGATGCAAACTATGTGGAGATATGATTGTACGCACTAATAATAAGAAAATGTATTGTGAGAAATGTGCAAATGCTAAGGAAAAATATCGAAAACGTAATAATGCATATAAATATCGAAAAGTAGCGAAATAGAAAATTCTACTTTTTCGCATACCTAAGCCATTTACAAGCATTTTTATGTGTGTATATATAAGATATGGGTAGCAAAGTAACTGAAAATATCGTTATGTGCCGACTTGGCTATTATGTCTTGTTGGCACATAACGTAAAAATAATCCAACAAATGCTTTGTTATGGGCACAAAATAACTCGGTGTAGATTGGTTAGTCACCATGCCGAGATTATATGAATGTTGAGTATTGACATAGAAGGATACTTTTATGCTGGTGCTTTCGATATATTGTGAGATATATTAAGTAGACGGAAACTGTCAATAACAAATATAAGTGCAAAACATTATCGCAGCAAAAAGTAGATTTCAGGACGTTGGTGTAATAGACGCTCAGTGAGAAGAATCTTGAGGCTTGGCAGGTGGAACTGTGCAAGATTGTAGAGAAAATCCAAATAAACCAATTGTGTCGTTGATACGCAGAAATGTGTGTATAAGTCCTGTTTATCGTCTGAGTAGCCCAAATCGACATTAAAATAAAACACATATAATAGAAGAAATTTATAAAACAAAAAATCTTTTCTGAATGACATGGGTGAAAGATAGAGGTAATCAGCCCTCTTTATTCTTGATGCTTAATGCATTGCTATGGAAGTAATGAGGTAGCTCCTTATTGCTCAGACTATAGTAAATTATGACTGAATATTGGTACGATTTTGTTTTTGTAAGGTGAAGACCTATTTTTGTGTTCATAGTAAAGCATTTGTTGGATTGATGAATGTAAAAAATAAAAGGGAGAATATTTCCCCTTTATCTACGAAACCGAGTTTTAAATTTTGTTCGTTTATGTTTTCCTGAAATATCTACTTTTGTAAATGATGTTATGAGCTTACAGAAACATTTAACAATCAGATAAATAATAATTGTCACTCCAAAAAGGAATATAATTATGAAGAATAATGCTGCAATTTGTGTGGCTGAGTTAAAATTTAAAGCCACTGAAAAAAGTTCTACCATTAATATCCCATCCTTTCACTTTATACAAATCCCACATTGGAGGAGATTGTTAGAACAGTCGTTAAATTCAGTATAGTACTCTCTTCCTTTATGGTCAACACAAAAATTTTTGATACAAATATTTTATCTTATATTATAGATATTACCCCCGATTTGTTTATTTTGTCAACATTTGTTGTAAAAAAATATATCCCAAAGTCAGTTATATTAACTGGCTCTTTTTTTGTGCAAAAATATAGCAGGTTGGTGTAAAAGTAGCATATAAGACTCATTATCTTATGATAGACGTGCAATTCGTCTACCTGCCCCCATTAAGTGATATTTCATTGAGCATTTCACACTTACAAAAGAAATGTACGCCCCTTGTGGCAAATTTAATAGAAAGAAGTGAAAGGCAATTAAACCCGTTTCCAAAGAAGAATTGAATATCCTCATTAAAAATGGCATTATCGTCAGAAGTTCGAATGGTTATATTGACCCTGAAACACATTTTGTTGTAGGGCATTACAGAACAAAAGGCGGTGCTGGTCGTGTATATATCGAGGATATGTATGCTGATAAGGCTAAAAAATTATATTTGAAAGGACTAATTTGATATGGCAAAGATAACAAAGGCGATTTCTCTAAAGAATGCGGAAATCAACATGGAAGATATGACAATCACTGAAACAACAAAAGATGATATAAAAGTATATTCATTGGACAAGTTGTTGGCGGACTGGAATCATATAAGTGGTATTTCTCTTACCATTAAGCAGGACGATGAGATTCCTGCTAACGAGTAATCGTAAGGGCGGTGGACGTTATTAAATTTGAACGACTTCAAGATGAAACAGATGAAGAACTAATTTATAGAATATGTTCACAAAAAGATATTATTGGTACTTGGTCTGACGTAGCGTCGATTATTAATCGGTTGACAGGAAATGATTTTGGAGAAAGTACATACCGTAAGAAATTTCAATCATTTCAGAAGATGCTGAATGCTAATCAAAGTAAGTTTAGTGAGTCAAGTGAGCAACTTAAAGAGATTGAGTTGCAAAAGCGTGAGTTGGAACGTGAGAAGATAAAATTCAGAGATGAACGAAATGCTTGGCAAAAGCAAAATTATATTGATGCCCGTGTGGAACAAAAGTTAGACTTGTTGGAAGAACAATTGCTTTCGCAAGGTAAAGTGAATTTTAAAAAGCATGGTGATGTAAATATATCCTCTAATAACGACATACTTGTAATTCTTAGTGATTTCCACATTGGACAAACCTTTTCTTCTCCTTGGGGCAATTATAATTCTGATATTGCTAAGGGAAGATTAAGTCAGTTATTAAGCGAGATTATAGCAATACGTCAGTTATACAATTCTGAAAACTGTTTCATTTCGTTGCAAGGTGATATGTTGAGTGGAAATATTCATAAAACAATTCAAGTCACTAATAGAGAAAACGTTATTCAGCAAATTAAAATTGCCAGTGAATTGATTTCTTCTTTTTGTTATGAATTGAGTAAACATTTTGCGGAAGTTTATATGTCAAGTGTTGTAGGCAACCACTCAAGAATTGACAAAAAAGAAGAAGCGTTGCACGATGAAAGATTGGATGATTTGATTACTTGGGGTGTGAATTTATCCTTGAAACATATAGTAAATTTTCATATATTAAATAATAATTTCGACAACGGTATTTCTTTGATGGAGATTCGAGGTAAAGATTATATTAATGTGCATGGCGATATGGACGCATATAGTAAGAATGGTGTTTCTAACTTATGCATGTATCTTGGATATATTCCATATGCAATTACGTATGGACATCTTCATACTTGTGCAGTAGATGAAACAAATGGAATAAAAATGATTCGTGGAGGTAGTCTTGCAGGAAGTGGAGATTCATATACGATTGAGAAACGATTGTCGGGAAAGGCATCACAGATGGTATGTGTGTGTAATAAAAATGGAGTAGTTTGTTACTATCCTATTGAGTTAAATTAAAAGAATAATTGTAAAGAACGAAAGGAAAATTAATTATGAAAAAGAATGATATTATTGCAGTATATGCAGAAAAGAACAATGTAACAAAGAAGGCAGCAACAGAAGTTGTTGGTTCAGTTATTGATATTATAAAGGACGGCATTTTGACAGAAGGTGTTGTTGATATTACTGGTTTTGTAAAGTTGGAGAAAGTATACAAGGAAGCAACAACAGCAAGAAATCCTCAGACTGGTGAATCTATCGCCGTGCCATCAAAGTATATTCCAAAGGCAAAGTTTAGTTCAACATTTAAGAGAGAAGTTAACGAATAATAGCGAGGTTTTAACATATGAAGAATTACATAGTAGATGATATGGAAACTTTGGCTGATGATATTATATTTGAACTTGATCATCAGTCAAAAATATTTAAGAATATATCGGTAATTGGACATTATGAAGATATTGAACCAATTATAAAAGAATTGGCTCGTTATGATGATGTTTACTTCATATCACTTGAGATAGGTTTGAGTGGCGTGATTGATTATGACGACGAATATATTTTGTCTATCAATAATGATTATGAGGTTTTCGTTGAACCGGCTAAGAGAAATGGTAAGTATTTCAATTATGATAGTGAGGTACTATATATTTTCAGTGATTGCTCGTCAAAACTGATTCATTGTAATTTAAATAAAAATACGGAAGTATATGAAGTGGATTATGCTGACGAAGTTGAAGAAGATTATGAAGATGAGTTGGTTGATGATATTGACGACGGTAAGTATGTTGTTGTTAAATCAAATTTGAGAGACGATGAGATTAAAGACTTACTTGGTAGAGTAAGAGACAATCTGAATCATATGGATGAATATTTTGCGGAAATGGACAGAATTCGTGAAATATTCGGTTGGTGAACTATATGAATTGTGAGAGTGTGTGAGAAATTGCACACTCTTTTTCTATGGGCAAAATGGCTTCTTTGTCGAGGTTCAATTCCTTGATTGCTCGAAATGTTATGTTTTTCGTTTATGAAACGGAGAATATGAAAGTAGGTCGTCATTCAATTAGATTGACGATTAATTACGTATTTAGAATAGGGCAAGTCGGAGTAGCTACCGATTTGTATAGAGTTCCTACCACTCTTCCCTATTCTATATATTATCAAATGGTAGGAAGAAAGGTAGGATATTTTATGGGATTGATAAATGAAGAAGTTGAAATAGAATTAAATAATAGACTAATCACGCATTATGAAGGACTTGGCTATATAATGCCAAGAATAAAAAAGAACTATAAATGGGTAATTCCACAAGGAACTACAATAAAAGTAAAAGCAAAAGATTTACCAAAATCATCTAATGTATATGTTAATGTAAAATGCGATTGTCCTAATTGTAACAATATTAAGAGTATTCAATATTCAAAATACAGAAAAAATGTTGAAAGAAATGGCATGTATTTATGTACATGTGACGTTCAACATCGTGATTATGCTAGTGGGTTAACAAAAGAACATATTATTGATTCACTAAAAAATTTTTATGATAAAAATAATAGATTTCCTAAAAATAATGAATATACAATTGAAAACGGCTTTTCATTTACATATAGCACAATGTTGGATAGATTTAGAAGATATGGTACAACATTAAATGATGAATTGGCAAAGATAAATTGTTATGAGTTATCAACTCCTAATGTAAAGTATTATGATCAATATGTTGAAGGATTAAGAAAAGTAATTCATGAAAATCCGCAAATTGGGAACAATTTGTATCTTTTATCTCGTGGTGAGAATTGTAAAAAATACAAATTGCCAAATATACGATGGTTTGTAAATAATTGTCCTGATAAAACTGTTAATAATATTGATACTTTCAAAGAATGGGCTGGACTTTACACAAGACATATGACAAAAGAACAATGTACTGAAATAATATTAGATATGGCAAAGAAATACGATAGACCTCTTATGTATGATGATTTTAGAGGCTATAAGTATGGACAAGTAAGTATTCAAATGATATGTAATATCTGGGGTTCTTTAAATAAAATGAAACAGGATTTAGGATTAGAAATAAATATAGACTCAATGATAGATAAACAATTATCAAAAGACGATTTTGATGACATGATTACCACTATATGCGATTTTGTTAGAAGCGATGGACGAAATTTTATTACAACTAGAGAAATTAATGCCCATTCTAATTGGAGTGCTTATTCTACATTAGAAAAATATGCAAAGAAGTATTATTCTAAACAATTATCAGAAATATTTGAGCAATACAATATTTCATTTGGGAAACAAGGATGTGGAATAAACTTCACATTTTCAGACAATGAGCATGTCACAAGTCAATTTGAATATATGTTTTCTAAATATTTAAAAGAAAAGGGACTAAAATACAATATTGATTATTTTAGAGATGTAAAGTATTCGACATTTACCCCAAACTACAAAAGCAATATGAATTGTGATTATGTCATACACATAAACGGAAAAATAATTTACATAGAGATTGCAGGTATTTTAAGTGAATATAAAACTTGGTTTTATGCTAACAAACCTATATCTCAAAGTAAATCAAAAGAAAAATATAGACAAAAATTATTTAAAAAAGAATTTTTATTAAAATCTAATAATCTTATCTATTTTATTTTATTTCCATGCGATTTAACCAGAGAGAATTTTGAAAATATATTGACTAATCCGTCTTTGGAGTTAAAAAAGAAAATCGAACATTTCTATCAGAATAATATTGATTGGGTTAAAATCAGAAATACAACCGGTGAATTGGACTATTCTAAACAATTTCTAAGAAATGCATATGTCAAAAAGAAAATTAGTTAAACTTGTTGTTTTAATCTAGGAAGGAAGTGATTTTTTATGGATGGTAAACCTGCAAACAGATCAGAAGAAATAACTGATGAAGAATGGTTAACAGTAAATGAGTTCAATCGAGATATGGTAGAAGATTATCTTAATAATCAAGTACATCTTTCGCCTAAAAGTTTAATTGCCTATCGTAGTGCATTGAGGATATTTTTCGTTTGGGTGAAAAACAATTTACATGATAAAATTTGTACAGAAATTCGTAAGAAAGAATTTTTAAGATATTTAAATTGGCTTGCTGTTAGAGGATTTTCAGAATCAGGAATAAAGTTTAAAAAGTCATCGGTGAGTGCTTTTAATAAATTTATTGAAAATTTTTACGAAGACGATTACCCACAATTTCGCAATTATGTTACTTCCGAGATGCAAATCCCCAAAACAGGAAAGGTTTATGCAAAAGAACCATTAACCCCAGAGGAAATAGAACACTTATGTAAGGTTTTAGAAGAACGTGAGGAATGGCAAAAGCTTGCGTATGTAAAATTTACATATTCAACAGGTTGTAGACGAGCAGAATCAAGACAATTGTTAAAAGAAGTTGTAAATTATACACCTAAAAGAAAAATGGTTACAATCATTGATGAAAACGGAAAAGAACAAGAGGTCGAATCTGTATCATATAAAACACATGAAATTCGTTGTAAAGGACGTAGTTCTGTTGGAAAAGTTCGTCATCTTCAGTTTGGACAAGATGTCATGGATGCTTTAAAGAAATGGCTTGAGGTTCGTGGAGAAGATGATTGTCCTTATATGTTTGTTGTCAAACAGAAGAATGGTGAAACTCACCAAGTTGGAGAAGGAACATTTAACGATTGGTGTATTGGCGAAATTTCAGAAATCGTAGGGAGACGATGTACGCCGCACGGCTTCCGTAGGAGTAGGGCGACCAATCTTGTTTGTCATGACCACAGAAGCTTAGAAACAGCACAAAAGTTATTGGGGCATGAAAGTAGTGAAACAACTCAAATATATGTAATCCGAGAAGACTCTGATGATGCCGATGAGGCATTTATTTAAAACCCAACAAACAACAATCACAAAGAAAAGAGTAGGTGTCCCCTGCTCTTTTGTCATATAGGAAGAAAAGCAATTATGTAGGTGCAAATCCTGCACTTCCTCAAAAAATATGTTAAAGGAGAGCAGTTAATTATGGCAGTAAAAAAAACTGAGCAACCAGTAAAATTAACGGCTGCTCAAGCAAGAGAAAAAGTTAAAGAGTTAGAAGAAAAAATAGAAAAATATGATTCTACTGCATTTTGTTTAATGTGTAAAAAACATAAAAATAGAGAAACTCATTTCTATGTGAATACAGATCCGATGTATGGTGAAACTACTTGCACTCCTATATGTCGAGAATGTGCGAGAAAAATAGCATTGAGAGTAGATAAAAATGGAGAAGAACATGAACCGACTAAGGAAAGTGTAATTTTGGCATTGAAATATTTGCAAAAACCATTTTTAAATACTGTATGGAACGCAAGTGTGCAGGAATCTGAAAATTTAATAGCCGGAAAGGTAAAACATAATGCATGGTCGGCTTATATTAAAAATATTCAAATGGTAAATTATCTTGGTTTGACATTTTTTGATTCGGACTTTTATAAAGAAAAAATCGTTTATGATGATGAAAAAACTGAAGTAAATATCATAAATGAGCATTTGGGGCAAGACGTTTATGAAGATTGTCAAAAGAATAAAGAGGATGTTAAACGTCTTCTTAATTATGATCCATTTGAACAAGAGGCTATTGAAGATCAACCTTTTTTATATTCGCAATTATTAGGATTATTGGATTCTAGTGAAGATGCTAATGACGATATGATGAGAACTTCATCTGCAATTTCAATAGTTAGAGGCTTTCTCCAGCAGTCAAAGATAGATGATACGGTTGCTAAATTAATGTCTGATATAAACAATATTGAAAAAAATTCAGCAACAATTAAAACTCTACAAGATAGTAAAAGCAAAATTACATCTATTATTACGAACTTGGCTCAAGATAGTTGTATTTCATTGAAATATAATAAGAATGCAAAAAAGGGTGAAAATACTTGGACAGGTAAATTGAAAAAAATTAAAGATCTCGATTTAAGAGAAGGAAGAATAAATGGATATAATATAGAAACTTGTAAAGGTATGCAACAAGTTGCTGATATTAGTATGTCTGCTATTTTAAAAGCTTTGAACAACGATGAATCTGAATGGGCGGATATGGTAGCAGAGCAAAGAAAAAAACTAAGTGCATTAACTGAGGAGAATGATGGGTTGCGTGAAGCTTTTCGTATTTTATTACAAGAAAATTTAGATTTGCGAGATACAATGCAAGATAAAAATTTATTGAAAGATGCTAATTTATGCGACCTCGATAACATTGTTAATACATATGTATTAGGGAGGAAAAAGGAAAATGAAGAAGAAAATACTACCTGAGTTTCGATATGACAGGGATACTATTGAAAAATATGAGGAAGAATTATATGGAACAGTTTAAATATCCAGTTGTATATAATGATGAAATTGCAAATAGATGTATATATGGTGCTTCATTTGTTCGAGAACTTTTGGGAATAGAAAATCACACAAAAATATATCATAAGGATATTATATATCCTATGAGTTCTCGAAAGGTGGAAGGTTTTCAAAGGATTGCCGAAGAAAAAAATTATTATCAAGAAAACCCCGTTAAGTTTATAAAAGATTTTTTTAATATACAGCTGTTAGATTCTCAGGCATATTTAATGCAAATGTCATGGGCTACTCCCCAAGTTATGATATGTGCATCTCGTGCATATGGTAAAAGTTTTTGGATTGTTTTATTTGCAATGGCAAAACAAATGTTAGCTATTCAACCTTGGAACTGTTATATTGCTTCCGGTAGCAGTCAACAATCAGCTACAACTTTTAAAAAATTAGAGGATATTGCGAATGACAGAATAGCTTCATTAATAAATTCTTCTGGATATATTTTCAAAAATGAAGTAGAAGTTCCAAACGCAAGTGGCGATGGTTTTTCACACAATCCAAGTGGTTTTACATATAGTTTACATAATGGTTCGTTCTCCAGAACGCTTTCGTCGAATATCGATCGTAATAGGGGCGCTCGAGCCTCATGTGTTATTTTTGACGAAAGTGCTTTTTTGTCTCAAGATTTACTTTCTGTTTATAAGGCTTTTTGTGCCACAAAAAACGAATTTGCTACTGGTTTTGATAAAGATGGAAATATGATAGACCAAACAAGATTATTAGCCATTCCTAAACCTATTCCTAATCAATTAGTTTATGTTTCATCTGCTTCTTCTACAGACACTCCCTTTTATACAATGTATCGTGATTTTAGCAAACAAATGATTATGGGAAATAAAGATTATTTTGTAGCCCAAATTGATTGCGATTTAGTTATGAAACCTACTATTATGAATATCCCCACTACACCTGCTCTTACACGAGAAATGATAGAGTCTGACATGCGTTCTAATCCCGAAAAAGCACGTAGAGAGTATTATTGTGAATTCACAACCGACGCAGGTTCGGATGCAATTATAAGACGTGGAGTTATTACTCGCAATGAACGAGTATACAAACCATTACTTTATAATGATACGGGTGATAAGAAATTTGTAATTGCATATGACCCAGCCAGATCCCGAGATAACTCTGTTATTCTCGTTGGAGAAATATATGATTCTAAATTGCCAGATGGTTCGACTGAAAAGAAAATGCGTTTAGTAAATTGTATGAATCTTATTGATGTTGGTAAAAAGATTAAATCGCCAATGCAAACACAAGATCAAATAAAATACTTAAAAAAAGTCATATTGGATTATAACGGTGGTGCAGATGGATATGGTAATATTATTGGTGTTTATATTGATGCCGGTTCAGGTGGTAGTGGCGTAAATATTGCCGATTATTTAATGGAGGATTGGGTCGATTCGGCAGGAATAACACATAGAGGACTTATAGATAAAGAATATTCTTCTGAATATATAAGTAAGTTTCCTAATGCCGTAAATAAGATACATCTTATAAATCCAGCTGGTTATAAATCTGAAATGTATGAAGCAATGATTGAATTAATGAATCAAGATAAAATTACATTTACTGCACCGTATGATAATAAAGATTATTTAACAGTTTTTGATATTGATGAAGATGTTTTAAACAAAGCAAAGGAAGATATACAAAAACAACTTAAAGAAAAAAACCTTCCACAAGATGAATATGACCAGCAATTCCAAAAGGAATTGGACAAAATTCAATCAGTAAATACAAAAACAATTAAATTAGATTGGCAAGATAGGATTGCTTTGGCGAACTTGGACAGCCTAAAAGAAGAAATTGTGAATATGGTGCGTAAACCGAGAGAGTCTGGCAAGGATTCATTTATGTTAACTCCCGAAAAAGAAAACAAACTTCACGACGATAGAAGTTACACTTGTGCTCTTGCTTCTTATGCTCTTATGTGTGAGCGAAGAAAAAATATAACGCAAAGGAAACGACCGAAAACAGGAAATCTTGTAGATATGCTTCCTATTAGGAAGGCAAAAAGATTTTCTTCAATATAAGAAAGGGTGAGTTTTATTGAAGAATAATGAAGAGGTGAATAACTCACCTAATAAACAACAACCAACTATTTCAGAAATGAAAGAGTTTTATGAAAAAAATAAAAAACGTTTAGAAAAATTTGACAAAAGCATGGATGCTTTAAAACGTTTAAGGAATGAAAATAAAAATACCAAACTTAGAACAATAAATAACTATTCAAAAGAATCAGTTAAGACATATATAAAAAATGTTAGTTCAAATGAGGCAAATCTACGTAATTTATCACGTTATTTATTTTATCGTTCAGAAATTTATTACAGATTATGTAAGTATTATGCAAATCAAATAGACACAAGTATTCATACTGTTATCCCTAATTATAGTTTAGTTGAAGATAATGACAAAGATAGTATTTTACAATCATATGAAACAACATTAGATGTGTTGGATGATATGCACATACAATATGAGGTTTTTAAATCAGCAGTTGTAAATATGCGAGAAGATGTGTTTTATGCTTGTTCGTATTATACAGAAGGCGAAGGTATGTTTTGGCTTCCACTAGATGCAGATTATTGTAAAATCAACGGAGTATTTACCGATGGTTCATATTCATTTGCCATGGATATGTCTTACTTCAGAAAAAATGCTGATTTGCTAGAGTATTATGGTGAACCATTTACTTCATTATATAAAGCATATGAAAGTTCGGGCGACAAATATCAACAAATGCCTGAAGAATATGCAGTATGTACTAAATTCAGGTCGGAGGATTGGGAGACTGTTGTTCCCCCATTTACTCCGATTTTCTTGAGTTTAATTGACTTAATGGATATGGCTGATTATCAAGCAGTTCAAGAAGCTGCAAATATATACAAGTTAGTATGGCTTGAGATGAAAACTATGGGTAATGACGAACCAGATAACTGGAGTGTTGACCCAGAAATAATGATTGAGTATTTTAACAAAATGATAAATGATGCCATTCCTGACTATATTTCAGCGGCTATTGTACCAGGTGAATTACATGAAATTAGTTTTCCTGATAGTGGTGCGGATAGTGATGTTACAAAAGTTGAAAAGGCAACAAAAGAAATTTTGAATAGTGCCGGAGGTGCTCAGATATTAAATCTAAATTCCGCATCAAATTCAACTGCTTTCAAATATGGGGTAGCGGCAGATACGGAATTTATTATGTCCCCTATTATTCCACAAATTGAAGCTATTATAAATAGACTGCTTCGTTTTTATGTTGGCGAAGACCATTGTAAAGTAAAATTCTTTGAAGTTGGTATTTTTCAAAAAGAAGATTTCAGAAAATCTTTATTGGAATCGGCACAGTATGGATTACCAACAAAGTTAATGGTAAACTCTTTAAATGGGTTTTCGGAAAAAGAAACAATGGCTTTGAATTTCTTAGAAGAAGATATTTTGTCTGTTTCAACGAAATTCCAACCGTTAAGTAGTTCTTATACGCAAAGTGGAGATGGTTCAAATACCAAAGATGAATCCGATTTAACAGATGCAGGATTACGAACTCGTGACGAAGACCTAAACAATAAATAAGGCGGTGATGTCAATGGGCAAAAAATTTATTAAAGTTTCTGATGTTGAAACAGCAAATTTATTAACGAAATTGGGGTTTCAACTAATAGATAAAACAAGTGGGATATATACATTTCTTAATAATACAACAACAAAATTTTCAAACGATATAGACAAAAGTAAAGTTCAATACAGTAATGTATTGTGCATATAATACTCCCCTTTTCTGAGGAGTTCAATAATCAAGAAAGGAGGATGTACACATGAAAAAGAAGATTTTAACAATAGATGATTTATATAATTTTTATCTAAATAAAAATAAATCTTGTAATTTCAGTTCGAAAGATACAGGGTATCAATTATCAGTACAAATTCCAGCGAATTTTGAAGTTGAAGAAACTGAAGATAATTCGTTGCTTTACTGTAAGGTGAAGTTAATGCATTCAGGTTTGAATAGAAATCATTCTAATGTTACTGATGATGCATTAACCAAAGCTTCAAAAACGTTAGCTTATAAACCGATTTTGGCTAATTTCATGGAATATGTAGATGAAAAAACGGGTGAAACATTAAAAGACTTTACATCTCATGATATTACATTTGATGATAATGGCAATCCGATTTATCTTGAAAAGCAAATTGGATGTTTTACTGCTGATAAACCTACGTTTGAAGTTGAAGAAAAGACTGGTCATAATTTTTTGTATGGATATTGTGCAATTCCAAGAGAATATACCGATGCTTGTTCAATAATTGAGCGAAAAGGCGGTACAAAAATTAGTGTTGAATTGGCAGTTAATGAAATGTCTTTTAATGTTTCAACAAAAGAACTTGAATTAACTGATGTTGTGATTATGGGTGCGACATGCTTGGGTAAAAATCCCGATACCTTAGAAGATATTGAAGAAGGAATGAAAAACGCAAGATTAGATATTACTGATTTTAGTGTTGAAAATAATTCTATTAAATTTAATAGAGATGAAGAATTGTTTGAACTTTTAGAGAGTCTTAAAGATACACTTTCTAATTTCAATAAAGAGCAAATTGCTCATAATAATTCAAAGGAAGGAGGAGTAAATAATAAGATGACAAAGTTTGAAGAATTGCTTGCCAAGTATGGTAAGACTGCTGAAGATGTGACATTTGAATACGAGGGAATGTCAGACGAAGAACTTGAAACGAAGTTTGCAGAGATATTTGATGATAATTCAGATAATGAAGATGAAGAACAGAAGTTTGAAAAAATTGTTCGTACATATGAGATTTCTCATGAAGATATACGATATGCTTTATATCAGCTTTTGTCCGAGTTTGAATCTGCCGACAATGATTGGTATTTTATTAGTGCTGTTTATGACAATCATTTTACATATGAAAATTGGGATGGCAATAAGATTTTCGGTCAGAATTATACAAAAGATGGTGATAATGTTGCTTTTGACGGCGAAAGATATAACTTACATCGTGAATTTTTGACTGACAGTGAATTTGCAGAGTTGCAGTCTATGCGTTCAAATTATGCAGCGTTGGTAGACTTTAAAAATGAAACCGATGCCAAAGAACTTCATTCTCAAAGAGAAAAAGTCTTGACTGATAAAGCATATGAAATCATTTCTGCAAAAGACGATGAGGGTAATTTTATTAATGAATCTTTTGCGAAACTATATGAGAATATGGATAAATATTCTCCTGAAGACCTTATAAAAGAAGTTAAAATTCTTGTTGGAGAATATGCTTTGCAAGGCGGAGATGTTGAAACAAAAGTAGAAAAGAAATCTGCTGTCAAACATTTTTCTAATCCAAATGGTAATGAAAAAAAGACAAGTAAATATGGTACATTAAAATTCAAATAATATTCGCTCTCTCGAATTGATATGCACTTGCGTATCCGTTCGAGGGTGTTTTTTTTATGTAAAAAATTAAGAGGAGGAAATAAAAATGGCAAACATGAGCATTAAATATGAGATTGCAAAACATGCCACTGCAAACCCATCAAATGTATTGTCTGGTGGTACATACGGCGGTCATATGTTTTCAATCCTTTTGGGCAGCGACACAGACAATGGTAATTTGATAGCCGTTGGAGATTGGGATAGTCTTGACCTATTTAAGGAGGCTGCTGTTACTAAATTTGAAGGAAAGATTGTAGAGAAGATGGGTAATGGTAATTATCTTGTATTGGTTACTGACCCTGGTGATGCAGTTTTGGTATATCAAGTTCCAGTAGGTGCAGAAGAATGGACAAATGAATGGAAGAAAGAAAGCAACCTATATAACAAGACTGGTGATATAGTTCGTTGTTATGGTTTGGTAAAGTACGATCGTTTTGAGGTTTCTGCGGAAGGTTTTAATGGTACGCCTGAAGTTGGTTCTTCTGTAACAGGTGTAGCTAACAAAAAGCTAACAGTAGCCTAATAAAAGTAAAGGAGGTTAAATAAATGCGAATTTCAGATAATTTAACAAGAGTGTTTTCAAAGCCTGAAAATGATTATGAAGGTTTTAAGAGCTTTTTGTATGACTATACACATGGTATTCAGATATTTGATGAAGATGGTAATAAGGTAAGTTCTGCGCAAGCAAATGAAAAGATTAATAAAGTTTGTTTGGATATTCTCGGCTTTGACGAAGGATATAAACCAAGCAAAAGAGAGATAAAGAGAGCCATGAGAAGAAATGGTATTGAACTTATGGAAGTTCTTGAAGAAGCCATTGATTTCAAAGTTGAAACTGGTTTTCAGGATAATGAATTCTTTAATAATTTTGTTGAAAGCAAAAATATTGCAAATGGCGACCGAAACGAATATTGGGTTAAGAACAACGATGTCATCCTTACTGTTGCCAAGGTTTCGGGTGACCACCATGACCTTAATTATTGTAGGGTCTGCATAGCGTAAGCTGTGTATAAATACTGCATTTAATTGCTGGAAATTCCTAAAGCTATTCAAACTACAACGTAATATCTTAAAAGATATAAGCGTGAATGTTACGAAAGTAGAAAAAATTGAATAGATGGTGCAAGGTTAAATCCTAAACACTTTAATAATGGATAATCAGCAGCTAAGACCGAAAGGTAAAGTTCAACGACTATCCCCGAAAGGGACGTAAAGTACGTCAACAGGAGTACGGCTCAAGCGAGTGGGTGAAACCCCCTTAAATGGAAATGGTGCGATCCTTTAAATAGGATAAAGATATAGTCTGTTCTCATATGAAAATATGAGGAGTTTAAACTCAACTGGGAGTAGCGTCCCAATAAAATTATTTTCCGAAATACAATAATAAAAGCGAGATGAATAAATGTATAAAGATATTATATCTGGTATTTATTGCATCGAAAATATAATAACAAATAAAAAATACATTGGACAATCAATAAATATCAAGGATAGATGGAGTAAGCATAAAAGCGAATTAAATCATCAAACGCATGATAATGATTATCTTCAAAAAGCATGGAATAAATATGGTGAAAACAATTTTAAATTTTATATTATAGAACGTTGCAACATTGAAGATTTAGATGAAAAAGAAATATATTATATTGAATATTACAATACCCTTAATAGAAATTATGGATACAATTTAAAATCTGGAGGGCAATGTAACGGTTCTCAAGTAACGGATTATGTAAAAGAAAAGCTTAGTAAAGCTTTAAAAAAGACATATGCCAATAATGAAGAAATTAGAGAAATGCGTAGAAAAGCTGCTTTGGTTCAATGGTCTAATCCAGAGATTAAAGCAAAAATATTAAAAGAAAACAATGGTATGTATGGCAAACATCATACCGCCGAGGCAAAAAAGAAAATAAGCGAAAAAAGAATGGGTAAACCATCACCACATAGGAATACAACTCCTGTTTTATGTGTCGAGTTAAATAAAACTTTTCAAGATGCAGTGACAGCTTGTGAAAAACTTGGATTGAAAAAGACTAGTACAGGTAGTATTCTTCAAGTTTGTCGTCATGAACGAAAAACTTGCGGTGGTTTTCATTGGGAATTTATCGGAAAATAATATAAGTTAAACAAAAAGTACAATGCAAAAATTGGCAGAAGGTCAGAGTTTTTCTGTTCAAACTTCTAATTATGCAATAAAAGTTGGAATGGATATTGATGTTTATCTTTTGGGTAGAAAAGATTGGTCTGAATTTGTTGACGCAATTTCAGTGGCTTTTCAAGAGGAAGTTCAAATGGATATGTTTACTTCTTTTATAGAAGCAGATAATAAGCTACCGACACAAGATAAGTTTGTAATTACAGATGAGTTGACAAAAGAAAATAAAAGCAAGTTTGATGAACTAATTGAAGATGTCGAAGCTGCAAATGCTGGAGCAGATGTTGTAATCCTTGGATTAAAGTCGGATCTACAAAAGCTTGAAAGACTTCAAGATGTAGATTGGATTGCTGATAGTCAGAAAGAAGAAAGAGCAAGACTTGGTAGACTTGGTTCATATGGAGTTACTACACTTGTAGAAATTCCACAAAGATTTGCAAAGAACGATGTTACAAAGAAACTTATTAAGCCAGGTAAGTTGTATATTATGCCTAATGTTGATAATAAATTTGTTAAGTTCACTGATGTTGGTGAGACAGAAATTATCGAAGTGTCTGAAAAGGGTGAAAGACAAGATGACTTCCAGACATATGAAGTTCAACGTGAAATGGGCATTGCTGTAATTTTGGACAAGTACCACGGTGTCTTTAATATTGCAAACTAATATATATGGACAGAGTAAAAGGAGATTTGATTAATGGCATATACAAAAAAAGTTGTTACAGAAAAGAAAACAGAAGAAACTACTGACCAATCAGTTAACACTGAAACAGCCAAAAAAGTTGAAGAACAAGTAGCGGAAAAGGTTACTGAAAAAAAGAAAAGAGTTTTCAAAGACTCTGACCCTATTCTATGTATGTCTATAACACCTGGTCAACTTGGCATGTTTGGCTTAAAGACAAATATTCATTATAGTTGGGCTGCTCGTGGAGATGAAACGGAGGTAGAATATCAAGATTTGGTTGCTGCTATTCGTTCAGGAAAAAAGCATATTACTGAACCATATTTCATCATCAAAGATGATGATTTCTTGGAGTCTTTCCCTAATGTAAAAAAAATATATGGGGATATGTATTCTATTAAGGATTTAAGAAGTGTAATTACTGATTTGGACGCAAACAGTATGAAATTGACAATCAATTCATTGCCTTCGGGAGCAAAGGAATCTATCAAGAATATAGTTTCATCAATGATTATGAATGGTCAGATAGATAGTGTTTCAAAGATAAAAACTTTAGACGAAATATATGATACAAAGTTTATGACAATGACTGAATTGTATGGAGATTAAGGAGGTGCGGAATGACATCTTCTTATGAAGATATATATTCTCGTTTCCTACAAAAATGCACAGATTATGATTTTATAGAATTAGACGAAGAAACTGTTTATGACAATATGGAAGGGTGGTTACATTCAGTTGCCTCCCTCCCCTATGTTCGTGTTAAATTTAAAACATTTAGTCTTAATGATGAAGTGTTAAAAATGAATTGGGAGTTAAAAAATTCTATAGACGATAATTCTGACGAATTATTTGTCATTGAAGTATTTGCACAAGGAATGATTATTCAATGGTTAGAGCCTAAAGTAAAATCAATTCTAAATGTAAAACAATTTTTTGGTGGTAAAGAAGAAAAATTTTATTCCCAAGCAAATCATTTAAATGAATTACGTTCATTGTTGTCAGACGCTAATATATCTTTAAGAAAACTTCTTAGAGACCACGGATATATTATTAATTCATATATAAGCGAGGAATAGTGTCATGAAACATAAATACGGTTATTTTTCACAACGACAAATAGATTTAACAAAACAGTCTATTCGTAAATCTATATTTTTCTTATTATTATGTGCAGATCCAAATACGAAACAAGAATATCAATACATAAATGTTAATGAGGCTTTTGTCAACTTATTGAATAGGTTAGGTGGATTAAATAAGCTTTTATATGAGCCGTCAGAACTTGTAACAATTATGAGTTTACTTGAACAGGCTTTGTCTCTATATGATGAAAAAGATTTTAATTTTAAATTGTATAGAAAGCTTTTACTGGATGCCGGCTCAGAAGCTTTGAAAATCAAGGGCGGTGATTAAGTGCTGTCTTTAGAGTTATATAAAAGAACTCATTTGCGTAATGGTGTTCTTACAAACGGGCAAGTCCGAAAGCGTCAGTCGGACATGATTGAAGAACAGACTTGGTTTGAAGATATACAAAGTAGAAAATGCTATATTTATGATTATTTCCATGATGATAATAATCATTTAAACCAAGGTATGGACTATTCTTCAACTTCTAAGACACCTATAGACGCAAAATTCATTGTTACTCAATATGGAACATTGTCAAAAGACCAAGTTGAGTATCATTTACAACTTCGTCCGAATCAGAAATTAAAATTTAATGAGGGTGACGATTTATATTATTATGAAGAAAATTTTACAAATAAATATGGAGCAACCTTCCCTATTGGTTTGTATTGTGATATTCCTGATGATAATGGAGTATATCACAAATGGCTTATTTGTTCAAAAGAGGTCGGAAATCAATTCATAAAATATAGTGTATTGCCTTGTAATTATTATTTCCATTGGATTGAAGTTCAAAACAATAAACGCATTAAACGCAAAATGTGGGGCGTTACAAGAAACCAAAATTCATATAACAGTGGATTGTGGTCTAACTATGTTTATACTACTATTGAAAATCAGAATATGGCTTGGTTGCCTATGAACAGTATAACCGAGAAATTATATTATACTCATTCTGATGATAAAAATAGTAATCAACGCATAGTAATGAGTGCTCCGATTGATGTTCCGATTGTTTGGAAAATCAGTAAAGTTGAAACTACTCAACCTTTTGGTCTTCAAAAGCTTACATTGTATCAAGATGTTTGGAAACCTTTTGCTGATTATATAGATAAAGAAGACAAAGATGACATTTTTGCAATGTATGCAGACTATTATTCAACCAACATTGAACCAGAGACTACTGAAGATAACAGTTCAAATAAAATTCAAATTTCATGTAATACCAACACTATTAAAGCAGGTGGTAGTTATAAACTTTTAAAAGTTGCTATTTTTGATAGTTCGGGTACTGATATAACGAATAAATATTTGGACAAATTCTCAATAGATTGTTGGAGATGTTATTTGAATGATGAAGATATAACAAATTCGGATTTAATTACTTGGCTTGAACAACCAAGTAAAAATCATATAAAAATAAAATTCTCTAATGATAGAACTTATCTTGCTGATAAATTAAATATTGAATGCAATATTGAAACATTGGTAGGTAAGATTCAATTAGAGATTATTGCATTATAAGGAGGACAAATGGCAGAACAAATACTTACTCAAAAAGAATTAATTGTGGAATTAGCCAATTATGCTTGTACTCCTGACTACGATAACATAAGATTTAAAGAAAAAATAAAACAAAAGCTGTTGAATAACGTTGCTTTGCTATATGCATTACATGATGTAAATAAAGAAAGCGAATTATTCGAAAATGGAAATATAAATTATGACGGTGATTGGAGTCTATATTTTGGAGATAACATTCGTCCCTATTTATTTATTCCAGAATCTCAATCTGAATCTAAGAATTTTTTGTGTTATGATGTGAGTTTTTCTGAAACGCCGAAGTATAACGGTATTGAAAAATATTGCAATGTCGTATTTACGGTTTTGTGTAATAACAAAGATGCTATTGATAAAAATACAGGCATTCCTCGCCATGATTTAATCGGTGGTATTTTATGTAGGCATTTTAATTGGTCGAATATCTTCGGTAATCAATGCAAACTCGTCAAAGACCAAGGCTCAGTCACTGACACAAACTTCATTACTCGAACTCTTATTTTTGAATTTACTACAACAAATTCAATCACTCATACTGTTAATAATACTACAAGAATTATTAATAATGAGGTTCATACATAATGGGTAAACAAACTGAGTTTCAGTATGATGAGTTACAAATGTTTTTTGGTGATGATTATAAAGTAAGTGATTATATTACTATACATCAACCAACTGTCGGTGAGATTATGGAGTTTGGTGAAAGAAGATATTATTCTATGCTAACTCAATTATGTGCAATCCCAAGTGATATGAAAAGTACATTATGGGATGTGCTTGAGGTTGATTGGAATAAGATGTCTGATTTTGAGTTATTTGCAGTTAATTGTCATTCTTTAAGACCGCAAGATACATCAATTATATTAGGTGATTTAGACCTTTCTACATATACACATTCGGTAAAAGATAAAGAAAATGATGAATTTGCATTATTACAGTGCAGTCAAGTTGACGAAAATTCCCCACCCGAAATAACCGGTATAATTACTGAAAGTGATTATTATAACATGGTGGGTTATTTGCGAAAATTGCACGGATTCACAATAAAGCGAGAAAAGGCAAGGAATCGTATTACTCGTGATGTTATGATTGAAGAAGACAGACAAAAAATAGAACTTAGTAAAAATAAATCTTATGTTTCACAACTCAAAAACTTAATATCTGCAATGTTGACGTATCCTGGTTTTAAATATAAAAAATCAGAATTACGAGAATGTGGGATATATGAGTTTATGGACGCCGTTCAGCGTTCACAGATATATGTATCTACAGACGCTTTGCTTCATGGAATGTATAGCGGAATGATAGATACAAAGAAAATAAATAAAAAACAATTTAATTGGATGAGAGACGTGTCATAACGTCTTTTTTTATTGCAAATTTTTAGGAGGTAAATTATGGCTATTCAATTTGAAGATTTAATTATTGACCGCCCACTACAAGGTATATTTGAAAATTCACTTGGTGATATTATTGGCGGTGTTAATCAGCTACAAAATGTTTCTATTGAAACAACATCAGAAACAAAAGATAAAACAGATGCTGTAGGCGCTCTAATTATGAGATTCTTTACATCAAAGGCTGTTGAAGTATCTGCTGAAAATGCAGTGTTCTCAACATCTCTTGCAGCTCTTCAGTTTGGTCAAGATAGAGAAATTGCATCAAACAGCAATAAGATTCTTATGCCTAGAATTTTTACAATCAATACTGATACTATTGCTCTTACAGGTACAAATAAGGAATATCAGCTTCCTGACGTACCAGCTGGCGGTGTTGTTCATATTAACGGACTAACAAATACAGGTGTTCCTGATCCAAATAAGAAGTATAAGATGAACACAGCTGCATCTGAAACAGAATTTACACTTTCAGAAAAGAAGCTTACTCTTCCGACTGATATTACAGGTAAAATTCAAATTAAGTATGATAGAGAAGTTGAAAGCGGTATCAAACTTACTCAAGCTGCTGACAAGTTCCCTAAGACATGTAAGTTTACTCTTTCGGTTCTTGTTGCAGACCCTTGTGACAAGGAAACACTTCGCCATGCTTATATTGTGTTCCCTTCATTCCAAATGTCACCAGATAATACAATCAGCCTAAACACTGAAGATGCTCAATCATTCTCAGGTTCGGCTCAAAAGGATTATTGTGGTGCTAATGGCGAAATGTTTACAATATATCTATCAGAGGATGATATTGAAGAAAACTAATTAAAACGTATGTATAGAGGGTGGATTTCTACCCTCTATATTACTTTGGAAAGGAGACTTTCAATGGCAAACAGAGTTTGTGTTTTGTGCGGTGCAAAATATGATTACTGTCCAAATTGCGATGCAGACAAGGGCAAACCTATATGGATGACTTGTTGGGATAAAGCAGAATGTCACGATATTTGGGCGGTATTATCAGGTTATAATTCCCACGACAAAACTGCAAAAGATGTAGTAGATGTTTTGGATAAATATAATGTAACTGACTTCACTAAATATGGTGGTCAAATTGAAGCTGACTTAAAAGCTATAGTAAAAGAAGTTAAAGGTACAAAAACGGCAAAAGCAAAAAGTTCAAAGAATGTAGCTACTTTAGAAGAAAAAGCTGATGAAGTAGTTAAAGAAAATATTAAAGATAAAAAGATAGTGAATAGTGATTTAGAAACCAATATAGGGGCGTAGATTTCACTATCTACCCCCTATTTTTTACGCTTGAGAAAAAGGAGAAAATATGGAACTATATAACTCAATAACACAACAAACATATGACCCAGAACAATGTGTATTTTTTGAAAATGCGTTACAAAGTAATGCTTATGTGTTTAGAGGAAATGCAGAATTAAAAGCAATTTTGGATTCAAAACAGAATCCTGGAAGATTTGTTTTTGTGTTTTCAAAAGAAGACCATGCGAGATTGAAAAAAGCATGGAATAACCATGAACTATAATGGTGAGATAATTAAAATCTCACCTATAAAAATATCTCTACTAAACTTAGTTCAGCCGTTTAGCAGGGGTATTTTTTTTGAGAGCAAAAGGCTGAACTGCTCTCCCCTTGACCAAATAATAAGGAGATTTTATGAAAGATACAATTTTAGTAGGTTTGGATACTTCCTCAACTAAAACAGGTTGGAGTTACTACGTCAATGGAAACTTTACCGACAGTGGAGTTTTAAATTTTAGCAAGCAAAAGAATAGCGATATTCGTATGCAAGACATGGTGAATTCCATATATGAGAAATTATCTGCTTTAAAAGTAGATATAGTGACGATTGAAACTACGGCTGTTACACGTAACGCATCATCACAAAGAATGTTGACTATGATTTTAGGGGCTGTTTATGGTTGGTGTGTTAATAATAATGTTGAATTTGTTATGTTTAGACCGAGTGAATGGCGTGCTTTAATTAGCAAAGAGAAAAAAGGTCGTAAACGTGATGAGCTAAAACAATGGAGTGTTCAAACGGTTGAAAAATTATTTAAGAAAAAAGTAAGTGATGACGAGGCAGATGCAATCTTAATCGCACAGGCTTTAGTCAATAAGTATGAATAAATGGAGGATTTTAGATATGGATAAGATTATTACAGTTAAAGAATTTGTAGATGGATACAAGAAGCAGACCGATGATGTAACTAATAAGAAAGAAAAGTACATAAAAAAGTTTGTTGGTAATAATTATGTGAACTACGCAACTAAATTATCTGTTGCCGATCAAATAGTACAATTATCATCTACAAATCAAGTAGACGGTCAAGTTAATGGGCAGATTAAGATAAATTCATCTTTACGTTACTTACTGTATGTGTTTAATTTGATTGATTTATACACGAATATAACAGTTGATTTTTCAAACATTCTTGAAGAATATGATTTGTTGGAAGAACAAGGCTTGGTTGATGAACTCATTCGACTTATGCCACAACGTGAAGTTATTTCTTTTGAAACAATTTTGAAAATGGTATTTGATGACTTCATTCAAAATAATTATGAGAATCATGCTTTTATTTCTAATCAAGTTCAAAGAATAGTGGATATTTTTACAGCTACTACTTCCCCATTGATTGAGAAGATAAAAGAAAAAGTTGAAAATATGACAGAGGAAGATATAGATAAACTTGGTAATAAGGTTGAGAAGATTCTAAAAAAAATAAGCAGATAAATGATGGAGAAAGGAGTGTAATTATACCGATGGCTATATCTTATATAAACAAAAAAACATTAGAGAAAGATGTAGAAAAATATTTAAACACATTTGCAAAGGTATATGCTGATGCAGCTGCAAATGAAATAACAAAGTTTGCACAACAAGCAATTCAAAGATTCTATGATAATTACACTCCAAAATATTATGACAGAACGGATGATTTACGAGACAATTCATTCTCACGCTATAAACATAATAATGGAAGACAATATTATGGTGGTGTAAGAATATCCACTCACAATATGAGTCCTTATGTTGTTGGTGGTTTAAATAATCGAAGATTTATTGACCCATTTTATATTGCTCAACCAGCATGGGAGAAAGGCATTCACGGAAGTGCGAGTGGAATTGATGGAAGATATCCTGTCATACAGGATAAACAATCTCCTATAGACTATATACTTGGGAAAATGAATGAAGAAAGATTCCAAGATGATATAAAACAAGTTGGTTATAATGCGGCAATTAAACAACAATATCAATTGTTACGTTTCAAATAATATAAGGAGGAAATTGAATGGCAAATAAAAATGTTGCAATATTGTCTTTAATGGCACAAGCAGATAATAAAAGTATTAAACAAGCTGTTAATAGCATGGATAAGGCATTACAGTCTGAAGTTGAAGGAAAGTTTAGTTCGATTGGTGATGAAATAGGAAAGCAGTTTGAATCAGCAATGAATGTTGTTCAAAGACCTACTTTAAAAAATGCTAATATAGCTAGTTACCTAACAGATTTAATAAAGAATATTATGGGTTCAGGTTCTTCTGCGGATATATCTGAATATATTACTGATTTTACAAATAGAATGGAAGCCTTACATAAGATTGTAGCTTCAAGTGATTATAAAGATTTACTACGTCCATTAAGCGGAAATCAAATAGATAAACTATTGATTGAAGCTGATAAAATTGCAGAACTTCAACAAACTATAGCAAACAGAAATGCTAATCTTGTTAAAAATAGAGAACAGATAATTAAGGCGAATCCAGCAAAAACAAAGTCTAGTGAAATACTTAAATCTTATGTCAAAAAAGAGTCTGGTTATACTGTTGATAAGAATATTTCTACTGAGTTGTCAGATTTTGTTTCGTCAAAGATTGATAATGCAAGTGAAGATGTAAATAAACAGATTCAAAAATATCAACTTTTGTTAAATGTTTTTGAAAAGTTAAATCTTGAAAAAAAGCATATGGCAGAAGGATCAAAAGAATTAGTTGGTTATAATAATCAATTGCAATATGTTTATAGTAAAATATTAAACATAGAAAAAGCAATTCCTGAATTAAAAGAATTTAGAGAGTCTTTGGCACAAAGCGATTCTAAAAATGAATTTTTGGGCAGAGATCTTAAATATTATGAAACTGGAACTAAGTGGGCAGCAGATTCTTACCTTAAGGCTCAAAATCGTGCAGACAATAGTAAAATTAAAGATATTGTTCAAAAGGCAATAGAAAGAGCCGAAGGATACAATAATACTGCAACTTCTAAAATAAATTCGGATAGAAATAAAGCTGGTTTAAATAATAAAGTTGATAACATCAAAAAGCAATCAAATTCTGAAATTTCCAAAGATATGAAACAAATTGATAACTTAAACCAATCATTAGACAATACAACTGTACAACTATCTAAAGTTCAACAAAAAATTGCTAATATTCAGAAAATGAATATAGATAGTGTTGTTAAAAAAATAGTGTCTTTAATTGATAAAGATGCGGATGCTGGTCTTGATGATGAAGATATTAAAGATTTTGTAACACTTAGACAAAGATATAACGAATTGTTAGATAAGGGCGTTACCGATGAGTTCGGAACAAAAGATGAAATTGATGAGATTTTTTCAAGATTAAACATAGGAACAGACAAGGAAATCGTTGACAAACAGTTACGACAAATTGAACAAGTAAGGGAAAAAATATCATCTTCTCAAAACATTGATTCTAGTGATTTAAGCAATGAATTAAATAATTTACAATCTCGCACTCAACAAGCAATTCATGATGTTGTATCAGATGAAATAAAATCTACAGAAATTAAAGATGTTATCAATAAAAATGCTGAAGGTGTGCCTCACTCTACTTCAAAAACAAGTGTCTCTGATATTCAATCTGAAGAAACTTCTTTTGATGGATTAAAGAATAAAGTTACTCAAGTTACTTCAGAAGTAGATAAAAAGACACAGGCATTTAAAGAAGAAGAACAAGTTGTTACTGGTACTGTTCAGAGGGAGATTAATTCACTAGATGTTTTAATTGGTACATTAGTAACCATTCAAGAACATATAGAAAAAATCAAAGCCTCGGCGACAGAATTACAAAATATTAATACAGGTAATGTTTCATCTCAGTCCCAAACAACTATAACAGAAAATTCTTCAAACAATAATCCAGAAAAACTTCAAAACGATTTAAAGACAACTCAATCCAATGCGGAAACACTTAATCAAACTTTAAAAGAAATCAAAGAAAATTCTACTATTTCTATTAAAATAGAAGCACCTGAAGAAGTCACCTCTAAACTTATAACTCAACTAGAAGCTTTAAAGAAAATTTTAGATAATGATTGGTTAAGTAAGGTTCAAGAATTATCTAAGCTTAAAGAATTAAAGAATTTAGGCATTACCGACAAGGCATTGGACAAGTTTAAAAATCTTAAAACTGGTCTTGACGGTATAGTAAAGAGTTTTAATAAGATTAATGATAGTGGTTTTGCTTTCTTAGATAATCTTACAATTTTAGCCCAACAAGGCGAAGCTCTTAAAGATTTAACTACTTTGCTTAAAACAAGCCAAAGTCAATTAACAAATGCACGTAATACAGTAAATAATAATAAGAACTTTATTGATGAAGATGTTTATGATAACAATTCGGAGCAATGGTTAAAGGATAATGTTGATGCTTTAAGTAATAATAGCAAATACATAGGGGTTTTGGATGCTGAAATTGCTCGTGCCACAAACGGTATGGTTAAATTCACCGCCAATGTAAAAAATGCTAAAAATGAATGGCAAAAATTAAGCGGTACAGTTAAGGCAGATGGAAGTCTTACTAATGTTTCTTTGAAGAACATACAAGGCAAACAAGCGAATAATCTTGACAATGTTCTTAATGGCAATTCTAACAATTCCCAACTATCTAATAAGGAAGATATTTTAAAAGACATTGAGAAGTCACTAAAAACGATTTATGATTATCGCGTTAAGATAGCTTCAACTAACGATACTGATACTTTAAATGATTTACAATCCAAGTTAAGTTCAGAAGAACAACAATACAAGCAATTGGTTGATAATTACAAAACAAATTATTCTGCACACCCAAATGACTTAGATGATGACTTTAGAAATGTTGTCAAACCTGTTAAAGTGAAGGGTAGGAAAAATATAAGAGTTGCTAGTGCAGATGCTATTTTAGATAAAATAACAGAGCAACAAGCAGAAGTATCAAAGCTTAAAAACCTCGACGGTAGCATATTCAAGGATGAAGGAGACAACTCATTTGATGATTATCTTCAAGACCAAGAAAATAAATTAAATGAATTAATAAAAAAATATAAGCAATATGGCGATGTTGTTCAAGATGTTCAGCAAAAGATAGAAGATGCAAAAGTAAACGGTTCAAACGAGGGAATATCACAAGCAGACACCCTTAGAGCAAACTATGACTCTGTAAATAAGATACATGGAGAGCTTCAAAACGGTAATCAACAAGGTTTTCTTGAGCAATATTACGTGAGGGCTAACGAGGCTGTCACAAAGTTGATTGGTAAGCAACAACAAGGTGAAGAAATAACAAAAAAAGAACTTCAAAATGTTCAGAGCCTATATAACGAGTATAAGAAAATAGCGAATGCCGGCACACCTCTTGCAGACAATATAAGAGGTAAAGTTAATGCCGATAGTTATATCTTAAATAATGCTAAACAACAAGGAACTATAATTTCTCAAGGTGAGTTCAAGGAAACCGACATTTCAAAGGGTCTTGCAACTGCTATTATTAAAATCCGTAATGCAAAGGGTGAAATTAGAGACCTTCAATATACTTGGAATGACGGTATGATTAGCATGGCTGATAATACCAAGAAAGTTCAAACTTCTTTAGTTGGCGTTCCAAAAATTATGGACGCACTTTCTAAAAAGTCTAAAGAGTTAATTACATATTGGACGGCTAATTACATAAATCCTTATAAGATAATCGAAATGATTCAAAAAGGTGTCAATATTGTAAAGGAACTTGATACTGCCCTTGTTGACCTTCGTAAGACTACAACAATGTCTTCGACAGATTTGAAAGATTTCTATTCTGATGCTAATGAGGCAGCAAAAGAGTACGGTGTTACAACTAAACAGATTATTGATCAAGCAAGTTCATGGAGTAGATTAGGTTATTCAGATAAGAACAGTGCTACAGAAATGGCAAAACTAAGTTCACAATTTGCTACTATCTCTCCTGGAATGGATATAGACAAAGCCACAACAGGGTTAGTATCTACGATGAAGGCAAAATTATGCCTTTATGTACAGAAATGTGCATATAGAAAATATTTAATTGCAGGTAATGTGTAAAGCCTTACACCACAATATAGAGGAAACTACTATATGAAGGTACGAAAGTAGAAAAAACGTAAGGATGGCATATGGTCAAAAGCCTAAGTGTCAATTTTGCTAATTTTATATAAATTAGTAATCACTGTTCATGCAACGAAGTACCCTAACGTATTCCGTAGACCATACGGTACTTGAGTCGAGGGTAAACGTTCAACGACTATTCCCATGTAGGGATTTTGGAATGCTGATATGTCAGTTATAAAATAAAGGTGGAAATCCTGAATACCAAAATCATAAGAAGTAGGACGTAATCGCAAATGACGTGGGTGAAAATCCCTTAAATCGAAAAGGTATTACTGTTACTCTACAATAGAGTGTGGTTAAGAAATAGTCTAAACATATGCAGAAATGTATAGAAAATCAGTTTAAACTGATTTCACAAAGAGTTGCGAACTTTGTGTAATATATTTGATTTGACGTTCAAGTAGATGATGTTAAAGACGGAATTATGTCAAAGATTAATTCTGTTGGTAATGCATTTGCTACAAGTAATGACGAAATTATTGACGGTCTGGAACGTTCGGCTTCAGCAATGGCTTCAACCGGTGCAAGTTTGGAAGATACTATTGCTATTTTTACAGGCGGTCAAGAAATCGTACAAAATGCTGAAAGTGTTGGTTCAGCAATGAAAACCTTCTCAATGCGTATTAGAGGTATGGATGAAGAAGGTGAAGCCCTTGACGAATTATCAAATGTCAAAGGTGACGTATATGAGCTAACTAACGGTAAAGTTAGTATCATGAAAGATGAAAATACATATCGTAGCATTTACGATATTCTAAAAGACATAGCAGGAGTTTGGGACGACATTACTGATAAAAACAAAGCCAAATTACTTGAAAAATTATTTGCAAAAACAAGAGCAAATACAGGTGCTGCTATTCTTCAAAACTGGGATCAGGTTGAAAAAGCCGTTAAAACAATGGAAGACAGTGCTGGAAGTGCTGATAACGAAATGAGTATAGCGGCTGATAGTATTGAATTTAAACTAAATAAGCTATCACAAACTTGGGTAAGTTTTGCCCAAGATACTTTATCTCAAAATTCATTAAAGGGGACGATTTCTCTTTTAACAGGATTATCACAAACACTTACTGGAATTTTGGGTGTAATTCAAAACATCACATCTCTTGGGGGAATATTACCAAGTGGTGGATTGCTTGGAGACTTGGGAATTGCATCTGGCTTTGTGATGAATAAAATGGGTATTGGTAAACGTACAGTTTCAGTGGTAATGTACTGTGCCCACCCCTCTAAGATTATGTATAATGTCACATAATTAACGGACGGGAGTGTTAGCCACTTAAAATAATGACAGATACCTTATATGATAAATATAAAAAACCGAATATGCTGGGAACCCTAAAGACTATATACAATCCAAAACAGAGTTGGAAACAACAGATGGAATGGTGACGAAAGTCGGAAAGAAACGTATATAGTATGTTATATGACGAGAGTCTAAGTAACATTTTATGCTTTTATAATAAAGGAATGGGTAGTCAATAGGTAGGCATTATGCCGAAAGCAGGGAAAGACTAAGTTCTTAATTGAATATTATGTGAGGTCACAACTCATTGTCTTAACCCCCAGAGACTGACAAGGTTTGGCAAAGATACAGACATAATTGTATTTTTGCTGTGAAATACAGTCCGAACCTTGGGAGACCAAGTTGTGTGTAATTATATTAATAGCTTCCGAAAATATTAGTATGATTATAATAATTAAATTAAATATATTGACTTTTCACTTAAATGTGATATAATATTTATAGAAATAAAAAATGTGGAAACCAAAGACGGTTGCCACAACTGATAATGTTTACACTTATTTGAGATTATTTAATCTCAATTATAGTGAGCCAATCTGTTGCAGCAGACGGCTCACTTTTTCTTTATAATCGCTATTATGTCTTTTATAAGTTGATAAATCAAACTTAAAATACCACAAATAGCAGCTATATTTACTAAAGTAATATGTATCAGCCTCCTTCAAAGAAAATTTCTCGTCAAGAGCTTATACATAGCCTCCATTCCGCTCAGGCGAGATGAAAGGCAACCGTCATAAACCGTCATACCGTCTACAAAGATGGAGAAAACTCAACTGTATGACGGCATGATTTCCACAACATTATTATATCAAATTCAACATTAACTGTCAATATATTCTTGTTTGAGCGTATTTTCGGATACGTTCTTTTTGTATGTAACAAAATTTCAATAACAATTTTACAACTTATTTACAATTATTTATAATGTATTGCTATATAATGCCATATATTATATAATTATAGAGAAAAATTATTATGAAAAAGAGGACGAAAGAAATGTATGAATTAACTGAACAAAAGAAGAATGATATATCTGTCTACGGCGTTAAATATGGAAATTTACAGATAGATGATATATCTGCTGATAAGGATAGGGTTAAAAAATTTGTTGATGATATAAATAAGTATCAACTCTCCCCTATTCATTTGGGTGATGTTGTTGATGATTTTGTGGAGAGTATGTAATTAAGAAACAATAGGATTAAATATTTTTAAATAAAAATATTATTTGTATTTTGTCGTTTATTATTAAATTTTAAGATCTTCTGCCAATTTTAATATTGCATTATGATACAATTTATGTTATAATGTAAATATATTAACATTCTGTGAATGTTTGGAGGGATAAAGATGCAGAATTATATACGTAAAATCGATGATAAAATACAAGCTTCACATTTTCTGAATGATGTATTAGGAGTTCTTGATGGTGTATCTGACAGAGAACATCTAAATGATGTTGTAAATATCGAATTATGTTTATCTACAATGCAGAAAAAATCAACCTTATTACACGATAATTATAGAGATCCCTTGTATGCAGATGAAAAGAAGAGGAAAGATTTATATGAACAAATTTTCAAAGAACTTACTACTCTGCCTTTATTGGAAAATGATGATGAAATAAAATTAGGTAATGGGGGAGCTTGTCCTAATAGTGGATTAAAATTTAATAAAACTGCATATTATATTATAGGGTTACCAGCCAGTGGAAAATCAGGAATTGCTACAAAATTAGCTAATCATACTCATTCTTTAATATTAGATGCTGATTTTGCAAAGCGAAAATTTCCTGAGTATGATTCACAAAATGGAGCTGCTTTGACTCACGAAGAATCTTCTGCTGTAATTTTTGGGAATCGAGCATATGAAGGGAAAAATTTATTTGAATGGGCTATTAAACAAGGGGCGAACATCATTATTCCTAAGATAGGAGATAAACTTGAAAAGGTAATAAATTTTGTAGAATTATTACGTAAGTGTAAGTATAAAGTACATTTAGTCCTTGTTAGATTGGATAGATTGAAATCAACACAACGAGCATATTATCGTTTTTTGGACACCAACAGATATGTTCCACTAACCATGATTTTTGATGAGTACTCGAACGAACCAACAATTGTTTATTATGATTTAAAAAGTTTTTATAATAGATTATTTAAAAGTTTTACAATGATTTCTACAGATGTTGACAAAGGATGTCCTCCAAAAATTTGTGAAATGACAAAGCACAGTCCATTACAAGATTTTAACTTGTAGTATTTAAATAATTATGATATAATAAATTGAGGTGATTTTATGGCTAACGTTAAACCAGCTAAAGAATATTCTATAAACCAAAAACATCATAAGTTACAAGCACAAAATTCAAAGCGTGTCTCACATAGTAGATTTAGTGTGCGTAATATAGGTGATAAAAAACGTATAAGAAAAAGACAGGCAATACACGCAATACATACTGTAAAAATAACTTATATGAACGATTATTTGTATCAAGAAGATAGGGAAATTGAAAATGCTATTTTTACTATGAAGAAATTTTTACAAAACTTGGATTGAATAATATCTAATAACATAAGCAAAGACTTACCTCTTAATGAGATAAGTCTTTTTTGATGCATCAAAACTTACATCCACATTTATTACACTTATAAGTCTTACCCAAGTCCCCTGCTCCGAAGATACCGAACAAGCCTATCTTCCCTGCTTTTGAAAGATTTGATATTTTAGACAAGTCGGTGCTGTTGCAGTGTGGGCAGTGAGGTAAGCCAGATTGTAAACGGGCAATCTCTGCATCATATTGTCGTTTAAATTGCAGAAATCTTGTTCTATATTCAATAATGTCATCTTTGCGGAGTTTAACCATTGCTTCTATGAATTCAGGGTCTTCTGTTTGGTCGTAAAGAATCATAAATTCACTATCCGGTATATCAACAGGCTCTCCCTCGCAATGATGTTTAGGACAAATTCTTGGTGGAACTTCTATATTCCATTTTTCACAATGTTCTTCACTTAGTTCCCTAAAATATCCATTTCCTGTTTCTTCTTTGCACTTTGGACAAAAGAGTACAATATATGATTCCATTGTCATATTCCCCCTGTAATTTTTATTGTTATCTACATTATATACCAAAAGACGGTGTATTTCAAGTATAATTTACCAATAGTTATCGGAAGTAGCTATTCAGAATTAAATTGGCAGTACAATACAATTCTGAAACAGGTAAAGTATATTACCCTTGGAAACAAGCAATAAAATCACTTAGGGCTAAACCACGTACTGAAATCACGCAAGAAGAAAATGATTGGTTTAAAAATCCATTATACAGTCCAAAAAAACTTCAAGATAAACTTGTAGGTGTGACAAAAGAAGACCGAAAGCAAATTATTGAATCATATAATATTCCTACTAAAGAATTAGAAAAGTTCGTTACGGCACAAGAACATGCCAATGACGGCGTTGAAGAATATAAAGCCGTACTTGCAGCCGCAGGTAATCAAGGTTCAAAGTTCGGTGGAATAATAAAAAATCTCGGTGCAAGCCTTGCAAGTGCCGGTATTAATATGCTTATAGGCATAGGCATTGACTTACTTATCAAGGGCATTGATAAAGCAATTCATTATAGCGAAGATTTGAGAAAAGCTTCTACGGAATTGACTAATCAGTATAAAGAAGAACAAGAATCTTTAGATGATAGTCGTCAAAGTTATGAAGAATTAGCTCAAAAAATGCAGAATGCTAATTTGACAACTGATGAAGTCAAATCAAATAAAGAAGAACTTGCTAAAATTCAACAAGACCTTATAGACAAATTTGGATTAGAAGCTGAAGGAATTGACCTTGTTAACGGTAAGTATGACGAGCAAATAAAGAAACTTGATAAACTCGAAAGACAAAAAGCTAAAGATTATGTTGCTGAGAATGATGGTAATATAGCGGCAGATAGAAAAAAGGTTGAAAACGAGAAAAGAATTACATCAAGAAGTGTAAGATATAACGAATTCACTACTAATTTATTAAGAGATGCATTGCCAACCGCAGAAGTGAAACAAGGTAATGGTTCTCCTTACTTTACATTAAAGGGTAATATAGGCGATTTACATAATGAATTGGTTAATGCTTATAGCAAAATAGTTTCTGAAAAAGGAAAGAACTCTGAAACTGAAGATGCTTTGGATATTATCAATCAATTAATTGATAAGTTAAAATACGATGATTATGAACAATCATTGAAGAATTTGAAAGAATATTCAAAAGCCGCTGTTTTGTCAAATAATAATTATTATAAGACTTATACCGACTTACAAAATGCTATCAATGACTACAACACTGCATTACAAAGCGGAGAAAATGTAGACCAAGCATTTGATAACTTAACAAGAATTCAAAACGAAGTCACTGAGATTACTCAAAGTACAGATGATGCGAAATATGCTTTTGATGATTTATTGGATAGTATTGATAGAGGTAGTGAAACCGACCACAAGATCAAAGTAGGTCTTGAAACCAATAAAGATGAAGTTCAAAATATTCTACAAAGCTTTAAAGATAACGGAGTAAAGACAACTGACCTTTTTGACATTGATATAAATGCAGACGATACTAACATTCCTGAAATTCAGCAACAATTTAAAGATTTATGTCGCATATTAGGTATTACTCAAGATGAAGTAGACACTTTACTTACAAAGCTGTCAGATGACAATGTTATCATTGACATTGACAGCGAAGCGAAATCAGTTTCAGATTTTACAAAGAATGTTACTGATTTGACTACAAGTATAAGGAAGACAGAGCGGTCTTGGAAATACTATGCTCAAATCGCAGACGTTGTAAACGGTAAGACTGCTATGACTGATGAACAAATGTCTGATTTGGTTAAAGAATTTCCTGATTTAAAGAAAAAGTTAAAACTTACAACTGAGGGTTGGTCTTTGGAATCAGGTGCAATGGACGTTGTTCAAAATGGTATTGCTGACCTACAATCTGCATATTTAAATGCACAAATTGATATGTCAAATGGTGCATATAACGCAATGATGGCTCGTGTTGGTACTAATATGGAAGAATTGAATCAAATCCAAAATATTAGTCAGGCATATGCTATTCTTGCTCGTAATTGGGGAAATACAAAATCACTTGCAGTCATCAATACTAATGGCAAAAATGTTATTGATACAAGTAACTTGAGTACGGATGAACAGTTTGTCGTCCAATATGCTACTATGCAAATTGCATCAAAAAAGGCAAAGGACAGACTTAAAGCTGCTAATTCTTTAGGGTCTGATGACAATGAAAAGAAAAAAGATTCGGCGAAGAAAACTTACGATAAAAAGGTTAAAGAAATCAATGAGAAACAATATGATGCTGATTTCAAATATCAAATTGATACTGTAACAAATGCTTTAAAGGCTTATACTGAACAGGTTGAAGCTTTAAAGACGGCATATGACGGTTTATATGAAAAAGATTATTCCGGTAAAATGGATTTGCTTAATCAGCGATATTTGGTTCAGACTCAGTATGCTCAAAGATTACATCAAGAATTAGATAATTTAATAAATTCAGTTCCCGAAACCTCATCTTCTTGGTCTGAATTGGCTTCTACTCTTGAAACAGTATCAAATGATTATTTTGAAGCTCAGAAAAATCTTATAGAATATCGTGACTCAGTTTACGAAACGTCCATTGATTCAATAAGTGACTCTGCAAAAGGTATTGTTGACCAAGTTAAAAATGCAAAGAGTTTGTTGGATAATTCTTTTGATTATCTCAAAAATGGTTCTTTAGCAGGCGATGGTCTTTGGTCTACTCCTTTAACACCTTCTGTTTCAAAAGATAAGGTTTCTCAAGAACGAGCAGAAAAGAAAAAGTTATTAGAGGAAGAAAAGAAATATCAAAATAAGATTCAAGAAATTCGTCAACGTGCAACAAAAGAAGCAAAGGATTATGATGATGCACAACGTCAAGAAGAATTACAAGACGCTTTAGACGATTACAATAGTGCTATTGAACAAGCAACTGCTTCTGCAACGGCGGCATATACGGATTTTAACGATAGTTGGTACGAGGATACCAAGCTTACTCTTGATGAATTACAACAGTATTTTGATGAACACGGCATTAATATCAAACTTAATGTAAAAACTGCCGAAGAATTAGAACAAGAAGCTCAAGAAAAAGCACAAGAAGAAGGTACCAGCATTATAGATAAGACTAAGGGCAATAGTTTTTCTAATGTTAAAAGTCTTTCATCAGATAAAGCTAAATTCTATAATGACATTGCAAAAGGCAAATCAAGTGTAAAAGCAAGTGATATAAAGAATAGTATTGATGGAATTCCATTAGACGCAAAAATTAAGCGTGACGGTCATATTTATCGTGGTGATGAAGATTTAGGTACTTGGGGTGTTTCAAATCACAAGTTTGTATACGCTGAAAAGTATGCCAAAGGCGGTACAACATCACAAGGACTTACAATCACAGGTGACGGTACGGGAGCATATGCAGGACAAGAAGCGTATATAGGACAAGACGGCAAACTTCATCTATTCAATAATGAAGCACAACTATCTGAATTACCTCCGAATACTCGCATTGTCAATGCAAAAGACTTGCAGAATATCATTAAATATACTGGTATGAAGTATTTCTATCAGCCTATTGAAAATATTCAATCTGCAACGGTTGATAAGTTTGCACAAGGCAATACAAATGTTTCATTCTCCCCTATTCCATATAATACATTGTCTACTCAAACATTGTATTCAGATGTTAACGTACAAGCAATGGTTGAAGAGACTATTGCGGAAATCAACAATGAGTTTAATGCTTTAAAAGGCAATATAAAATTTAGTGCGGTACAAACTGCATTCAAGAACAGTCTGACTGATAAGAAGATGTACAAAGACTTATCAAACACTATTGTTAATATGACATCGCAGTCGCTTGACAAAGCTGATAAGAGTACACTTTCAGATTCGGTTGTTGGACTTATTTTGCAAAATTCAGCTTGGAATGATTTACCGAATGAATTGCAGAATAAATTGTCTGAATTGAATGTAAATGCAGATAATTGGACTGATTGGATAAAAGACTCAAATAATTCACTTCAAGCATTTAACCTAATGCAAGATGGTGGAATGAGTAGTTGGGATTTGCTTGATAGCAATGTAACTTCTCTGCTTCAACAAGCAGGTATTAATGGTAAAGACGCTTGGGACAAATTTGTACAAGATGATCCACTACAAGCATTGACTTTGTTATCATCTTCTTGGAATAGTATGAATGATACTATTGGGCAATATATGACAGATGCTCAAACCATTGCTGCCAATGGGGCAAGAGCTATTCAATCACTACAAATAATTGCACCGTCTATATCGGAGCAATCTTGGAACGCATTGCAAGTATTGATTGCTAATAAGATACAAGAAATCATATCATTAATGAATGAAGTGTTTGGTGAAAATACAGTTGATATGAACTTTGCTATCAATGTGGGCGGAAGTTTACAAGGAAATGCACAGACTAACCCGCAAGGCGAAAGTGCGGTAGTCGATTCTGCCCGTAAGTATCTTGGAACACCTTATGTTTGGGGTGGTACTTCTCCATCTGGTTTTGATTGTAGCGGATTTGTACAATATGTATTAGCTGAAAATGGTAAATCAGTGCCGAGAACTTCTCAAGAACAATTTGCGTCAGGTCAAGCTGTTGATAAAAGTAATCTTCAAGCTGGTGACTTAGTGTTCTATAATTGGAGTGGAGGAACAGAAGCAACCCATGTAGGAATATATGAAGGCAATGGTAAGATGATTCACGCACCGCATCCAGGCGATGTTGTCAAGGAAGTTGACTTTAATTCTTACGGTCAAAATGTTTATCTTGGTGCAAGACGTTATTATAAAGGTACTGAGGGTGCATTGCCTGGACTTGCTAAACTCGGTGATGAAGCAGAAGTAAGAGGATTAAACTATCCTACACCTGAAATTCTTATCAGACAAAAGACAGGTAAAGCATATCTTACTGGTTTAGATGGCACACAGATTGTTAATCTTGACAGAGGTGATACAGTTATCCCTTATGCCGATACAAAGCGAATTTTAAACGGCAATGTACGTCATGCTTATGCTAATGGTACACCAAATGCAAAAGACGCTATATCAAGGATTTTAGGCATAAACAATGTCAAGAATAGAGTGAATAACGGCTCTGCAAGAAGTAATAATGCGGGTATAACAAATAATACAGTTCAACAATCGTGGGATACAAATGATTTCGGACAAGGCGTAGGTAAGTCACATTCATATACCGCTTTTGACGAAAATGGATATTTGGGTTCATCGCTTGGATATTGGGATACAAGTTCAAGTGCTTGGAAACTATTTAAGAAGTTGTTGGATAGCGGTGATTTATCAACCGATGAGAATGGCATCTATACATATAAAGGTGCTCGTCTTGTAGCAATGACATCTACTTTTGGTAAGCCTGGAGATGTTATGAGATACACTCAAGATGACGGTAGTGTATTTTACGGTATCATAATGGACGAGAAGTCGCAAGCATATACTTGGTACGATAATAACCCTGCCAACAAGTGGGGTCATAACAACGGACAAGATATGGTTGAATTTGAAGTTAAGAAATCAGCGATTGCTCCTGCTTATAAAGCTAACGGTGGTACTCCTCCATATGGTAATCTAAATCATGCGATTACTTTAATTGAGAATTTAGGTTCGTTGGAAGGCTTTGATTTTTCTGATATGCCTTCTGTCGGCGGAACTTCTGTATTAACTCAAAAAATGCAAGAGTTTATGTCTAAGCTTCAACAAGTTTATGGTACATTCAAGACTAATACTCATACATCGGCTACTAAGGTCGGCAATGTAAAGTCTTTAGGTGACAAAAAGCAAAGTAGTTATAGCTTTGATGTACCATTTACTCAAAGAGAAAAAGGTGGCATTGCTCCTGCTGGAACAGTTGTATTAGGTAATGAATATCGTAGGACTGAAGCAACTATTGACGAAAAAGGTAATGTTGTTCCATTGGGTGACGGTACTCCACAAGTATTTGTTTCTGACAAGCCATTCCCTGTTATTAACGCTGATGACTATGCTAAGATTAAGAAGTATGGCGGTGATAAAAAGCCGGTACAGTTCTTAAAGAATGGTAATACATCAGTCAGTGTTAATGCCGATAATACAGACGAAGAAAAGGAACAAACTGCCGAAGAACGTAAAGCAGAAGAAAAAGAAAAAGAACGTCTTGGTTTTCTTGAAAGTATTTCTAAAAATTTAACCAAAGGTACATTGGATGATGAAATCAAAGGTTATGATTATGATACTTTAAAAGGTTTAAAAGAAATGTCTGAATCTTGGGGAAAAGATGACGACCTTACTTCTGAAATTTTAAAGAGTTTCAAGGACTACGCTGAAGATTTCTCAAAATTGGACGATTGGATTGAGAATGATCTTGAAGATACTTTAAACACCTATAATGAAGACTTTTATAAAAAGTATTACGAAGAACAGGCAAAATATAATACTTGGCAAACAGGATTTAGAGAAAAGACTAATGACTTTTTAAAGAATCCTACTGATGGCGATTATATGAAGCGATTCTTTGAATTAGCTGATGAAGCCACTTCAAAGAACATGGAATCTGTTATTACGCAACAAGAAATGGTTGCCGATAATATGAGAAGTGCTATCGCCGCACTTAAAGAAAAAGAAGAAGTAGCTATAAAGCTTATGCAAGATGCTCCTACAGCTACTTTGGCTAAAAAAGCACAAGAAACTTTAAGTGATATTCGTGAAAACATTCAAGATGTAGAGTCTGATTTTGTGGACGTAATGGAAAAGGTTACGGAGCAGAAAGTTCAAAATATTCAAAATCAAGATAGTAGATATACTCGTGAAATCGGCAACTTAGAATATGATGAAAATATTCTTACAAATCGTTATGGTAGAACAGAAAATCAGTATGAGAAAGCACAACTTTCAAACGATATTCTTGAAAACTATAATAAACAGCTTGAGTTCCAAACTATGCGAAAGAACGAAGCTCATCAAGGCGTTCTGGATATGTATAACACGAATAAGGCTGATGAACGATTTATTTTACAGAATGTCAAATTTGATGAGTTGTTCAACGCCGATGGTAGTATAAATGAATATGCTCATGAAGCAGCAAAAGCTGTATTGGAGAATATGGAGAATGGTTCTCAGTATGTGCAAACTTTTGAGGGTATGCTTACCCAAAGACAAGAATATACTCAAAATTGGCTTGATGCTGTTTCAAAAGAATGTGATTTAATGGATAAAATTGCAGACCAGCAAATAGAAGACGCTACTAATAAGATTAAAATCGCTACGGACAATTATGAGATGATTAACAAAATCTTAGATGTTCGCTTGAACAAAGAGAAAGCTATTACTTCTGCATTGCAAGAACAGTATTCATTCCAACAATCATTGAGAGATGCTGCTTTGGATTATCAAAGTGAACTTATTGCAAATAAAAATCTTTCTCAGTGGTTAGATGATGATACAAGAGCATTGCTATTTAATGAGAATGATTACTCAGATATGATGAATACTATCAATGGCTTGAATAATGAAATGACAAGAGCCTATAAGAAGTATAAATCAGATATTAACACGTTGGGTAAGGACGATTATTATCAAGAACAGCAAATCACCAATGCTTATAATCGCCGTATTGAACAGTTGAAAGAGCAATTAGAAGTAGCAAAGCAAAATCTTGAAGTTACAAAGAAAAATGCTGAGTTCCAAAACACTTTAAAAGAACGTGATACACGTATTCTTGTTGGTGACAGATGGGTCAATGTTGCTGATCCTGAAAAGCTTTATAATACTCAGTTAGAAGCTACTAAGGCTACAATGGCTCGTGATAATCTTATTCAAGATAATGTTGAGAATGAGAATGTTCGTAAGATGGAAGAACAGAGTGATAAGACTCAAGAAATTATTTCAGCAAATCAACAATATATTGATACGTTATCGAATATAAATGGCGAAGAGGCTGTTCGTCATGCTGAAACAATGGAGTCTCTTGAGGCTCTTATTGCTACAAACAATGCGTTAAGTGGCAACAGTATTAAGTGGGCTAATATCTTTGAAAATTCTGATAAATCTATTTATAGTCAAATAGCAGGATTAAGTGACATTGAACTTGGAAATAATTTTTTATACAATACTGATTATGCAAACAATCAAGGTGTTGTTGACTTTTTGCATAAAGCAGGTATTTATTCAGACGAAGCCTATAATGCTATAAGCAAAATGAATGAAACTCATGTAAACAGTAAGGTTACTACTGATAACAATAGTCTTCAATATTCACAACGATTTGAACATGGTGGACTTGAATCAGAAATAGCTTTAGGTAAAAATGGAGATAAAAAGCTTGCACAGTATAGAGGAGATAATGCTCCTACCGAAGACCCTGCTGAGAAAGTACAAGAATATCTTGATTTACAAAATAAACAGAACGGACTATTAACACCGTCTCAACGTAAAGAACTGCAAAAATGGGAGGCACTTGTCAATCAAGAAAGGGCAAACAATAGACTTTATTATGATACTCCTATAAATTATTCGGGGTTATCTGAATTCGGAGATCGTTTTGAACCGGTTACTTTACAAGGCATGGTTGCAAGTTCAAATTTTGAGAATATTATGACTAAAATGATGGAATATTATGCAAGTCCTATGGCAATGCCTGATTTAATTCCGCAATCTCCTCAACAAATGCCTGCAACTAACAATTCAACGTCAACTACCGAAAGCATTACGTTTACGGGCGATATAAATGTGACTGACCCTGTTCCGGACGCAAATGCTTTTGTAGATTCTTTGACAGACAAAGTTAAATCACAATATCCAATTATAAAGAACACAAAAATATAAGTTATAAGTTAGATGGTTGCTCCCTTTTGGGAGTGACTGTCTAATGCTATTTTTTATTGGTTGAATCAAGGAATTTCGTGGATTGGTATTGATTTTTTGAAAAAAATCGGTTATAATAGTTATAGAAATTTTATGCGATTATATAATCGAAATGAATAAAAGTATAGTGATTATAACCTTCGTTGAAATGCATATAATATTATTAAATAAATGTTTTTGAAAGATATAGTTCAAATTATTTATAAAGGAGGAATTGTCATGGGAGTATATGCTATAAAGAGTGAAAAGCCAATAGTTACAACCAAACCACTAGTAAGAAATACGGTTAATCAAGATTATATGAATTGGGTAAATTATATGAACACTCATGATTTTACCTTCAAGATAGACAAAGATAATAATTTAAAAGTTAAGGCAACAAAATAAATATATGAACAGTTTATATTGCTACAATTAAAAACAATACAAACCACTAATAAACAGTTACGTTATATTGCGTAGCTGTTTTTTTATTGCAAAAATTTAAGGAGGAATGTAACTGTTTGTTATAAGTTATAAAAAGTTATAAATATATGCTTACTTTTATAACTTTTAATGATAGAATTAGGTATAAACATTATAGGGAGATTTTAATTATGAGTAAATACTATTCTATCAATAAATTTTCAAAAATTTTAGGAGTATCAGCATAAACACTTAGAAATTGGGACGCAAATGGTAAACTTCATCCTCACCATACTTCTAGTAATGGATACAGATATTATTCTCATGAACAGTTAAATCAGGTTATGAACATAAAACCTAATTTAGATAGAATTGTCATTGGATATTGTAGAGTCTCAAGCAATAAACAAAAAGATGATCTGGAAAGACAAATAGAGAATATGAAATTGTATCTAAATGCACAAGGAAGACCTTATGAAATTATTTCTGATATAGGTTCTGGAATCAATTATAAGAAAAAAGGACTGAAAGAACTGATTAAACGCATATCTCAAAATAAAGTAGAAAAAGTTGTGGTTCTTTATAAAGACAGATTGTTAAGATTTGGATTTGAATTAGTCGAATATATCGCAAGTTTATATAACTGTGATATAGAAATTATTGATAACACAGAAAAATCAGAGCAACAAGAACTTGTAGAAGATTTAGTTCAAATAATTACAGTTTTTAGTTGTAAATTACAAGGTAAACGTGCAAATAAAGCTAGAAAATTAGTAAAAGAATTAATTGAGGAAGAAGGTGAATCAAATGATAAAGTCAATAAAAGTGAGATTGAATCCAAATAATAAACAATCGACTAAGTTGTTTCAATATGCAGGCTGTGCTAGATTTGCTTATAATTGGGCTATTTCAAGAGAACAGGATAATTATAAGCAAGGGAACAAATTTTTATCAGATAGTGAATTGCGAAAAGAATTTACACAATTAAAGAAACAGTCTGAATATCAATGGCTGAATGAAGTAAGCAATAATGTAACAAAACAAGCAATTAAAGATGCTTGTAATACTTATAAGAGATTCTTCAAAGGACAATGTAAATATCCTGAATTTAAGAGTAAGAAACACTCTACTCCATCTTTTTATCAAGACAATATAAAAATTCAGTTTACCGATACCCATGTGAAAGTTGAAAGTTTTTCAATGAGTAAAAAACAGAATAAACAAAAGTTAAACTGGATTAAACTTTGTGAAAAAGGAAGAATACCAACTGGCTGTAAATACATGAATCCACGTTTTACTTATGACGGATTATATTGGTATGTGTCAATTGGTATTGAAGTTAATGATAATACTACTCTTCCATCAAATGAAGGTATTGGAATTGATTTAGGAATAAAGCATTTAGCAATATGTTCTGATGGCAATACATACAAGAACATAAACAAAACGCAAACGGTAAAGAAATTAGAAAAGAAAAAACGCAGGTTACAGCGTTCCATATCAAGAAAATATGAGAAAAATAAGAAAGGAGCAAATTACTGTAAAACAAGTAACATTATAAAAAGAGAAAAAGAACTTTTAAAACTAAATCACAGACTAACAAATGTTCGTCAAAACTATTTACACCAAACAACATCTGAGATAGTGAAACGAGAACCAAGTTTCATTTGTATTGAAGATTTGAATGTAAGTGGAATGATGAAGAATAAACATTTATCCAAAGCAGTACAACAGCAAGGTTTTTATGAATTTAGAAGACAGATTGAATACAAGGCTATGTGGAACAATATACCAGTTGTTATAGCCGATAGATTTTTTCCAAGTTCTAAATTATGTAGTTGTTGTGGAAGTATTAAAAAAGATTTAAAGTTGTCTGACCGTATTTACAAATGTGAATGTGGAAATGTAATTGATAGAGATTATCAGGCGGCTTTGAATCTAAAACAGTATGGAGAAAATGTCCTAAAACAACAATCTGTAGCATAACACTTTCAAGTTATTACAGATATGTACTGATACGTTAGTCAGGAATTTATGCCTATGGAGTGTACAAGAACTTGCGAGTAGATTATGAGAAATCATGTCAAAAGCATATACGATGAAGTAGGAATGAAACATAAAGGTTTATAACTTTTTATAAGTTTTCAGTAACGGTGAAACATTTGCTTAGAAAACCAGCATTGCAATATCCACACGCAGAAGTTGTAAATCCAAATGAGAAAGTTGATTTTCAATGTGAATTACAATCAAGCGGAAAGATTGCAAAAGCACGATTAATGATAGATGACAACAATTATGAATATTACTTTGATAATTTTGATATACAAAATTTGCAAGAAAATAATTATAGTTCGTTGGTTACATACCCTATTAAGAATAACATTCCAACATATAAGATATACAAATCGGATAACAATAGAACAAGTGATGAAACCACGTTTTCATTCGCTGCCGGTGAAATGTATACTTGGAAGATGAGAATATATGAGGACGATACCAAGTCTAATTATGTGCCGTCTTCTTGGATTGGTAAAGGTACTGTTATGGAAATTTTATCAGGGGCTGAGTCCGCAGGATCTAATCAAGGAACATATTACGGTTTGAATAGTTCTGAAATGAATGGGAATCGAATTCTAAAGATAAATCCTCATACGCAAATGTATTTTAAGGATTGTACATTAACAAAAACTTCCGATGATAATCCACACAAAGAATTATGGACACGATATGATGAAAATGCGAACTACTATATTAAGGTTGGGAATACGTTTGCAAAAATCAAAAAATATTATTACTTTTTGCCAAAATATGACGCATATAAAAAAGACCCTGAGAGAGGCGACAAGACAGTCAAATGGTTCAACTCAACGGATGATTTAGATACATATGGTGAACCTAAATTTGGTTATGCGGTTGTAAGTGGTAAACTTAAGGTTTCTGTCAATGATACATATACAATATATTGTAATTACATAGATACAGACCAATATTACTTTGATACAAATACACCTCCTACGATTACATTGTACGAGAACTTTGAAAGTGTGAACGGAACAAATGTAACAAGAGAGATAGATTTATCTGAAAACACGCAACTTGCTCCCCTATCCTTATCATATAGCAATTTGCATATCACTGGTGAGTATTTACAATCCGAAGGAATAAGTGTTAGTCATTATAGTTTTCTTTTAGAAAGACGTGAATCGGATACAAAATATTCAACCGTTTCTTATTCAAACAACATATATTCAACCAATATAGATTGGCAATATGATAAATTTATCAGTGGAAATGAGTATAGATTAACATTGTCGTTAACAGATAGTGTTGGCTCTACATTTGAAAAAATAATTTATATTAAAGCAGAGTATAATTCTATCTCCTACCCTATGAACATTAAAATTGAAGAATACAGAAAACATAATTCTTTAATTATTGATTTCAGTGAACTACATTCTATTACTGCAAATGAAGAAATTGAAGGTGGACATCAGTTTCTTGCATATAATGAGGATACTGATAAAATAGATACTACATTGACTGTCCCTAATAATGTATGTCACTTGGATAAAGGCAACTCTTTGACATATGATTTTATAGACGGCGAAAAGGAATTGTCGTTTGGCAAGAATACAATATATACAACATTTAGGATTGACTCTGATTATACCGGTACAATATTTGAAGTTACGGATGATGATGAAACAACAACTGCATTAAAGTGGGATGGTGTGCATTTTTATCTATCAGTAAAAAATCCAAGTACGGGGTATTCTTCATACGGACAAGTGTTTACCCCATATGAAAATTGGGATAATATGACTGTTGGAGATAAGAAAAAAGCAATAAATGAAGCTATGGCAAAAGAAATAGTGGACTATTCTGTTCCTTATTTGTATATGAACGGTGAAATAAATTATGGCGATGATTTATATTATCACACGGAAACACCTTTGAGCGAACAAACATGGCTTGTAATTATAGATACAAAAACTGAGAATGTTTATTTAAAAAATATGTCTCAAAAAGACAATAAGATTGTAGGAGGTAATAGTTAATGGCAAAAGTAAAATTGTTCGGCGGAGTTACATACAATGCTTTTGGTGTTGACGAAGGCTCTCATTCTGATGATTTAAAAGAGACATTAACACAAGCGTACGGTAATTATAGTTGGAATTCTGATACAAAATTGTTGGCAAACTTTAATGATACGTTATTGGGAAGTAACTTTGATGGTTCATATGAAAATATTGACCATTTTCAAGTTTATAAAACCTTGGGCGAACAAGATACGTTACATAAAGTATGCCAAACTAAAAATCCTACTCAACGTGTGATAGAAGATTTCACGGTTGGAGATTTATGTGATTACCAATATTATATTTTTGGTATTTGTAATAATACAATGGATGTCAATGGTGTGCAAGTAAATATCAAAACAATCTCCCCTCTTGTATCGGATAAAATCCAACTGCATAGAGGAACAGTATCTGTCATTGGTCTTGTTCCGACGGGCAAAGATAATACATATACGATAGACGAAGATAATATATGGCAATTAGATATTAATCTAACCAATGACGGTTACACATTGAATACGGATAAGACATTTTATCAGACCCAAAATGCTTACGGTAAAGCGACTGGCGGTAATCGAAAACAGAGAACGATGTCTATTACAGGATTACTTGGCAAAATAGATTGCTCAGGTGATAGTCAATATATAGATACTTATGACGACATTATAAATTGGGAGAATTTTGTATCAAGTAACAGTTTAAAAATGCTTATAGACTTGAGAGGCTTGATTACTATTGGAGATACAGATGCTAATCCAACATTTCAATATGATACAAATGACAATCACGATGTTTCTGTTACGTTCACATTTAATCAGTTAAATGATATTGATACGGTTGATGTGTTGGGTATGACATTGCCGATTAATCCATTGTATTATGAATATTTAGCGGATAGCGAAGGAGCTTTGTTGAAAGATACAGTTGAAGTTGATTCAGACAATAAATATCACGAATACCTTGCTTCTCCCCTTTTGGACGGTGGTTTAACATGAACATATACAAGAACGGATATGTAGTTGACAGTATCCATAATATTAATATTGCAAATATAACAAAACAGGTATATCTAAATTCGTTCAGCAAACTTGGGTTTGAGAGAATACTCAAAGTGTTCAAAGCTGATATAGTTATACCTGTTTTTAGATTGTATTTGTTGGACGAAGATGAAAACATATCAATGGACGCAAGCGATGATTTAATGTCGGCAAGTTTAAGTATTACATATCAGACTGGTCAAAGACGTACAATGAATATTACTCTTGCAAATATAGATAATAAGTGGAAGCCTAAACCGATTAAGGGATTAATATGGACGGGAAGCAAATTTAGATTTGATTCTGGTATTGTTATTGGTGACACAATATATTGGAAACAACAAGGAGTATTTGTTTTTAAAGACCCTACATTATCAAGAGAAAATTCAAACCAAACAATCTCATTATCATTATGTGATAAGTTTGGCTTATTCGATGGCAGTGTTTATGGAACGACGAGTTTAAAAACAATCATTCCTGTTGGTGTTCCAATGAAGAATGCTTTTACTTCTTTATTGGCAAGCGACAGAGGAAATGGCAAACCATTTGACTTAAAACCAATTATTTTTAATAGTGAATATACGGACATTAATACATATTACACTATAAAGCAAGATGCCGGTACAAAAGTTAGTGAGATATTTACAAGTATGGGCGAAACAATTTCTTCCGATGTTTACTACAACGAATTTGGCAATATGGTTGTTAGTTCTAATGTTAATGAGTTTATATCATCTAACTTCCCTGTTGTATATCGTTTTGAGGAAAACGACAAAGATATTGTGTCGGCAAATGTTGTTTATAATACATCACAAGTCAGAAATAAAGTTGTTGTTAAAGGTGCTATTGCCAACGGTTATCAATTCAGTGCTATCGCCGAGAACAAGAATTTAAAATCAGACTATTGTATTCAATACAATGGCGAAATACCAGAAGTTATAAGTGATAGTAAGCTATATGCTGATTCATTGTGTATGTCACGAGCAATGTACGAATTGATTAATTTTAGCCGTGGCACAAAAACATTAAATTTATCATGTACATATAATCCTGTATTCGATGTTAACCAGTCAGTGATGGTTAATTATCCAAGCTTGGGTATTAACAACGAAAACTATGTCATTGACTCTATTTCTATGAGTATGGATAGTGGTGCAACGACATCTTTGACAATGACAAATATTAACGAGGTAATTTTTTAAATGAAAAATGAAGAAGAAAAAATAGATTTTAATGATGAAACAGTTATTGCATATGTAAATATGATACGTCAAATTATTCAAAGTGAAGTTTCAACATATTTAAAAAATCAGAATATTGAAACATTTGAGGATTTAAAAGTACAAAGTGTTTCTGACGATGGATTGCACGCAACATTGAAAGATACAACTACAAAAGAAGTATATGAAAATATACCTAACTATACAAATATAAAAATCAAACCAAATGATTTTGTCAGGATGTATATAAGTAATCAAGGATTAAAGAAATATATTGGACAAACATTTGGTTCAAGAAGTGAATATTTATGTCAAACAGAAAAGGACGGTGATAAATAATGGCTGATTTACATATAGACACAAGCAATGTTACGCTGATGGGTGAATTTAAAAGTGCAATTGAAGATTATGTTCAAAAATATATTCAAGGATATGTAGATAAAGTTATGGTGGGCAGACATAGTACATTGAAAAATTCAAGCTGGGATTTTAGTGGAGATAAAAATGACACAATACGAAATATATCTATTCCATTTGACAAATCGAAAGAACATTGTGGAGTTATAAATATTAAACTAAGTGACCAAACAACTAATGACCCAAAATCTCAAATCTTCTTTTGGTATGATGGGAATAAACTCAATTCTTTGTTTAACCCACTTATTCATACTAATTCATATGGCAGCCAAAAAGTTCAACAGGTTGATTTAATGGGAGATACCATTTGCATTAAGGTATCTAATTCTGGAAACCCATATGCTCTATCTTATGACTCTGCTTCATTTAGTGTAGATTATCATATTTGGTAGAAAGGAGTGATTAAATGGCACATATTGATTTAAAAGAAGATGCACATATTTTTATTCAAGCAGGTGTGACTATTCAAAACTTATTGAATTTGATTCAGTCATTTGAAACAAATGAACTTGAAGAGTTAAGAGATTTAATTGCAGCAATTAAAGATATTGACACAAATGATGATAATGCAGATTTTAAGCAACAATTATTGAATGTATTTGATAATGCGGTAATGGAAGATGAAGTTACAACAAAACTTGACAATACAAGCACTCTCCCCCCTCAAGCCAAAATTGTAAAGAGTGCAATAGATGATGTTCTCGATAGGATTAAACAGACTAATTCAGATTTAAGTGATGAGATTTACAATAGACAAATTGGAGACCAAGATATAACTACCTTGGTGGAAAATGAAAGTCTATCAAGACAAAATGCGGATGATAAAATCAACAGAGAATTATATGGAAGTACAACAAATAGTTATACACTTTCCTCTGATATTGATCCTGCTCAAGTTGATGTCACTATGCAAGGTGGTTCTGGTGTTTTAAGCGTTGATATAGAAAATTTGACAAACGCCTTTGTTCTTAATGGAACAAGGGTTGTATCAGAGGGTAAAACAATCGCAACATATCAGATTGAGTACGGTGAAGATATATCAAGACTTTTTGCAGTAGTTGATTATAATGTGCAGTTAAAAACATTTGATTTTAAATTAGTTAAATCAGATGATATTACATCTTCTGTTGAGGGAAATATTGCAACGCTTGTATTGGGATTGATAGAATTTGGTTATGGATTTAATACAAGTCAAGGATACTTTCTAAACGATGTATCTAAGAGTTTTCCATATACGTATCAAAATGTATCACAGAACACAGTTGTCAAAATAAACGGATTAGCTGATTTGCAGACTATTGATAAGTCAAGTTTTATGTCTGCCATTAATGAATTAGCAAGGACTGATATGAAGGTTAATGTATCTTTGAATGACATAAAAAAGGAACTTAATGGTATGTCAAAAGGCGGTATTTGGCATTATGGTGAGGTATTGACACACACCGCTAATTTAAGTACCCCTGTAATAAACAATAGTGTTGATGCAAATGTAGGCGACTTTTATCTTAACTCAAATACATTCTCAGTGTATTTTTGTGTAGGAGATGATAATGGCAATCATAATTGGTTATATATCGGCAATTTGACAGGCAGTTTTGATTATTCAAATTATGCAAGTATTAATTCACCTAATTTTACAGGAACACCGACAGCACCTACTCCGTCTCTATTAAATAATTCACGACAAGTTGCAACCACAGAATATGTGAGAAGTGCCATTGATAAATATGCAAGTGGTGATAATCTTGAAATGATTGATTTGGCGGAAGGACTTAGAGATGATGTATATGGTAAACAAGTTGTGTGGACAGTTGGCGGTAATATTATGAATTTAACATTGCCAGCCCCAAAACTAACAAATCCTACAACTTCAGAAGAAGTCAAGATTACTTTTGACAAAGGTATTATTCCTTTTGATAATACTGTAAAAAGGGGGTATCTTCCTTACAATACGACAAATGTTTCTTTTATTCCTATTACAGGAAACAAGACATATATTAATTGCGAATTTAATTTTGATACGCAACATTTAGAATTTACAACATCTAATTCAATAATTTCTCAAGACACTATAGATGCTATTGAAACAAGAGTGTGGAAGTTTAGTTTATGTTATTATACAGTAAACGTTGTTTATAATGATTCTTCTGAAGAACCGGCAAGTCAATATGTAATTAGTAATTATGATTGTGATTGGTGTATTAATTCTGAAAAAATAGCATTACCATATCAAACATTGGATATGCTAAAAACCGTTGACAAAAATTGTATTATTAATTCTATAAATGAAATTGTCGATAATGCTTCAAAGAATCAAAGCGAAGTAGGAACACTTATTTACGCACTACACCCTGATATAACGACCATTGAAATTAATAGCAATCCTGTTGTGCAAAATTCATACTATGGGGAATTAATAACTACAGATGTGAATGAAGTTTTCGTATTAGATAATCAATTTGATGATTTTTATAGTGACTATGATAAATATGATCGAGACCAGAAAGGACATTTCCTTTATACTAATGATGAAGATGGATACAAATTAACCAAAGACGTTTTACAAAATAAAAAAGCATTTTGTCGAATCGTTTCCAAGCCTATAAGTGGAGCAGACCATAAAGATGGTGAAATAGAAGTCTTATTAACATTTTAACATTCAAAGGAGGAATTTATTATGACAAACATTAACTGGAAAGTAAGAATTAAAAATCCGATGTTTTGGGTACAAATTGTAGTTGCTATTTTTGTTCCTGTACTTGGGTATATGGGAATTACGGCGCAAGATCTAACCACATGGCAAGCAGTAGGCAATGTAATATTGACAGCTTTTTCTAATCCATATGTATTGCTGTTGATGGCAACGAGTGTTTATAATGCTATTATTGACCCAACTACAACAGGCATTACAGATAGCAAAACGGCACTTACATATACCACGCCTAACAGTGATAAATAAGAGAACATTCATTCTATACGAATGTTCTTTTTTTTGTGCAAAAATTAAAGAAAGGAAGATTGCTATGAATATAATTGAAGTTGCTTATAAATGGCACGGTGGCTTTACAAAGCGTTCACGCACAGATTTTATAGCGTTACATCACGCAGAAGCAGTTAAATGTACTCCACAAGATATACACAGTTGGCACGTCTCAAATGGTTGGACAGGCATCGGTTATCATTTCTTTGTAAGAAAAGACGGTACAATTTATCGTGGACGTCCTCTTGATGTGGTTGGTGCTCACGTTCAAGGTATGAACAGTTGTTCTATTGGCATTTGTGCTGAAGGTGATTATCATACAAAAGAAAAGACAATGCCTCAAGCACAAAAGAAATCTATTATCGAGTTATGTCAATATCTTAAAAAGAATTATTATCCAAATGCAAAGATAGTTGGACATAGAGAAATCGGCGACAGTAATTGTCCTGGTCGATATTATCCACTTGATGAAATTAAATTTGCTGTTGCCGGAGGTATTACTGTTCAAGCAGAAAATCCTCAAAAGATTGCTTTGGATAAGTTGGTGGCAAAGGGTATTATTACAGATGCATCTCAATGGACACTTACTGATTTCTTGACAAATGCAAAGACAGTTAGAGTTCTCGATTTGCTTTCAGGCGGTACTTGGACAAGCGAGAAAACAAATTCAAGTATTCATTGGGCTCAGCCAAATGTCATCTCTTTAGCATCTAAAGACGGCGGTTCTTCTGACGGAACAAAAGTCATTGAAGATATTGACGGGATGGTTAATAAACTAAATGTCTGGATTTCTAAGGCTACACTATTGGCTTTGGTTGATAAGCTTACAGGCGGTACAAAAGAAAAATACAAGAATAGAAAAACAGACCATTGGGGCAGAAATTTTCTTGATAGCCTTTGTGATAAAGGCATAATTACAGACGTTAAGTATTGGGACTCCGATTTCGAATCTACAGTAGAAAACGGAGTTTTTTTAGTGCTTTGTTGTAATGCGTTTGGTCTTTGAGGGAGGGTTTAATGTACACGATTACTCTATTAAACGATAGAAGATTATATGGAGCTCACAAAGAAGCAATTATGCAGTATGACAATATGGTTGGTAAAATTCAATTTTTAATTCCACAAACATATGACGGAAATGATATGAGAAATTTTACGACTGTATCATTGGAATATATCTCCCCTATTTCTCATTTGTATAAGCAAGAATTTTTAACTTTGTCTGAGGAATTGGTAGAATATGCTGATGAACAATATTTAGAATATTTGCTTCCCATTGGCTCAAAAATGACTGCTGAAAATGGGGATATTGAATTACAACTATCGTTTTACCAAGTTTATATGGACGAAGATGGTGTAGTTCAAGACCCCGTTCTGAAAACACAATCTTGTAAGGTAAAAATTATTCCTACAAAGAACTGGGCTCAATTTGTACCGTCAGAATCTATGGCGGCACTTGACCAACGTATTGCTCAGTTGATTGCTTTGGAAGAAGAAATTACCGAATTACAAGGACAGATTATTGAACATCATGACAATTTTATAAATGATGATGTTATTTCTGATAAGACAACATATTCGTCAAAGAAGATTGAAGAATTTATAGATAAGAATGAACTGGACGAAACTGTTGAAAATATAACAAATAGTGAAAAACAAACAATCTCTGATGAAGAGATAGAAAATCTATTCAAATAATTTAGGATAAATCGCATTATGCCGGCTAACAATGCGTTTTATTATATACATAACTTATACACTTTTATTAAATTCAAGGAGGAAATTAGAATGGCAAACGAAACACAAAAGTTTTTAAGTTACGAAGGTCTTGGTACATATGACAGTAAAGTCAAAGCTTATATTGTAGATAAGGCTGACGCTGCCAAGACATCTGCTATCAAAGCAGACGCGGTTGTAGTTACGACAGATGTAACAACAGAAGGATATGCAAAGTCTTATACCTTCACTCAGAATGGTGCAACTATTGCTACGGTTGATATTCCAAAGGATATGGTCGTATCAAGTGGTAAAGTGGTTGTCAACCCTGAAGGGCAGGATGAAGGCACATACCTTGAATTGACACTATCTAATGCAACAAGTGACAAAGTTTATATTAATGTTGGTAAGCTTGTAGACATTTACACTGCAAAAGCCAATGCAACTCAGGTTCAGATTGCTATTGATTCTGCAACAAGAGAAGTTAGTGCCACAATTGTTGCTGGTGGTGTAGGTTCAACAGAACTTGCTGACGGTGCAGTTATTACTGCTAAGATTGGTGATGCTCAAGTTACAAAAGCAAAATTAGGCACTGATGTACAAGCTTCTATTGATAAAGCCGATTCTGCAATTCAGTCGGTTGCTACCGGTAAAACAGACGGTACAGTCGCTGTCGATGGCACAGATGTTTTAGTTGCAGGTTTAAAGTCTGCCGCATATGCTGAAACAACGGCTTTTGATGCGGCTGGTGTTGCAGATACAAAAGTAAAAGAACTTGCTGATGGTGCAGTAAAAACAAATACAAGTGATATTTCAACACTAAAAACAAAAGTGGCTGATCTTGAATCTGTTGCTATTGAAGCAATCTCAACAGATGAAATAAATGCTCTATTTACAAAAGTGACTGAATAATTTATTCTCTGATTAATTCAAAGTAATACATATTTCTAAGGGAAGGGTGACGACTCTTCCCTTTTTGTATTGCTTGATACTATATGTTTTTGCAAAAATATATAACTCGTTTTGGAGGAAAGAAAATGGAAGAAAAGAAATTTTTAGATTTAAATGGTTTAAAAATAGTTGTAAATAACATCGAGAACAAGATAGGTGGAAATAAAGGCGAAATATCTTTTACTGATGATACTACTTATGAACCGTTAGAAGAAACGGAGGCAAGTTCGTAATGGCTATGTCTCTTAAGGAAAGCTTAGAAAGCTTAAAAAATCAAACATCTGCATACACTCCGGCGGTAATGATGCTTGAACCAAATACTGAACCAGAGATAACAGTTGATATGGACAATAGAACGATTACTGTTCCGTCTGAATTGCAGACAATAGGTGTAGCCACTGAAAATAATGCCGAAACAGTTTACATTCGTGTTCCGTCTATTACATTTGACGGAATTGATTTAACTGATAAAACTGCCTATATCTATTTTGTAAACGCAGGCAAAGAAGTGAATATTTACAAAGTCACTGATGTTACTGTTGAAGATAATTCGATTAAGCTTGGCTGGACAATTACGAATGATGTCACTCGTTATGCAGGAACAGTGTCGTTTTCAATTGCATTTGAGTTAGATAATTCATACAAATTGACAACTACTCCTGCTACTTTAACGGTTCTTAAAGGATTGGACATTGACCAAACAATTTCAAAGCAAGACACTGCTATTGTATCAGCTCTATATGACAAGGTTAATGCTCTTAATACAAAGGTAGACAATGCCGTAAATTCAATGGATAATTCAGTTGCAACAATCAACTCATTACAGAGTGCTATACAATCGTTGCAGTCGGAATTGAACTATATGAAAGAACACGTTGTTTACGTGATAGATGATATTGAAAATTAGAAAGGAGGAACTTAATGGCTAAAGCAAAATATTTTACACAAAATAATGAAAAAGTATATCCTATATCGCACACCAAAGCAGTATATGATGGTAAGGGTAAAGTCTTAGAGGATAGATTGACTGAAGATGAAACTGCAATTTCAAGCCTACAAACGGACGTAAAAGGCAAAGCCGACAAGACTGATGTAGACAATAAGCTCAGTTCAAATGGGGCTATTTCTGACACTACTGTGGCTTTTACAGAGGCTTCAGCAAGGGAAAATATTGTTTCAAATGAAAAGAGTTCTACTTTATTTGGTAAAGTTCAAAAATGGTTCTCTGATTTAAAAAAAGTTGCTTTTACAGGTAGTTATAACGATTTGATTGATACTCCGTCAAATGCTACGAATGATACTGACGGATTGATGAGCAAGGAAGATAAATCTACAGTAGATTCTTTGGATTCAACTTTTCTAGACACGTCGTCGGCAAAGTACAATTTTTTTAATCTTCTAAAATGGAATTCTTCTAATAATAAAATTATTGAAATTGATAATAGAAGTGTTCCAGTATATTATGGCGGAAATGAAATAGTAAGCTTTAATGATTTGCCAGATCCCGTTAATGAACAATATGATGGATTAATGTTGTCTACTGATAAGATTAAATTAGATGGTATAGACGAAAATGCCAATAATTACTCTCACCCCACTACATCTGGCAATAAACACATACCAAGTGGAGGCTCATCAGGTCAAATATTGAAATGGTCGGCAGATGGCACTGCTATATGGGGAACTGAAAAAACATATAGTAATGCTACTACTTCAAGTTCAGGGTTGATGAGTGCAAGCGACAAAACAGACCTCGATGCTTGTGTAGAAACTTTAAGTGCCGATGCGTCTATGTTTCTTAGTTCCATTAAATCTCCAGCTCCTGCTGAATTTGAATTTGTTGAAACTTTATCATTAAGTAATTTAACTTTAACAGGTGATGTAGTATTTTCCGATACAGGTTTATTTAATGGATATGCTTCATTAACTGAAATCACATCAGGACTTAATGATATTTTTCAAAAGAATATTGATAACGGATTTGATTTTGTTTACTATATGGTACATAATACAAGCAGTAAACGATTTGAATTTTCTGCTACTGACCCATTGTATATATCCAGTAGTCAGGGTGGCAAATGGTATTACGATGGCAATGAAATAGCTACTAAGTCTGATATTCCAAGTACTTCTGATTTTCTTAAAACATCTGGCGGTACTTTATCGGGCAATACAACTTTGACTTCGGGATATGGTTTTTTGTCAAGTTATAGTAACAATCTTAAATTGCTAAGGGTGAATTCAAGTTCAAATTACTTTGGTGAACAAGGTGGAGCTACTGCAATGTATAACTATTTTGGTTATAGAAATAGTGCTAATACAACTACAATAACTAATCATTTTGGTAGTAGTTATAATTCATCTTATAAGACCAATTTAAGCAACTATTACGGAAGATATGCCGCCACAAATTATTTCGGTTCAAGCGCTACAACAAATTATTTTGGGGATAGCTCAACTACATCATATTACAGAGGTAACACTATATACCTTGGTAGCTCAATATCATATCCTGTTTATATGCAAGGTAGTACTTCGTATAGAGTTGTAGGAACAACTACTGGATATAATACTAAAATTCATGTTGGAACATCAATTCCAACATCTGGTTTTAACGTTGGAGATTTCTTCTTCAAAATTCCATCATAATAAAGGAGGTTGATTTTATGGCATACTGGTCAGATTCAGGAGTGAGAGCAACCTCTTTTGCTGGTGGCAGTGGAACATCAAGTAGTCCATACTTGATATCCACACCAGCCCAGCTGGGTTATTTATGTTATTTGATAAACAGTAGTACATCAACGTCATATAAAAGTAAGTATTATAAACTTACAGCCGATTTGAATATGAATGCAAACTACTGGATACCTATTGGATATACATCTACTAGCTATGCATTTACTGGTAATTTTGATGGTGATGGACATACTATATCTTATATAACGATAAATGGGACTTATTCAGGATGCGGGTTATTTGGATATGCGGGTTCATCGGCAACTATTAAAAATTTAAAAATGACGAAGTTAGTTATAACAAATGCAGAGTCGAGTACGCCAACATATGTTGGTTGTATTTTAGGTTATTCTTCCAATACTACGATAAGTAATGTTTACCTTGAGAACCCATGCATATTTGATCATAATACATCTATACACTATGTTGGTGGGATTGTGGGAAGAGTATATCTTTCAACAACAATCTCAGATATTTGGATTGATAATATGCAGATGCAATCAGCAATAACATCAGCTCGTGTTGGAGGTATTACAGGATGGACAGACAGTGCCCCTCTTACAGTAAATCGAGCTAATATAGAACTAGAGGTAAATATGGTATCATCTGGTGGTGCAGACTATTTCGTTGGCGGTGTTGTTGGGTATAATTCTAATACTAGTAGCAATTATACAATAAAATTGACAGATATCAATATTGTCTCATTAAATGTAAGACACAAAACATCGACAAGTTTCATGGGTGGACTTATAGGTAGGTTGTCTTCTAATATAAGTAAATCTAATATAACTATCGATACTATATGTATCAATCAATGTAGCTACACTGACGAGAGTAATGCACATGATGGTGCATTGGTCGGAGGAAGTTATACATGTACAATCACTAAAACAACAAATACAATGTTAATGTATAATACAGATAACTCAAATATTACTAACTACTCAAATGGATTAACTAATGATATTCTAACCAATCACAAATCATTTTCTAGTGGATATAATGAATCTAATGGTTTATGGCTTGATGAAAATGGAAATATTGTTAAAACGTATATGATCGTAGCTTACGAAGATAACTGGGTGTTATACAATACAACACCTATTGTTAAGGTTCCATATGGACCAAGTAGTGCTAAAAAAGTCTATTGTTTACAGTTAGTCGATTGGAATACGTTATATAACTTTGGAAAACCAGATATAGTTGATGGTGTACTAAAGAATATTTATACAACAAGTACTACTTTTAAATTACCTGCTCCAGATGTTTATGCATATCTTGGTATTACTTTAACGGTTACAAGTACAGATGAAAAAACTACATATGTATCCAATGCAGTGCCAGGTACAACTGTTTCAATTAATGGAGATAGAAAAATTAAAGTTAGTGATTTAGATAAAACTAAACTTATATCATATAAGAAAGACAGTTCAACCGTTGTCGAAGTTGAAAATATTTATTATAAAACTAGTTCATCTACAATTAAAATAGTAAATGATTATAAATATAAAAAAGATAGTTCAACTATCGTATAAATAAAAATTTAAGGAGTGATTTAGGTTGCTTATAATTAATGACAAGATTCAAATTAAAGAAAAAAATGAAATCTATGAAAGAGATTATTTCACAAGAGGTTGTAAACGAGTTTGCATTCAAATAGAAATTCCTAAACAAGATGGTGTTACTTATGATACATTAGTAAATGCTTTCTCAGATGGTGCTTCAATTATTAGAAGATTAACTGAAACTAAAATTGAAAGAAGAGAAATTACTAATGAATCTTCAACGACAGAAACAAATGAAACAGTAACTAAATCTGAAGAAGAAAATACTGAAAGTGATACTAAAGATATACCTGAAGTAACTTATGAAGATGTAGAAGTTGAGTATACAAAAGATTATCCATTAACTGATTTTGTAGTAGCCGGTGATATTATTGACAAGAGAGATGGTTCATTTGTTGTTTATATGGGAGTTAAAACAGAGACTGAAATACTTGAGGAACAAAATGCTGAGCTTATGTTAACGCTTGTCGGAGGTGAGGAATAATGTATTACAATATGATACGAAAATATTATCTTGAAGGCTATGGTTATCCAAAGAAGTATTACACCGATGTTGATTTAGATAAGTTTGTAGTAAAAGGTATGATAACTCAACAACAGTCTGATGAGTTAAAAGCAGAAAAAGGAAGTGATAAATAATGGCTGAGACTGTTCAAAAGACAGTGGAGTTCCAAATAGAGGATATGAATGCTGTGATAAATTGTTTGAATGATATTAGTGTTCGTGGGATAGATTGTATTAAATTTGCAAATGTTCTACATATTTTACAAAGCAAAGGTACTATTAAGTAAGACACCAAGGAGGGCTAATGGAAGTAATATCAGAATTACAAAATATAGATTTGACTTCGTGGATTATTGTTGGTTTTATGATAATGGCAATCATTGTAACATTCTATGAGGTCATATGTAAAGTATGTGCCATTTTCAATAAGCCAATAGGAGCAATGAAACAACGAAAGGCTGACCATGCATTGTTAGTTGAGACGGTTCAGGATTTAAAGCAATTACACGAAAAGCACGAAGAAGATACTAAGCAGTCAATTAAGCACGATAAGATTATCAAGGAAGAACTTTCGATGCTTACCAATACTGTCAATAGTATTGCTACCAATCTTGAAGATATGGAGCGAAAAAATAACGAAACCAAAGTTAAGGAATTGAAAGACACTCTTATCAATTATTATAATAAGTATCGTGTAATTGGTGAGTGGTCAAACCTTGAGAAAGAAGCTTTTTGGGAATTATTTGAGGATTACGAATCCAGAGGCGGCAATGGATTTATACACAGTATTGTTGAGCCTGTTATGCGAGAATTAAAGGTAATTGATTAAAATCCAATAATCGAATATAGCACAAACAACACTTGAGGTTGTTTTGAACGTGGAAGCAAGATGTCGGTTCGCTTTCGGTGTCTTGTGGAGTTCTATGGAGGGTTGTGTGATAACCACATAGCGAATAAGTCTTGGACTAAAAGAAAACACACTATAATTTTAGGGTAGAGGAATTAAGTTTCCCCTACCCTATTTTTTACGCCTTTCAAGAGAGTGTGTGATTATTTCTGTAAATTAATTTTTCTATCTTGAATTTACAATATAAGTGCAACAAGTAAAAAAATAATGACTCAAAGGGAAAAATCCAGTATAATAGAATTGCAACGACTAT